TACGAGATGCCGTCGAGTCTCGTGGGCTCGGAGATGTGTATAAGAGACAGGCATGACGTAAGACTCGGCTTCTAAAGCTTTTTCCGCTGCCTTGGTATTTACCTCTTTCTTTACCTGTTGCATACGTTCTTTATTCGCTTGATATTGAGCCTCTTGCTGCTGATTGGCTATAATTTGATTTTGTTCTATCTGTCGTCTCTGCTCTTCTTGCTCATCCTTTGATACAGGTTCTTTTCTGCTTTCGCTTTCTTGGGCAAATGGGTCTAGTAAGGAATTGAGTTCTTTGCCTAACTCGTCTTCGCCTTCAGTCTTTACCATTGCATCATAGCCGAACAGGGACAGGTCTTCTTCCGTTAATCCGGCATCCATATAGTTTATGTCCGGCAGTAATTCACGGACTTTCATGTCATCCCATTCTCCATGAGCATTCTCGGAATTAAGCATGAAGTTCAGTTCAACTTCGGTCTTGTAATCCACATTTACAGCCTCAGCCAAAAGAGTATAATCCTTTTCGGGATAGCCCATAATCTCATCCACGATGGTTACTTTTTGGTTGCCGCCTACGATGGTCATTGTTGGCTTATTGACGGTTATACCGCCAACAACGCCAAATTTTCTTATGGAACGTTTCAATGTAGCTTTCTGCTGCGGTGAAATCTTCCTTGGATTATATGGTGCTATCTGCACTTCGGAGCGTCTGAACTCTTCTTGCTTGCCTGTGAAATAATCTCTTGGTTTCGTCATCTTATCAACTCATTGTTTCTTGCAAAGGTATGAATAATAATTGTTTAAGAGAAATGTTTACTTGCGTGTCTTTTCACTTTGTCTTTTAAGTGAAATAACATATCGAAGTAATATATTAATTGGCTTGCATTTTGGTTAATTTTGCACAAAAAAGATATGGGAGACGTTGGTAATAATGGGGCATATGCTAGGCTGAGAGCACAAGCTACCTCTATGCGGAGAAAAGCCGAGTCGGTTGGTAACAAGCTACAAGCTATAGCTGAAGGTATAGCTAAGAAGTATGGAGCAAGGGTCACTCCTATCAATTACAAGAGTGTTGACTCCATAGTACGCAAGGCTAAGGGCGAGGCTAATGGCATTAAAGACATAAAGGACTCGTACAGAACAACCATCATCGCAGATAAAGGCTCGATTCCAAAAATCATAAAAGACCTTCAAGGCAAATACAAAGGCTTTGAGTTCGTAAGACTCAAGGAACAGAAACTGGATACTGGCTATTCTGGAAACATCATCAATATCCGGAACAAGAAAACCGGACTTATTGGTGAGATACAAGTTAACACCGCCAAGATGATTTACGCCAAAGAGAATTACTCGATAGCCTACAAGCTGTTGGGTGGGAAGACCATGCGAGAAATCTATAAAGAGACCAAGAAACCATCCGGTTGGGGACATGCATTATATGAGCAAAGTAGAACCGCCAAGAGTAACGGAGGTAAGAAGCAAAGGTCGGTATCTATGCAACAAGCTTACTATGCAACATTTCAATAATTAATATATTTAAATTTCAAGTAATAAACATTAATTTGTTTGCAAGTTTAATATCTTTTTTATATCTTTGCATTGTAATAAGGAGATAAAGACTATGAATAATAAAGATAAGAACAAAATCAGCCACCTCCTTAAAAACGGAGAGTCGGTTTATGTTTACTATTGGGAGGATGACATCGTTGTCCGTTATCAATATGTAAATAAAGAACTTATGTGTTACCCTAAAGGTAAAGGACGTAAGCCAAAAGAGTTTAAGTTTAATGAGAACACCTATGCACAAGATGCTCTTGAACTAGGTGAGTTAATAACGAAAGAAGAATATGAAAGATTCTGAAATGATAGAGTTGTGCCTCCGCATTGCTTGTGAGGCGCACAAGGGACAGATTGATAAGGTTGGACTTCCGGTGATATTGCATCCCATCCATGTAGGAGAAATGGGTAATAGCACCGAAGAGATTTGTGTCGGATTTCTCCATGATACGATAGAAGATACGGATATGACCTACGACAAGCTGTTATCACTAGGAGTAAGAAAAGACATTGCCGATAGTGTATGCATTCTAACCCACAAGGAAGGTGTTCCGTATTTCGACTACGTACAATCTATCATCGACTCAAAAGATATGGTTGCAATCCAAGTCAAAATCAATGACCTGCATCACAACCAATCGAGAGCCAAGAAGTACGGATTCCAAAAACAATTTGAAAAATGTACTACTGCGCTTGCGATGATGGGAAAGTTCTTTCCACATGAGGAGGGGCAATACTACCCATCCTTTGAATATATGCCTTAACTAGTACGCTTGCGAGTATAATTCCAACCTAATTCCTTTGCGACTTCACGAAGAGCTTTATTAGTACTAACTACATCAGCTCTGTCCCAAGCAATTGACAACTGCTCTCTACTTATTCTTCCGTGAGTGTAATCGGAACTTGGTTTAGCGACATATGAATTAAAATATTTCATACGCCTATCCTTTATCTTTCTTGCGACATTCACGGCTTGACGTTGCGTACTTATTCCCCAACCATTCTTCGGTCTTTTCATAGAGTATGTATAAGAGCCTGTGATAGCTCTTATCTCTGATGCGTTATTTATGACCGTAGTAGCAATATCTGCACTACTAAAGCTTCTTCCTATCCTACCTGCAATATTGCTATCCAACCCTTCTCCTGGGTGATTATGCGTCAATATCGCATCTTTGTAATTGTAACCACTTGGCAATTTCGTACTTGTAGAAGTACCTCTTGTGGAATGGCTTATCTCTTTTCCATTTTGGTCGAAAGCATAAATACGTTCTGTCTTTAACTTTCTAATCTTAGCTTCTGTGTCGGACAAAGCCATATCCAATCCACGGCTATGTCCGGCATTAATTTGCCTATCCGCTCTTTCGCCTCGTTGAGGTCTGCCTCTATATCCTCTATCTGCCATATATAAATCTCCTTTTTTATTTGCAAAGATACAAAATTTGCAAGGGAGTACCTAAATATCAATGGTTTACAACTTCACTTATCTATATTGTGCAATCATTCTTTATCTTTGTTGTATTTAACCTCAACACCAATCATCGTTTGTTTCACAAAAACAGCCTTGCAAGCCAATAGCTTACCACTTTTGGATAATTCTTTATCCTTGTACCTAATATCATACTTGCCCATATGATAATCGTAGCAAGCATCAATACAGCTCTCTACAAGCTTCTTCTCTGCTTCGAAATATGGCATTTCCTGCTTGCTCACTTTCGCAAGCCACCTACCACCTTGTATTAGGTCGAATATTCTTGAATACCCATCACGCAAGCCATTGCAATATGCGGCATAAAACTGCACTTTATGAAGAGGAACTTTTGTACCTTGTTCCAACAACTTGACAGCCAACGCCCTAGCCTCATCATCTTGGCTCTGCTCTAGTATCTTCATTGCGTGGTTTACAACTCTTCTTTCCGGTTCCGTCATGTTATTTAGAATTTAAGTTTTTCAGAAAGCCCAATCTACCTTCTACTTGTGTAAAGGTATCATCCAACTCATCGTCACTCATAGAGGAATAGAAAGTATAACTGCATGGACGCATAGTAAAGCCATCAATCAAGAAAACTGAAAACCACATAATACGCTTTATACTGCTTTGTTTCAGATTTACTTCTAATGCACCCTGCTCTACTTTTACGACAATATTATTGGTTGATTTAATGCTTAACGCCTTACCTAAAACATCATTATATACTTCATTCATTGTTGTTCTCTTTATGTCCAACATATCTTTTCATTTCACTATAAGCCCTCTTCATAGCTTCAGCCGGAGAAAGATTATACTTTTCCTCAATATCGCTTGTTATATCCGCAAGATGCATCCTAAACAGCTCTTCAATGTAAGTGTCATCTTTCATTCGCTGAATACCCCTTGCGTATATCTTAGCCTTATCCATGCCCCATTCCAATCCCATTTCGTGAATGAATTCATCCAATTGCATAAGGCTTTTCTTTCCGAAGTTTCGAAATTTTACCATTTCAAACTTGGAATATTGTACCAAATCTCCAATAGTATCTATATCGGCTGCCTTTGTCACATTAAGGACACGAACTGGTAAATTACAATTGACTAATCTGATGGAGAACACTGAAGGGGGAACATCTTCAGAATGTTCTTCTTCTTTTTCACCCTCTTGCATTATCAACTGCATTTTTACATTCTTAATTTCTTCTTTCAAGGAATTGTTCTCCTGCTTCAAATCAGCAAGTTCTTCAATCGCATAGTTGAACTTCCGGATAGCCTTAATGACAATCTGGCGCACCCTCTCCCTTGAAAGTCCAAACTCATAGGCTATATTACTAATTCTGTCGCCATTAAAAAATGCTTGCATAATCTTCTTCTCTCGCATTCCACCTTGTGACGTTAACTCCAATAACGTACAAAGTGAACCGCCTATCTTGTCATAGCTGAAAGAAGAAGCGTTCAAGGCATCATGCATTAACATTTGTATCTTTGCATTTACCTTGCGCTCACTCGACAACAGCTCTTTCCGCTCTCTATCAAGCAAGTCTTCTGAAACAGACAACATCTTGTATTTCTCGGAATACTTCTTAACATCATCTGCATTCACCCAAAAGCGTTTGCTGCTCTTATCATTGTAGCCTCCAAGCAACCCCTTGTTAACCCAGTTTGTAATCGTCTGGGGGTCAACACCTAAATAAGCAGCGGCATCATTTCTTGTCATTCTCTCCATACGAACCCCTTTCTTTTATTTTTTTGTTCTTGAAATATTCGCCATAGGCATTAACCAAATCTTTTTCAGTAATACCTCTACTCAAACAATCTTTAGCGAAATCTACCTGTACATTATCATTCCTTTGAACTTTAGTGTATCGTTCAGAATATTCTTTAATTAAGTCGGCAACTACCATATATGCTTTAATTTGGGAAGATTTAAGCATATCTACGCTAACAAAAGTCTTGCATATATTGATACCTCGCCTTTTGTCAATCTTTTGCAGATAAAGCCCCATACTTGTAGCAATAACCTTACTTGTATCATTCTTATAAATAAGTATCGTATAGCCTACTTCTCTTTCGATGTGAGCAAGCACCCTATTAATTGGCATGTTCTCTATTCCCAATGCTCGCTCGGCATATCTCCGCAAGAAATGGGGCGTATAACTGAACTGCTCTGCACTATTCTCTTCGTCCAGCAAGGAAGTAGCACATACGTAATCGTTCGTTTCCTTGCAATAGATAAACATGTCAAAATAGAATTGTCTTATGTTCCCTCTATCTACAAACACGCATACTTTGTACTCGGTAGCGTCTTTCGTCTTGAAATCATAACACTGAGTTGTGTATCGTCCCATTCCCTTACGAAGCTCACGGATGAGTTTCTTTGCTTTTTCGATAGCAAACTTTTCTAGCATAGGCTTATCCTTCTTGAATATCTCAAAAAGTTCACGCCCTGTCATTGAACCTATAATCATTCTCTACCCTCCTCTTTTTCGTTCAATTCGCTAGTGAAAAACCTTTTTAACCCATCATACTGCTTTACCACTTGCTCTAAAGCTTTATTCTTTTCACGTAACTCATCACGCTCTAAGAGTAATTTTCTGTACTTTTCTAACTCACATCTAACTTCTTTCGAGTTAAGCCTCTGTAGTCGATTATTGAGTTCATTAAGCTTGTAGCCTTGTTCACGTGTTTTCTTGCGAAGACGACACAATTCTTCTTGCATTTTGGAATAATTCTCCAAAACCCTAAGAGTTATTCGCTCTTCGGGTATATCCTTATTCATATTATTTTTTCTAGCCTTGCTCATATATCTAAAACTCCTTATCCTTTAAAAATAATACACTCCCAACCAAAACACTACCTTTCCAACCAAGGTGCTTTGCCAGTATTGTTGCCAAAGTATTTATAGGTTTATGTTTGAGAAGTCCTTCTTCATCGCACAATAATATGTTATCATCATCAAGATGAACCAACTCAACATATCCATCAACCAAAGCCTGAGCTTCCTCTAGAGTAATCTTTACTCCATTCTTTGGCTGCACCTCTTTGATGATGCAGCCTACCTCGTATAACTTCATACTCTATAAATTTAAATAAGACATCATATCTTGAACGGCATCCATATCGTGCTCAATGCTCTGCTCATATTTGCTTTTAAGACTTTTATAGCCCTCTAATATCGTAAAGCAATAATGTTTGCCATCAAAGTAAAAAGGCAACTCATTGCAATTCTTTTTGTTTGCCGTGAAATTATAAGGACTCCCATGTTGAAAATCAAACTCGAAAGAATTGTTATCGTCCTTACATCGCTCTACTATCTTACTTCTCCATTCTGCAATATGCGCTTGCATCTTTTTTTTATCGTTAGATGTTTCTAACCATAACGTAGATAACGTAGTCCCCAATATTTCCAACTTGATAACATAAACGTTATTTGTAGCCACTGGTTTCAAAACCTTCAATGCTACATCCAAAGCGTTAGCCAAAGCTCCACTCTTGCAATTATTTGCCCTAAATTGGCTTATTACTTGATATGCTGTATTCTTATCCATAATCTCAAAGTTTTAAATTTCAACACCAAAACTTTCTGCAAATATCTGAAGCATTGTCAGCTCCAAAATAACTTTCTTTGCCTCGTCTTCACTCATACCATAGCATACTGCAAAACGCTGACGTAATATAGCACAATCCATATCGTGACGCTCATTTAAGAAAGCTATCATATTTCTTACTAATTCTTTGCTATTCATTCTCTTAAACAGTTTTTGTGGTGTGTCTCACCATTTTTATTATTTGTACTTTTCAATTGTATTAAAGACATTATCTAAAGCCTCATCGCAATATGCCGTACTAGTTACACATACGCCTCTAGAAATCGCCTTGTAACAATCCCTAAGACCAAGCAAACCACCAATAAGCTTAGATGCATCATAGCAAGTAAACTTATTCAAGTCCAATGCATCAATAGCATTAATACCATTTTCTGTAATAACACCTTTAATATCATTGATGAACTTCTTCTGCTTTTCGGTAATCATCTTCATAACAATTGTGCTAGTTTTTAACGTGCTCGCTCTGCACTATCTTGCAAGAAACTTGTCTTGCGGCAAATCTTCAAGTATCTCTTAAAGACATTGCAAAGATACGAATTTATTTTCTTACTTGCAAACAATTTATTGTTTTTATTTCTTTATTTAACCTTTGTTTGTGCTTTAGAGCGCATTTATTACATACATTAACAATAAAGGCAGACTTTCACAAGCCTGCCAATACATATAAAGAAGATAATACATTATTATATATAAATTAAAAAGAACATTATCTGTTATCATACCTGTAGAGTATTACCCTACTTTGCGGAAACACCTTATATATTCGCTCTAAGTCTTCGGGTGCATTATCTCTTAGCCATGCGAAACAATCCAAATCCAAAGACAAACCGCCTGACGCATTCCCTACCTCTGCATTCTCCGAGCGCAATGCTCTAGAGTACATTATCGGCTTAGGTAAATGTCGATGTTTCATATATTGCAAGATTTGCTTTTGAGTAAAATCAGCAAGAGGATAACAATTTCCACCATGAATGTAATTTTCCTCCTCATAAGATTTTAGCATCAGACTGCGGTTCATCGAGTCTGCTTTCTTCATCCCAAAGAATACGTATTCGATTCCAAAACGTTTCTTCAAGGCTTTCACTACCATTGATAGGTTAAGTACCTTAACCTTTGGATTCGGAACGCAATAAACCCCATAATGAAGATTGTATGTCGTATTCCAATGTGGTATCTGCTCGAACTCTATCTTCGGGTATCTTGCCTTCAGCCAATTTATCCATCGCTGTATATGTTCCAAGTCTTTCACAAGATACATGAATACACAAACTATCCTATCAAACTTATCATACAACAAATCCAAGGTAACAATAGAGTCCTTACCGAGAGACATCATTACGATGCAATCTTTACTTTGTTCCCTTGCCATTTCAATTACCATATTGGCAACATCTATAGGGTTCTTCCTAACAACTAGAGGCTTTATTCGCTTGCGTCCCATATTACAACAATCCTAAAATCTGACTTCCGGAAATACGCATAGAGTTAGCGGCTTCCATGTGCAACATATCACAGAAAATCTGCTTTTGTTCAATACTTTCGAAATCAATGAAAATGAAGTTATCAATATCTTCCTTTCTTTTCTTTCCGACATCAGTACAATGTTGTTTCTGATCCTTGACCTCTTCCTTTGTCATCTTTGGCTTAGCTGCGTGCTCGGCTACAATCTCTTCAGATGTTTTTTCGATGTTGGGTAATTCGGTCATTGGCGTTGAAGTAGTAACTGAAGCTATTGGTTCATTCAAGAAATCCTCACTAAAGTCATCCATGCCGGAATCCTTCAATGATGCTTCCAAATCATCTTGTAACATCTTGATTTGTTCAGTATCTTGTTCCGTGAAGCCAGCAGCCTTGAAGTCTATTTCATCTATACTAAAGTTCTTGGCAACCAAGTTGTAATCTATCGGGTCTTGCGACTTCGCCATAAACAACAATTGCTCTTTCTCGGTCTTTTCGTCAAAATCAACGGCTTCTACCTTGATGTCATAATCTGTTTCGGGAGTACCATCATAACCTTGGATAAGGTCAACGCTCATCACTCGTTTATGCCCATCTATGAGATTTCCTGTTGTTTCATTCCATTGAATACCACCAATAAGACCAACTTTCTTAATATTGGCTTTTTGCTGTTTAATGTCCGCATCGGTATGTACCTTCGGGTTGCAAGGGTTCAAGTTTATTTGAGACCTCTTGATTATCTTTGTTTCACTTCCTTTTTTCATTTCAGTTCCTCCTTATTTTTATCAGCTTTCAACAGAACTATCCTTGCCATTGGGAATACCTTGTATATTTTCTCTAAATCTGCCGGATAAAACTCTTTGAGAAATTTCTGATACTCAATATCCTCAACATCAACTCCTGAACTTTGTTTATTCGTTCCATTTGCTTCTGGGTTCTTTAAACGATGATCAAGAATATAATCCATTATTTCCTTGTTTTTATATGTAGATAAAGGATAGAATTTCTTCGTCTTCCAATTGATAGCTTCCTTTCCATCCGTATAACTTCTAAGCATAAGCCGTCTGTTCAAAGAATCGGATTGTTTAAATCCATAACAAGCCCACTCTACACCAAGTCTCTTCCTGAGTTTTTCGGTTATATCAGCTAAAGTCCATTGTCTTTGCTTAGGATCTTGTTTTATTCCCATATATCCGGTTTTTATATCATAAAATAAGGCATAATGAGGAACTTGAACAAACTCAATGTTCGGGTACTTGGCTTTAGCGTAATTATAGTAACGCATAATATGTTCCAAGTCTTTTACTATATACATGAATACTACTACAACTCTCTTGAACTTCTTGTAGCATAAGTCAAGCAATACGATAGAATCCTTTCCACTCAGAGAATGGAAAAGTAATATACTATCTGTCTCATTGGAAACATCATCAATGATTTCTCTTGCTCTTTTTAGTTCTTGCATACATTATTTTCCTTAAAAACAAGGGGTGAATGAAAGTTAATTCATTCTACCCCTTTTGACTTTTAACCTCTTCTAAGTCTGCGGTTTACACGTTCTGTGACATTGTTAGCTGCGGTACGTGCTGCCAAAGTACGCATAGCACCACCATAAGTAGTTCCCTGTGCGCCTGTGTTTCGGTACTCAACATTTCTGCCACGTTCACGTCTTTCACCAGCCCTAAGACCAGTTGTACGATTTGTTACCGCTCTCCATTGAGAATAACGATAACCTCTTGATGCCTCTGACATAGTTGTAACGTTTTAAGTCCACGAATCATAAACTACTCCCCTTGGGGAATTATCTAGGCTCGGTGGACTTACGCCCACCTACTTTAGAGTCGTTTCTGTCACCTTGTCAACAACAAAGAAGAAAAACAAAGGACGTTCTTTTTCCTTTTTAAGCTCCAATGCTTCGTACATTTCATCCAAATCATGGCTATCATACTTTTCGTGAAGAAAATCAATATCTTCTTTCATAACGATACAAGTATCATTTACCAATACATCACAATCGAGATACCACGAATTGTTATAATCATGGAAGTGGATTGTCTTTACTACACGCAAAGGGTCAACAATACCATCCTCCTGCGCTTTGATAACATCCTCTTCTTCACCATGCTTCTTAAGGAACTCCAAAACATCCTTGTCGAACAAACGACCAATATAATGGTCTGTATAGGCTCGATACTCTACTTTCTTCTTTCCTTCAAGAATCTCCTTGGCATTCTTTCTTGTCATAATCAAGTTAAGAACCTCAATAGCCTTGGCTGGCTTGAAATCGGGATACTTCTCTTTAAATGCGCTTACCTGTGCATCAAAATCTTCTTTGTTATTACTCATAATTAATTATTTCAAGGAACGCAATGCAAAGATAGCATAATTCTTTCATCCTAACAAATGCGTTCGGGTTATTAAACTCACTTTTGGCTAATTGTGAAATACTATTTCTTTCCGCCAAACTTCTCTTCAAACGACTTTCTAACTTCTTCAAACTCGCTGTCATCAATAACATGTGGGTCAAAATTTTCTTCTTTCTTCATATTCATATCTCCTATATGTTTTAGATAATCATTCTTAATCTTTCTCCAGCAATGCTCGCATCTTGAAGACTTCGTGAACTCTGTCGGCTCGCAAGGGTCAACATCTTTCAAAGAATCAAACTCATGTGGCAGTACCTTAAACACGTTCTCAAAATGTTCTTTATTGTATCTTAAAGCTTCGTCACGATAACGAAACCAAGTACAACATTCTTGAATGCTTGTGTTCTTGCTGAAAATCAAATATGCTTTATTCATAATCCGATACAGTTGTTTCGGTGTGTCTCACCTTTTTATATTACGTTGCAAAGATAAGAATAACACCTTAATTTTGCAAGTTTTTTAATGCTTTTATTTCTGTATTTAAACATATTTCATATATCGAAAGAACTTTTAATCCTTCATTACCTCAAAATGGGCATCCATAGCCTCAACAATATTACATAACGTATCAATATCGGCATTAAAACGCCCCATCTCAATATTACGAATGTTGTTAGGCTTATAACCGGACTTTTCTGCCAGCTCCTCCAATGTTATACCACTAAGTTCTCTAACCTCTTTAATCTTCTGCCCCATTATATAGCGATAGAGATTTCGATTACGATGTTTCTTGTCATCATCGGGGTTTCTTCTTTGCTCTAAATAAGCAATTTCAAAGTTCCTTACCTTCAGACAATTAACCATGTTACCAAATATCTTATGCTTAGGGGGAAGAGGAAAGCCATCGGCATCCTCTTTTACAAGTTCTATTTCGCCACCCTCGGTAGCCTGTATGTACTGAGCGAAGCGCACCGCATCATCGTAGTACATTTCCGTAAATCTTTGTATCATATTTTAAGAATTTTCTGCAAAGGTACACAAAATAACTCACATTTGGTCAAACTTGAAACATGCAAATAGGTTTTATTTGGTATTTTTAAGACTTTGCTGTATTTTTGCACAATAGGAATAAAAAATAATTTAAATCATATAATATATGTGGGTATATAGCGAAAAACAAAAGACGTGGGTCAACCTTGAACAAGTTCAGCGAATAGCTAGCGATGGGCAAGGTGGGTATCTGTTAATCAGTCAAGATGGCAAGAAAACATCCATCGACCAAACTTGGTATGACAAGGCTATGCGTTGGGTTGACCCTGACTGGTGGGAGAAACACCCTAATGGTGGTAAGGATTCCTTGAACTTCGAAGATGCTCTGAAGGCTATTATGAAAGCTACAGGTGCAAAAATGGACAAAAAGGATAATGATAAGAAAGAGGGGGAAGAATAGGCCACCCCCTTTCTTCAAAATTCAAACATCGTTCTTTGCCTCTCCTATCATTTTCATAACATATTCCACTACCTTTTCATTTGCCTTATTGATATTCGTAAAGTCCTTTTGAATGTAAATATCAGTAACATCTAATTGCGAAACGTGATTGAGGGCTTCGTGAATGGTATACTTATCAATACCTAGTTTATTTCTTGCTATAGATGCCCAAGTATGACGGGCTGAATAGAAATCGAAACGAGGAATACCCAGTTCGTCAGCTATGAAATGCAATCCCTTATTTATATGCTTATTGAAATTGGCTGCATTGCTATATTTCTGATAGAAATCAAAGACCCTTGTTGTTCCCTTATGTTTCCGGAACAAAGGTTTGATGATGTCAGGTACGACAATTTCTATGTGGGCATTATCATTTCTCCTATCTCTAGTTTTAGCTCTATCGTAGGCAAGTACGCCCTTATTATAGCTGACACATTCATATATATCAACAGAATTCATTCCCATCAGAAAGAACGAGAGTACATAACAATCCCTTGCCATACCTACACGTCTAGTCCCCTTGAAATTAAATACTCTTACAAGGTTCTCTTCACTGATTACCCTATCTTTTGTCTGTGGAATATCCCTCGGAACGGTGAATTTATCAAAAGGATTACTTCGGATAATATCATTTCCATTCGTATTATATTCTTTGATAGCTTCGTTGAAGATATGCCGCATATTGCCCAAGTATAAGGATTGTGCCCTAGGATGACCATCTAGGAATTTCTTATATCCGTTAAGGAATCTGTAGTCTATGAGAGAAAACGGCAGCTTACGGCAACCATTATAGCGTGCAAGGGAATTGAGCATAATCAGATAATTCTTCTTTCCCTTATTATCGGATTTCTCAACCCAATCTTCGGTAAAGGAAAAGAAGTCTAAATCCTCTGTCTTTTTGCCTATATCAATCAAATGTTCACATATCCAATCAATATCCACATCTTTACCTAGCAAGTCTACCTCTAAGTCATAGAGTGCATCCTTCATAATATTCATTTTATCTTCAATCGTCTTCAATATCTTACGTGAAGAAATCTTTCCGGCTCTAGACAAGTCTGAGTCGGAAACAACTATATTGGTAGGAAATCTTTTTCTCTGTCCCTTATGAGAAAGAACAATAGACACCTTTCTTGTTTTGTCTTGCTTTGGTTTTCCAAGCTCGTATGTTATTGTAGCCATAATATTTTTCCTTTAAATTTACAATATTTTGCGGCAATTTTGCGGAAAATGCGGCAATTTTGCGACAATTTTACACTTTACTTGTAGTACTTAGAGCCTACTTGTGAAGTTTTAAAATCTTCTAATAAATCGTTTCTGTTTCATAAGCAAAAATTCATTTTACGTCCATAAACACCTATTTCATAGCCATTTATAAAGAAAAATGGTGAAACAACCTATACGATTATTTCACCATTTCTTGTTTATTTTTATCGTGATTCCGTTGGGGTTCGAACCCAAGACCCACAGCTTAGAAGGCTGTTATACGGAACACCAATAAAATGCCTAAACAATAGCAACTTACGCTATAGGCGAATAATCATTTTGCGGCAGTTTTGCGACATTTTATGCAAGCCTACTCCACAGAACATACAAATATACTTTACATTATCATTTCCTTTTCTGCTGATATTCCACAACTAAGAGCTGCTTTACATCTGCTAAATCCAACTCTAAATCACGATAGGTAGGATTAAAGGAACGCAATATAAGCTTTCCATTATCCATATCCAAGTCAATGATACGCTTCAATAGAATACCTTCTTTATGAACTATGATATATTCCTTTCCGTCTATATGAAGTCCATTGCTCTTTACCATGTAGTCAGGGCAGACTTTACATATAACGATGTCTCCATTCTGATAAGCTCTAGACGAGCCATCATCCATAGAATCACCGCTTACCTCGAATGCTACGTACTTTTCTTTATCTTCCTTTACAATAGGGATTGTTGGGAGCGATGATATATATACATCATCTGCATATCCGCTGAGATAACCAGCATAAGCCATCTGTGGAACAAGAGGAACAAAGCTGACGCTTGAATTGATATTCGATTTGATGTCATCGTTAAACATCTTTCCTTCTCCGGTCTTAAGCCAATTCAGATTTAGCTGAGGGTAAGCCAAAGAGATATTCTTCAAGAAAGTCTCGCTAGGCATATCCGGCAATCTGCTAATTGCACTGGTATAGCTCTTACATTTTCGCAAGAAGAATGTAGTACTAATTCCCATCTCTGTACAGAATGGCGCTATTCTGCTTTTGTAGTTGTTGAATTTCTCAATATTAGCCTCCGGCTGCAACATTTCGCCAGCTCCATTAGCTAGCCAATCCATATTAAGATCTGGGAATTTAGAATTCACTCTATAAGATACTCTTGCCGTGAATACACCATTCTTCCCTATGATAGGAAAGTTAGAGGCCACGTCAGCTTTGTCGCAAAATTCTCGTTTGGTAATTCCTTTATATTTAAGATACTCACGCAGTCTAGTCTTTGCGTTTTCGTTTTCGCTTACCTTTATAGGTGAAGAGATGAACATTTCCCCCATTCCCGTCCTAATATAACTTGGATTTACCTGCGGAAATTTTCTCGTTATAGCTTGCAAGCTTTTGGAAGATACACGATTAGTTATACGGCTGACGAAGCCATGTCCTAAGCCAACGGTATCCTCGAATTTTTCATTTGAAGTGTAACCCAAAGCAATGATTACAGCCTTCAGTCTTTCGTATGCACTATTCATAACCTAAAATTTAATACGCAGTAAGCGCATGTGTAACTTAATTTATGTAAACATTTAGAGCTTAAAGATAATAAAGGTTAATATAGTATATTTAAGCACTATTTTATTTGCATGTTTGCAATACTTTTCTTATCTTTGCACTCGAAAACATTAAATATGTTGCAAATATACATAAATATATCGTAACTTGCAAGAAATTTAATATATTTTTTGTAATATTACATAAAAAGGTGAGACACACCATAAAAACTGTAGAAAGAATATGTCATTAAGCGAGATTAAGCAATTAGTATCAGTCGCATTTCAAGCGGGACGGATGGATGCCCAATTTGAAATGGGGTTGCGTTCCGACAGGATACGCAGAAAGGATGCCGAATGCTATCTCGCATCAAAAGGATTCGAAAAGCAGATGATTGACAAATGGGTCAAGAATAGGTTAATGAAAGAATATGTAGGTGATAGTAAGAACTCACCTAGATATTATTCTCTCAAAGAAATCAATGAACTTGTTGTTTCTTGTCAGATAAAGAAAATGATTATTTAAAATATACGACTATGGCAGAGAATAAGGCAGCGAAGCCTGTAGAAGGGCAGAGCGAAGAAATTAAGGATTATGAGTTTCGCCTCCTTGATGCGGATGAGATAGAAGTCCGTGTCGGTCAAGGTGGTAATCAGAAGTCACCGGACTGGTGTTCCTTGTTGCTTTACAAGGACGCAAGATGTGACATGAGACGATTAGATGAGAAGTTCGGCATCTATGGTTGGAAACGTAAACATGAGCTTATCGGTCAGAACCTCTTTTGTACGGTTTCCGTTTATAAAGAAGGCATCGGTTGGATAGATAAGCAAGATGTTGGTACGCCAAGTAACACTGAAGCCGTTAAAGGTCAAGCAAGTGATTCTTTCAAGCGTGCATGCTCTTGTTTAGGTATCGGTCGAGAATTGTATACTGCTCCCAAAAAGATATTCATCAACCTCAACCGAAAAACCGAATATTCTCAAAGCGGAAAGTTGAAGACAATTTTCCATGTAGGATATGTAGGTTATACAAACAGATGTATTGCCAAACTTATTATTCAAGATGAGAATAACATTGTGCGTTGGTATTGCGGCATGACAGAACAAGAAGTTCTTGAATGGATGAATGAGCAGAAAGAAGTATATGGTTACTCTGAACCAGCCCCAAAGAGCGAGGAAGAAAAAGACGAAAATCTTAATGAGCAAAAACAATATGCTTATCCACAATTGCAACAGGCTCAAATTTGGGAGGACGTAGATAGAGTTTGGAACGGATTCCCAGACCTTCAGAAGTCCGAAGAGTTTAAACGCAAATGTGCATTACGAAAGATGGAACTCGCACAGAGCAAGAAGGATTTAAAAGCAGTTTATGATGCTTATCCCGAATATCAAAAGAATGCAGAGTTCTTAGCTAAGTTGACACAATTTAAATCAAGATTAGTATGATACAATTGAATAACAGTGGAGTTCTTTATGAGGACTCCACACATCAATACTTTTATGATGGTCGTGAATTAAGTGGCATTACAGGTATGCTTCATCAGTATGTATTTCCCAATATGTACTCTAACGTAAGCGAAGAGGTATTGAAGAAAGCTGCCGAAAAAGGCACTATTATCCATGAGCAGGTAGAGTTGTTTGCTTCATTGGGTATTGAGCCAGCCTCAGAGAGTGTCAAGGATTTTGTCGCTTATATCAAGAAGAATGGATATGAGATTATAGGTAGCGAATATGTCCTTCGAATCGGAGAAGACCATGCAAGTGCAATCGACTTGGTGATGCACAAGGATGATGCACCAGACGATGAGGTTGAGATTTGGGATATTAAGGGTACTTATTCCGTTAATAAGGAGTATGTGCGTTGGCAGAACTCGATGTATAAGTTCGGTTTCGAAACATTGAATCCTCATCTGAAGGTTACACGTATATGTTGTATGTGGTTGCGTGATGACGAGAAGCGTGGAACAATCTGTAAACTCATCCCATTAGGCAAGCCAAGACCTGCTAGTGATGTTAAAGAATTGTTCCGATGCGAGAAAGAAGGTCGTTTGTATAATGATGATACAAAAACACCTTATTACATTATAGATAACGAAATCGCACTCAGGGACGTTCAAGAGCGCATTGCTAAATTGCAAGAACAGGAAAAGGAGTTGAAGGCAGCTATCTTTGATGGTATGTCAAATGACAACCTCACATCTTATAAAACTTCAATTTACACTTATTCCTTGAAGTCTGCTTCTGAGAGGGTTACGTTAGATACGAAGGCTTTTGATGCGGATGACGAAGAAGCTTACAACCATCTATTGAAAAAGTATAAAAAGGTAACTAAGGTAAAGCCTAGTTTGACCTTGAACAGAGTTGGATAATTTATTGTTTTATTAAATATTTTAAGTTATGGCTAATAGTTATAAAGGTAAGATTGTTGCTATCGAAGGCATTCAGTCTATTCAGAGACAAGGTAAAGAACCATTTGAAAAGAGACGTTTGATGCTTGATGCAACACGTTTCGATGGTTTGACAGGTGAACGTGGCTACGAAAAGCGCATCATCTTTGAATTCAGTGGTAAGAATGTACATGTACCGGATGGTTTTAATGTCGGGGATATTGCTGAAGTATTCTTTGACGTTGAATCATATCAAGGAACAAAGAAGGATGGCACAACAGACTGGTTTACATCTGTTCGTGGCTACAAGATGCAAAAGATTGAAGCACAGAACAATGCGCCACAAGGTGGCATGCAAGCTGCTGCTAATAATCCTTTTCCACCACAAGCTCCAGCCGCAGGTTCAGCACCAATTCCACCAGCACAGCCGAGTGGCACTAACACATCTGATGCGCCATTTTAAACTTATTATGGTGGAGAATTAATTTTCTCCACCTTTCATTAAAGAAAGATGGTATATAATATGTTGAATCCGGTCGAGCTTGAAAAGTTCGAGGAACGAACCAGGGCTATGATAACCAAAGCCAAGAAACTACAAGGTGATTATTATAATGAGAAGTTCTTTGTTGTTGACCTTAAAGAGAGGCAACAATCTAGGACAATCCAGCAGAATGCTTATCTGTGGGTAACAATCACTTACGTAGCTATCGAAGAAGGATATACTAAGGACTATATCGAACAAGAGTTCAAACGTGTAAATAAGGATGTTTTTCTTAGGGAGCGTGAGAATAAACAAGGCAAGGCCTTCCAATATTGGAGGCACATACCAGACCTTGACAAAGAAGAAATGTCTTTATGTATAGACCGATGGCTTCATCATTGCTCTATGGAAAGAGGATTATACATACCTACTCCACAAGACCATGCTTATATGGTATGGCAGACGCAGGTGGAGAGGCAAGCAGAATTAAATAAAGAGTTTTTATAGGATGCTTGGTGTCGTAGCTCAGTTGGATAGAGCAAATGTTTCCTAAACATTAGGTCGTGAGTTCAAGCCTCACCGATACCACATTCTCTAACATAAAAAGAAAGAATATGAAATCATTAACAGGAAAGTATTTTATCGTAGGTGTTCGTTATGAGAAAACTCTAGAAGACGGAACGAACGCTAAAACTACAGAGCAATATGTTGTAGATGCCTTGTCATGGTCAGAATGCGAGGCTAAGACTACAGAAGAAATGGCGGTATACACAAATGGTGATATGGAGATTGTCACTATGAAGAAAGCAGGTTTCTCTGAGTTGTTCCTTTCAGAGGTAGATAGTGAGGATAAATACTACGATTGCAGTATTAACATGATTACTATTGACGAAAAATCTGGCAAGGAGAGGAAGGCCAAGGTTCGTTATCTTGTGCAGGGTGATACCATTGAGAAGGCTCGTAAGAATGTAGATGAGATTATGGGTAAGACTATGATTGATTACAATATTACAAGCCTTAAGGAAACATCAATCATGGATGTTTTCTTGCATATGGGTAAACCAAAGGAGTAAGGCTTTTCATTTTTCTTATTATTTAATTAGTTTGAAATCCCCCTATGGGGTGGTGCTGCTTAGTTCAATGGTAGAACGTCCGCCCAAATCGGAAAAAGGTTGTGGGTTCGACCCCCACAGCAGCAACTATGATTTTTGGTTTGATAAAGGATAAAGATTATGGGATATTATGATAGATTTAACAAAGGAGGAAAGAAGCCTAAACACCAAAGGAGCGAGAAGCAAAAGTGGGTTGACAAGCTAGATAGGCTTATGTCGGTTTATATCCGCATGAGAGACTCTAGAGAGTTTCACTACAAGTACTTCAGATGTATCAGTTGTGGACGAATATTGCCAATCGACCAAGCCGACAATGGGCATTATTGCGGACGAACTCATATGAGTTTGCGCTTTGATACACGTAATCAGAATGCGGAATGCAAACGATGCAACAGATTCTCTTCTGACCATCTTATCGGTTATAGAAAGAATTTAGTAATGAAGCTTGGAAGATTGGCTTATTTGCAAAAGCATCCTCACGTTCCTTTAGATATGGAAGAAGTAAAGCGGCTCGGAGAACAACAAGTCGATTTACTGGAAGTAATGAAGCATCAAGCAAAGAATTGGTCGGTGTTTGAATTACAGGAACTCTATAAATACTATGCGGCTCTAATTCTGAAAATGAATGAAGAAAAAGGCAATTAATAAGGTTTAAATAATGTTATAGTCGCAATTATAGACACTAATTTATTTGCATTATTAAATTATTCTTCGTACCTTTGCAATCGTCTTGGTGAGACACACCATAAAAACTGTAAGGTCATTTTTCTATTGGCTTTTGTTATGCATAAGACTTGTGTATTCCTATATAGTAACAAAAGTGATTTCATATTATTTGTGAAATGAAGTTTAAATTAAGACCATATCAAGAAGAAGCAAGCAAGAAGGCAGTTGAGTTTTTCTTGGATGAAAAGAAAAATTGGAACGCTCTGGAAGTGCTCCCTACTGCATCGGGCAAATCATTGATTTTGGCAGATATAGCTGCTAGGCTCAAGGATAAAGTGCTTGTGTTCTCTCCTACTAAGGAAATTTTGGAACAAAACTACAAGAAGTATTGTTCTTATGGATTTGATAATGCCAGCATCTATTCCGCTAGCTTTAAATCAAAAGAAATCAGCGATGTTACTTTTGCTACAATTGGTAGCGTGAAAGGACATCCCGAATTATTTACTGACTTCAAATACATATTGATTGATGAGGTTCATTTAGTGAAACCTGAATCCGGCATGTATAAGGAGTTTCTTGATAAACTAAAGAGCAAGGTCATAGGTCTAACCGCAACACCATTCCGTCTGTATTCCTATCAGAACTATGGTAGCATACTGAAGTTTCTGACAAGAAGTAGAGACAAGATTTTCAAGGAGCTTATCTACTATGTTCAAGTTGAGGATATGGCAAAAAACGGATATATCTGTCTTCCGAACTATTACACATGCCCACCACCACAATGGAACTAAGGAAACTTGCAGCTCAATTCAACTTGCCGTGATTACACTGACCAAAGTGTCAAACAAGAATATGAACGTGTAGATTTGTACGGATGGCTAGTTAATGTTGTCAAAAGATTGCTTAATCCGAAGCGAGGTGGACAACGTAAAGGTATCTTGGTTTTTACTAAGTTCGTTAAAGAAGCTCAGATGCTGACCTATTCCATACCTAATTGCGAAATGGTCTGCGGAGAGACACCACCTAAAGAGCGTGAGGCTATCATCGAGCGATTCCGCAATGGGCAGACTAAGGTATTGGTAAATAGCCAAATCTTGGTCGTAGGCTTTGATTATCCGGAGTTAGATACTGTAGTGTATGCAAAGCCAACACGTTCATTAGCGCAATATTATCAAGTCGTAGGAAGACTTCTTAGACTATCAAAAGGGAAACAACCTTGGTTTGTTGACCTCTGTGGTACTTATGAGAGGTTCGGAAAAGTTGAAGACTTGAAATTGCTAGACCAAAACGGCAAAGGAAAGTGGGTAATAATGAGTGGAAATAAACAATTAACAAATGCATTTTTTTAAGATATGGTAGTAAAATTAGACGAAAAAGCATGTAGCTTGGATGCAGATGAATTGGTCGCTTTCGTCCGTCTGTCATTTAATGCTGACAAAGACGGATATGTATATGGGAGCAACAAGGAATTATCGAATAAGATAGGTATGTCGGTAGCAAAGACAAAAAAAGCTATTGATGGGCTATTTGAGAAACAAATGTTATCTATCGGAAACGGAAAAGTCTTTATTTGGAAGCATGAAGACAACATAGAATTTGCTGAAGGCGAAGAATCTAAACCACACAAGAATGAACCTGAACGAATAGCATTGAATAACGTCCCTAGTGTACAACAAGTGGATGATAAAGCAAAAAAGGTTTGCGAATATTTCAATAAGGTTATCGCTGGAAGAGGAATGCCTCTAGTTCATGCCCTGACATCGAAGAGAAAGTCAATGATTAATTCACGGCTTAAAGAATATGGGAGTGAGCAGATGAAGTTGATGATTGACAAGGCGGCAGCATCTTCATTCCTTAATGGTAGTAATGGATGGATGGCGAGTTTTGATTGGATTATGAGACCAAATAATTTTGTTAAAGTATTGGAAGGAAATTATGATGATAGAAAGCAAGGGACTAATAAAGACGCAGAGCAAGGCTATTACCAAGAATCAGCCGACCTCGTGCAGCGTCTCAATCAACAGAGAAAAGCAACGAATATTCAATGAGTACGGAACATTCGATAACGTTCTAATGTCTTTCTCTCCATCAAGCCAAGTAGGTAGTAAGATGCCAATCGGGAAAGCTTTTAAAAGCAACGCACCAACACTTACCTATCTTGACTTGTGTTATGGAGAAGGAAGTGCAATAACATGGCTTGTAGCATGGGTTTCTGATGTCTATGGTATTTGTGGCTTTGTAAATAATGAGGCTACTGACAATATCAAGATAATGACTGCAAATGCTATAAAGGATGAGTATTATTTCCTTAATCTGAACGAGCTGATTACTTTCTTCAAGATGTTTATTGCCGGAAAGTTTGAGAAATTCTACAAGAAGCCAAATCCGCAAGTTATAACAAAGAGCTTGAATACTTTCTGTTCCCATCGTATAGATGCCATAAAAGCAGTAGAGGCAAATATACAGAAAGAGAAAGAGGCTAAAGAAGATGAGGCTATCAAGCAAAATGCCATCACTTATGAAGAATGGGCGGCAAGAAAAAAAGCTAAGGGCGAGGAAGTTAATATAGAACTTATCGAAGACGAGAAAGGCAACAAGATTTTTCGGGTAAAAGCTTCTAAAGCTGATGTTAGATTAGACTCAGCTTATATGATAGTCAAGAATACAACAAATGCAGATTTTAAGGCTATATGCAAGCTAAGAGAATGTTTCGTTAAGAAATATGGTATAGACCCATACGACTTGATTAAAAGTTTAGGGAATAAAAAACTTAGAGAATATGAAGAAAGAAGAAATTGTCAAGGCAATCATTAAGAACCTTAGAGATGTAAATGGCAAAAAGTTCCGCAAGGATGATGTTCAAGCCATTGTGAATTATTTCATAGACCTCACAAAGCAATCGTTGCGCAACAGAGACCGTGTTATGATACGCAGCTTTGGAACATTTGTGGTACGACATAAAAATCCCAAGCAAATTAATTGCGTGCGAACAGGAGAGAAAACGATGACAAGGGAGAAAGACCATGTGGCTTTCATTCCTTCTAATGATTTTGACTTAGATTCAATAGTATAAAATGGAGATAGCAGAAATAGAACAGATTATAGAGGCTTGCAACTTTGATGTTGCTAGCCAGACCCAAAGAGCAGAAACATTCAACGTAATTGACGCTATTGTAGAAATGCGCAAATACGAAGGTCGTTTCAACGCCAAACGTTGGGAATATGAAAATGTTAATGGACGTGGTACGATAGAAATATATTCTAAACTCGTTGCCGGAACTCTAGAGGACAAATTAGCAGAGTTTGCTATTATATTATTCTCAATGGCCAATAAGTACAAGATGAATGTCAAATCGTTGAGGCTAGACCCAGATTCAATGAGAGACCGTTCCTTTGAAGACTTGATGATGTCTATGCTGAAGATTGAAATGACACATTACCGAGTGTTCAAGAAGATAATAATCTTGATTGGCATGCTTTGCGGATATTGCATGATGAATGGTATTGATTTGTTGTGGTTCGTTAACAAAAGACTTTTGATAAACATTAAATAGGCTAAAATATGAAGAAGTTAAAGTTAGTTTTTACGAGTACGGATTTCGCATCTTATACGAAGAGTACTATGGGTATGTTATGCAAGGTTCTTTTACGAATTCCTTACCTTGTGCTTGTAGGCATAGTTAGTACAACATGTTGGCTTGCTAAATGTATTGTAAGGTTCAGTAAGGAGAATACAAAGGCAGCAGTAATAATAGGCTTTGCCATCTGCTTTATGGCTATGTTTGTTGAGTTTATCTATTTTAAAATTCAACTAGCAAAGAGTTCGTACCAAACAAGTGAGCTTATAAAGCGGAACTATGAGCTGGAGCAGACCGACAGATACGATATAGGCTTCCATGATGCAATGGCAAAGAACAGAGAAATGCTTACACAAAAGATTGAACCATGACAAACGAATTCAATGATGCGTTTACGAGAGCACAAGCTTTGCAGAGGAGGTTTAACCCAGATTACATGAACTCCTTTTCGATAGTTATTAAATATGATAGCTATTACGAGGAATACATGGAGATTGAATTGAGAACAGATAATGATAAGTTCTTTATTTCTACATTGACATGCGTTTACGAAGAGGATTATACTCTAAGATTAAACGAATTAGAAAAAACAATAGATAAATTATTAACAGATGAAGACAATGAATAAAAAAGTTATTTTTGTAAGCCTGTTGGATATTATAAGTATTCCATCGGGTAACGAGCATCCTGTAGATATTACGGATTTTCAGCTAAAGCACGATTTCTTTAGAGCGTTGCAAGCTGATAATAATATAGTCCGTGTCAACATCTTAGGATATGACAAGAACCAAGTAATGTATTCAAGCGATATAACATTCAAGAAAATGGTATCGGTTATTTCATACGAAATTGCTATGTATACAGTTAATGCGGTAGTTCCATATTGCTCTACTGATAATATTGATGATACTTTTGTTGATGCTGCAAAAAGCACCGAGAGTATAGAGTTTCTCAAAGACAAATCTAATTGGCTGATTATTGGGAACGATGATCTTGCTGATAAATTTGGGGTTGACAATATAACAATGGAGAATTTCGTCAATGGAGGACTTAGAGAATATTCTGAAGGAGCTAAGGCAACAGAAAAGAGATAAACATATTAAACCGGAAATCTTGACCTTAGCAACCATAAAGAATAGGTACGGAAAAGACCCGTTACCTGAGTTGCGCAATTTATGGGCAAAAGGACTGGTTAAGAATTGTAGAACTTTAAATGATTTAGGCTTTATATACAATGGATAAGGAGTTAATAAAAAAGTTAGTTGCACAAGGCAAGGCTTATGTACTTGACTTGCGAGGTGGTAGTGTTCCTTATAAGGAAGGTAATGCAGCGGCAGTTGATTTTTACTGCCCACAAGATGTAGTATTGAATATGCCTTGGGTGAAAATGGGTAGAGGTCACATCAACCTACATTTAGGAATTGAACTTCCTAAAGATGTTGGCTTGGATATTCGTTCACGTTCCGGCTTTACCGACAAAGGTATGCAAGTTGATGTGGCCTTTATTGGCAAGAACGAAACACAAGTTGGTTACATGACTAATGTTAGAGCGGATATTGATATTTGTCTAGGTCTGGTCGATGAAGACTATAGGGACGATATTGGTGCGCTTTATAGAGTTAATTCCGACCGTTATATGCCGACAAAGGATAGCAAATTTAAACTAGATTCAGATTACGAATATTATGTTTTCGTAGTCAAGAAAGGTACTCGTATTTGCCAGGGTGCATTCCGTAAGGTAGAAAATCCAGATTGCATACTTGGAGAGTTGAATATGGAAAATAATCGTGGAGGAGGATACGGACATGGTGGAACAAAATAACAATGGGTGTTACGAATATGCTAACAAGTATATCTTTGTGATTAAGCGTTTGGCAGACATGATTGAATGCAAGGATAATGCCGCTTTCGTATCATCTCTAAGGGAGGACTTCGGAAAGCTCGGATTATTTTCAAGCGCAGCCAATTTCCTTCGTCTTATGTATGAGATACGAGCATCTTCTGAAGACAAAGAAACCTTACGAAGCCATATCAGTGTAATGGCGATGGAAGCCTTGCTTACGCTCTCTTGGTATATTGTTTCAGATTATAACGACATCATCGAGTCGCAAATCGAATTGTTCAAAACCAAAAATAAGCGGTATGGAAACGCATTTTCTGAATGTTTTGCTAAAGATGGTTATCCGTATGCATTCGGTCATTTGCAAGAGAAGATTAATCGTATTTGCTCTTTGCTGACTTTGAACGAGGATGCTAAAGAAGAGCCTGTCCTAGACAGCTATAAAGATTTATTGGGGTATTGTATTTTAACGCTTATCGAAATAAAATGAGATACCGAATAACAAGAATAGAAAAAGTTATCAATGGGCAGAGTTCGTTTGAACACTGCTCGTTGGTAGTTTCCGACATAGAAATGTTTAGAAAACAAATAGATGCAGACGAGGTTAACTTCGTCTATGAAATGTTGAACTAAAAACAGAAAAGAATGAAAGAACCAGACATTGAAATGAATCTAAAGAAAATCATGGAACGCATAAAATGGATTAGAGAAACTAAGGCCATCTTATCCAAGGAAGAAATAAGTCTTTCCATTCCATTGATGCAAGATTTATCGCAAGTAGGCAATATTTACGATAAGTTTATGAGCTATCATGCCGGACGAAATTCCACAATGGTACGCAAGCAATTTATCTTTGTTATTCTTTATCTTTATTCTCCTAGTGCCCTTGGCGGTTCTAAGATGAGAAGAGGGTTAAGAGAAAAAATCGCTAAGGTTTTGGGGTGTACATGTTCTAATGTAAGCCATGATTACAAAAACATCAGTTTCTATTATGTTACTTACCGAAGTTTCCGTAATGACGTGAATGAGATATTGGATAAGCTATTAATAGATTTGGGTTTAAAAGAGATAGGGGAAGAATAACTTCCCCTACCCTTTTTAAAGCAATCGCAACTCTTGTTTAATACCAAGCTTTTTTGACTCTTTATTAAAAAACTCTAATTTACGTTTTACTTTATCTTTAAATTCCTCGAACAATGCAATTAGAGCCTCTTGCTCGGTATCAAAAAGTGATTCCTCTCTAATTGTATGCTGTTTAGTTCGTTCACAATAGTCGGGCTTGTATCTATAATCTATCCACCAACCCGAAGAATTAAATTCATTCCCCTCGAACCAAGATACGTTGCAGCATCCCTTTACTATACAGCGTTGTGGGGCTTCAAACCATCCATCAATATACCAAGCAATATCACCATTCTTATATTTTGGAATGGGTCTTTCCTCTTTATTTGTATATTTATATTTTTCCATATTGCTAATGTGTTACAACTTCCAAATACTTTAACTTTGCGAATCGGTATGATACATATACCTTATCTACATTCACATCTGTATTAAAGACAAGAATACATCCTTTGTCATCATAAAACCCAAGGATGATATACTTTTCCTCTACATACCCTGCAACGTATGCACCAATATCATTACCTTTATAAAAAACAGGCTCCCCACGATACGCATTGAAAAATTCCTCGTTTGTCATAACGCCATATTATTTTAGTTCATCAAAATCAAACCACTCAATCTTATCGTAGCACTCATACAGAACTTCGATACGCTGTGTTCCGTCTCCTCTTGTGACAACCCATATATCGTCACTCATTGCTCCATAATGAAGAGCCGTAGGATTTACGCCACCTCCACTATATCGGAACATTACCCACTTTTTTAATGGTGGCTTCTCTTCCTTTAGGTCGTGCCATAATGATGCAGCATTCACGTAAGGAACGTTTTCCGTATCACAATCGGTAACACCAATCTTTTCTGTACTGAACGTTACCCCGTTCAGCTCATTGTAATCTACCTCATCTTCATTACTACAGATATTGAGATAAATCTTCTTTGGTAAATTCTTTATTTTCATATCACTTAAATTTAATAATAAAAAACTCAGTATCAAGCCACTTGTCGGGACAAAGACCTTTTTTAGGCTTCCCGATGGTAATACTCTCAATCTCCTTCTCAATTCGTGGGCTATCCTTGCGGTAGCCGTTGATGAAGAGGACGTGGGTATATTGTTTTGCGATAAAATGGTTACAACGTATCATCAGTTTTAGATAATCAATATCTCCGCTTATCTTTTTATCCATTAAATACTTCGTAGGATTTTTTGCAAAAACATCATAAAGTCGAACTGTCCAGTAACCTTTAATCGTCCGATATTCTTCCTTCTTTTCGCCAGCCACAATCATATCGAACCACTGCTTGCTGACTGTGAGGGTCAATACTTTCTCATTCATCCTTCCACCTCCTCCCAGTCTGTTGCGAGAATATCTTCGCAAGTGAAATAACTCCAACAACTTGGAAAAATATGAATGAAACCTTCCGAAGAATGTGTTGTTGCTTTATAGAAAATGTTGATATTTTTATCTTTATCTATCCATAGCTGTATTCCCATTCCATTCTTCTATTCCACCTGCGACTTTAAGATTCTTCTCTGCAAATCGCAAGGTTTCATGCAAATTGCTTAACTCTATATCAAGGTCAAAGTTATCTGGGTTGTTAGCCAAAATATACTCTAACCTATTTGCACACATTACTACTGCCTTTTTTGATACAAAGCGAGAAAAGGTGATACTATCTGTATCATCCAAATCTATTTGAACTTTATTACCAATAATTGGATAATCAAGGTTCAAAACATAATTTAATTGTTTCTTTCTTGAAATTACCATAACTATTCCTCCATTTTTATTCAATTTCAATCTTTTTAATGTAGTATTCACGTGAACCATTTTCTTTACTATAATGGTCTTTTGGTATTTTTGAACGTGCCTTATCTAATGTAGTAAATATTAGTTGTGTTGGCTCATCTTCGCCTTCACAGAAACCGCCACTAACATAAGTACGTTTACACCAAATCTGATACAATATCATATGCTATTCCTCCACTTTAATACCAAATGGAGTGCCATCGGCAAATAACAAATTCTTAAAGCTACTTTCAAATGTCTCATCTTCATATCCACGGAAGTGACAACCATTAGTAACTAAGCATGTAAATGCACGATGTGTTTGATAATTAGCAAAGTACTTATCTTTAACAACACCAAACGGCTGGTGTTTGAGCATTTCTGCCCAGCACTCTTCTGCATTGGCAAAAGGTCTGTACTTTGGCGCTGGCTTGATGCGGAACTTGAAATTTTTAATCATTCCAATAGGAAAATCTGTAACTTCTCTCCATGCCTTACTTACATCAGTAATACTAGAAAATTCGATAATCCTTCCTTCGCCAAACGCCTTAATAAATGGCGATTACTCTGCTGCTTCTTTACGATTCATAATCAATCCTCCAATTTTATATTATGTTCATCTGCGAAATAATCTTCTGCCTCTTCGCAAAACTGACCTTCGCAAAGTGATTCTGGGAGTACCCTGCTAGTATAATACTCTCGGTGGCATAACTCACAGATTTCATTTCCATAATTATTTCTTAACTCTTCTCTAGTCATTACTCATTTTCCTTTCTAACTAAATAGTCATACATAAGCTTGCGGTTTCTACGATATTCATTACATATCTTTTCTGCCTCTTCCTCTGTATCGCAAGTTGCAATAACTCTATCGGGATATGTATCCCAATATCTAACTACTTTAAATTTTGTCATAATTAATCCTCCAATAATTTAAACTCGGCAATAGAGTGATAAAAATCACCATTGCCATATACGTCACAACTATATGATTTACAATTAACAGAAACCTCAAAATAGTTACCATCATCGTGTGTAATCTCTACTTCATTTGGTAGGATATTTTCCTTGAAGTACTCAGCAGATTGGATATTATCCATAGGCTCTTCAGTCATAAAGGTTACACACTTTTCGTTGATTATATCTTCTATAATCATAGGCTAATCCTCCAATTTTTCAATAGGTTTCCAATGAGTGATATTGAACGCAATAGCACAAAGAAATCCATTTTCATCTGTATTCCAACCTTTGCATTTAGTTCTACTTGTCTTCAATACAATTTTAGGAGTTTCTTTATTTGTTACCAAAACGCTTTCATCGTAAGGAGGCAACCCATCCTCAACAGATACCCAGTCTGACTTGGAGAGTTCTTCCAAAGCTTCTTTCAAACAACAAATGCAATTATTCAAATATGTCTGTCTATTTTCATATTTGCGTAAAATTGCTAAATGTTTTGCTTCTTCTATCAGCTCTTTAACTTTCTTCTTATCCATAGTTACAAATTAAAATATTCACGTATCTGCTCACCTGTCATGCGATATACCTCAGATATTCGGCAGTCTCTAATTGGGCTATCCCATGCACTGATATATTCATCATTACAACTACCATCGGCAACACGCTCTACGGCTTCTTCTGTTCCTGTTGCAAATCCAACGCTTAGAAGTTCCTTTTCCTCGTCACTAAGCCCTTTTCCTTCTAAAGCTATATTCAGAGCAATTTGCAACTCGTCATGAGCCTTGTCTGAATAGCCTACAGCCTTATCAATGTGACTATTGATTGATTTCTCTTTTTTATTCATAATTACTTACTTAAATTGCTTCTTATTCATCCTCCAATTCTCTAAGTGCTAAGACTAACTCGTTTTGAATATGAATGGTCATGCCTTCACTTAATTTTATTCTTTTTGAGCCAATCATTTTGGAAACATTCTTTATGTGAACTATTGCTTTTTCTTTACTCATTGTTTATCCTCCTTTGCTTTTTTAAGATAAAATTCTCTCCAATCTTCAAAAGTCCAATATCTTGTGTTATGAGTAAGATTGAAAACTTCCGTATTATACATCAAACTCATCACCGATACCTTTTTCTATGTAGATAGGAAAATATCCATATTCTTCAATATCGGGCTTTGTATATACCAAATGACTATTCTTTACTCCTCTACTCATCACTTTTTTCACCCATCCATTCTTTTCTAGAATCTCTGTAGTGATAGGAATCGGAGATACCTCATCATTATAAGTTTGAATCCAATCGTCTTTAGAAGAACCTTGAAACCCTTTACCAATAAATACAACAAGACTATAGTAACCTTTTCTTCTTAAAAAACTAATTGTTACGAAACCTATTTTTCCAGTAGCTTTTCCATATTCAATTTTTACTATATCTCCTGGAATATATTCTAATTTATTCATATACTTTACTTTTTAAGATGATTAAACTTCTTAATAGCATCTTTCTTAGATGCTGCCATAATCTTAATACCTTTTATAGTGAACTCATGCTGTGCCTTTGGCTGACACTTCTGCTTGTCAGAAGGAACATTGCCTTTCGGAACATTAAATCTAACACGTGGAAGACAAAAAGGAAAATCACTCATCTGATAATCTATTTCTGTTTTTATTCCAATCATTGATAACAATCCACTCATACGCTTTACTCCTTTACTTCTTTAAAGATTACATTCTTGTGGTCTGAACGATATTTAGGAAGACACTTCAATCCAAGTGGAGCTGCGCCACAATAGCCAGCCACTCCTTTAAAGAAGCATCCTTCACAAGTGTCATGTTCAACAGCTTCAAGAATAATAGTTACTCTTTCGCCTACTTTAATCTCGTTCATTCTTTGCCTTTTACAATCCTGTACACTTGTTTTAACTCATCTGTTGATAAGCGTTTGAAATCAAAAGAACTGATAGCGTAGACGAGAGTATTACGAAGATTCTCTTCTTTAACATCTGATATTTCCTTTTCTGTAGGAATAGATATACTTTTCCTATCCCAGCTATCGCTACCACATTGCCAGCCCGAATCTCTTCTAAATCTAGCGTTATTAACAACAATTTGAGTCTTTGTCACTTTATCAATTTTGGCGATACGTCTGTAATACCTACTTGTAACTAGTACATCATCACCAACAACCAAATCTTTAAGCTCTTTCATTACTCACCTCCTTGCTTTGGGAATAAATCGGATACATAACACCAGTATTTCCAGCCCATACCATTTTTACCATAATTAGAAAGCATTTCATAGACAAAAGATATTTTAAATATACCAATTGTGCCACCGTTGTATACTACTAAGCATTTTCCACTTCGTAGTAGAGGTTTTTCACTAGCAGGATGCCACAAGTTCTTCAAAAACTCATTGATAGCCCACTTAGCACCAAGCCCGATAGCTTCTTTGATGTCCTCTTTGTAGAACATTTCCTCTTTAGCATCATTATCGAAGACTACTTCTTCACCATTTAATAGAAATCTATCTTCATAGATTTCTTCCTTTGCAGCTTCTATTTTCTTATCGTCTATCATAATCTACCCTTTCTTTTTCTAAGTTCTAACATTCTCCTAGTTCTACGGCTTTCCTTGCCACTAGGAGGGTTGCCACCAAGCTTTACTTCTGGGATTTTATAGATGGAAGCTTCTTCATCGAGTGCCTTAACTACTTCTTTAATCAAGGCTTCTTTAAGTGATACACCAGTTGGTGTTACAATTATCTTTGCTTCGTCTCTAATCATTACTCACCTCCTGATAATTAAATCAAACAACTCATCTACGAATATCCAATCAGACAATTTGAACATATGGACTTGCTCTTCCCACATTTCTTGATATGTATCGCAAGTGGTTTTATCAAGTTCATCGTTCATATCATAGAGCTTTCTAAAACCGACTTTTCTTGAGAACGCAAGAACCTTTCCGTTGTCATTACGTGGAACTTCGCTAGCTGGATAAAACAAGTCCTTCAGAAACTCGTTGATAGCCCACTCAGCACCTTTTCTAAAGCCTTCTATTTTACAATAACTGTCATAAGACATCTTATCATCAAAACAGATAGCTTGTGCAGCCTCTTCTATTTTCTTTTCATCTATCATAACCTGTACCTACAATAACAAATATAGCCCATGCTGACGCTATGCCAAATGATAACATACCTGCGCCCACAGAACCGAATATTAACCCTAATCCTACACTAATAAATGCGAAAGACGTAAATAATGCTATTATTTTAATTTTCATCCCTCACCTCCTTTCCATTCATCAGTTGTGCCAAGAAGGTGTGCAGTTTCCTCGTTGTAAGGGATGCACTCATCAAAACGCATACCTCCTACAGCTTCATACTTTCCACGTTTAAGTTGATATGCAAACTGGCAGAGACTCCAAGCAAAACATTCTTCTCCAAGAATATCTCTCATCAAGCACCAATCCATAGGCTTGAACTCACACTTCTTTGACAAATCCACAATCTGTTTCTTCTCAGCATCCCAAGCTTTGCCTTCTTTGGCTAGAGCATCAAAGAGTTGCTGCTTCTCTGAGTCCGTAGCAAGGCGAAGTTCAATATCTCCAACATCTTCTCTGAATGGTTCTTCTAGAAGAAGCTCATCATTCTGGCAAAGAACTGCATGGAATCCTATATATGCTCCTTGTCTCGATTGGAATATAGCAATATGTGTACATTTTTGTACCACAAGGGCTACTATATCCCCATTCTTGAACTTAGGCTTTTCTATTTCCCAAGTTTCGAGATTAAGTTTTCCACCCAAACGTTCCTCAATGGTTTTGAGGTAAGTCTTAGCAGCATTCTTATCTTCAAGAGCGTATCTTTCAGTTGTACAAAGGAAAGTTTCATTATACTTAACATTATTTTTTCCTTCACTATTAAGGTAATGCCTACCATAGAAATTGGTATAGGTATCATCGTACCATTTGTCAAAGATAACCTCTTTGCCACCATCATTACTTACCAGCACGTCTCCCTTCTTCCAAGCGAACTTAGACCAATCACGCATTTCCTTTGATGGAAAAACAACACATTCTCCGTCATCATACAATTTGCCATTTTTATCAAGATACCCTTCTCCACCGTTCATAAGACCAAACTTTGAATTATAGAAGGATATTTTGAAACTTTTATCATCCACTTCTTCTAACCTGCATTTACCACAAGCGGAAGAATATAACTTCGTTCCTTGCGGCTTATCCTTTAGGATTTCCACTATATTAATCTCAGTTTCCATAACTAAACCAATTTTTGCGTTAAACAATACTGGTAGTAACTCATACTACCAACGTTTTTTGATATTTTTGGCAGCTCACCATCATAAGGAGTGACTTTCAAGCCATCAATGAAATCAGCATTCTCAGTTGATACCTCGGTATCATGCTCATTCATAAACACCTTTTGCGCTGTTCGTAGAATGGCTTTCAGCTCTAAGCTTACCAAGTGACCGCCAAACCTGCTTGCGATGAATAAACAATCCATGCAAAGGAATAGTTCTTACTTCTACTTTTGTTCCCATAACCATTAGCTTGCTTTATATAGATTGAACCATACCTTGTTGCTCTGCTTATCCTTATAAACATTACCTTCAAGGTCAAAATAAACACGCCTCTTTTGATTGAACTTCTTTATCATTGGCTGATTATCTTTGTATGTAGTTACATCATACTCAACCAATGAAGAACCACGTTCATTCTTTGTTGGAGGATAACCTGATTCTCGTATGAAACGTACCTCAAACTCTTTATTTCCAATTTCAAAATTTACTGTAGCCATAACCTTAACCATTTAAAGATGATAATAACTATTTGATACCCTTGCGCCCAAATTGAAGCATTCCACGGCATCCGGCTTTAAGAAGCGTTTCTCTAACTTCTCCAAAGCCTCTTTATACTTCTGCTCCATGTGCTTGCAATGAAGTTTCTGAGCTAATTTAAGTTGCTCGACAACACCCTTGCGAGCAACTCTATATTGTTTGTCGGACATCATAGCCTTTATTCGTTCACATAGTTGATTACATGCTCTTGAGCTCGCTCATGCAAGTTGTCAAAAGCGTCTTCTATAACTTTAGCTGTCTGATCGCCATTAAGGTTCTCCAGCATTTCGCTTACTACCTCTATCTGCTGGTCTGTTGCTAAAGAACAAAACTTGTCAATAAGAAAACTCTTCTGTGCTTGGACGAGCATATCATCGAATAAATCCGATACATCTACACTAACATTATAATATGCCATAATTTGAAATTTTAAAAGTAATTAGTTGTACCACACATCATTTGGCATAAGAGCCAATGTCCATCCATACTCTAGTTCATACCTTAATATTTCAAGGGCGTGACTAGTTACAGATGAAAGACCTACAAAGTTATTTTCGTACTCCATATCCAAACCATTTAGTTACCATACTTGTAATGCAAATAATTAGCCTCTGAGCCGAAATAAAGCTCGGTATCGCTCATATTTGCCTCCGTCAAGTCATTCTCTACATCTTTATAAGAAGGCACGCAATCCTTAACTCTTTGGCAGAACAAAGGATATTTTGAAGAAACGTCTTCTCCGTCTTCATTATAGATATTAATCTTATCTACATTATAATATGGATAAGAAGAAATATTTCCATATGAATGGATAACCTTTCTACTCTTAACGGACACCACGATTTCAGCAGGTTTGTTAATAGCATCAAACTCGCAAGTAAAATCATCAAGTTGCGCCTCAAAAGCCGCATCATTAAACTTTTCAGATAAGTTTTCAAAAAACTTTTCCACTTTCTTCTTACAGTTTTTATGGTGTGTCTCACCATTTTTAATTAGTAACCTTTATTTCTTAATTACGATGCAAAGATACAAAGAATATTCGAAATATGCAAATTATTTAATGTATTTCTTATAGCTTTTAACACACTATAATAATACAAACAAATAATTTGCTGACGTTAACACAAAAATCCCCACCACTACATTATTATATATAGTGATGGGGTAAACACCAAATGGTATTTTGCCTTTGGGCTATTTTTCTTCCTTATCTACAATTTCAACGAAATCTCCAATGCCCAAACGAGCATTGTTGATGCAAGACGCAATCCAACCCATCAAGTAGGCTGAGGGCTCGCCGCCGTGTTCCAAGTCAGTATATTCCTCGATGGCATCGCAGACGTGAGAAGCTTCATGGCAGCAATAGTTCATCGACATAACCTTCTGACACGGAAACGAGACAAGAACGCCGCGCCTTCTGTCGCTCTTCCTGACAGCATCGGAATACGTAACGCCGCCGTAATCACTATCGGGAGCATTGCACTTGTCAAAACATGAATCTATCAGCTCTTTCAAGTCTTTACCGATGTGTACCCAAAGTTTCAAAGGGTAGATTCCGTTTCCGTATTCGTAATATCCTTTCTTCTTCATACCTCATCGTTTTTATGTTTTTCCCACCCTGCTTTTGAAAAGGCATACCAAGTATCACAAATGTCAAGAGCGAGAATGTAGCCTTGGTTAATACAAAAATCGCTATCAAAGCCTTCGATATGAACATACATCAGTGCTATAGTATCATAAGGAACGCTACGACCTTCAAGACAAGGGTTTTTAAAATTCTTAGTCTTGTATAAACTTGTAACAATTGGCACTTGAAGAACGTCTGAAATATTCTCAGTGCTAATCTCTATCGACTTCTTAAACTTCTTCATATTCTCAACTATTTAAATTTCTCAAAGTAGAACTCAATTTGTCTATCAAAGTGCTCTTCGATTAACCCATAAGCAAGCGACATCTTTACTTGGAAAGAAGCCTTACCATTAAGCAATCCTTTAGCCTGTCTAGTAATCTCTGAGCGAAATTGTTCCAAACTCATATCACGCTTACGAAGATTACAAGACCTGCAAGATGGCATATAGTTCTCCATGGAATCATCGCCATGGGATACGACAAACTTTCCCGCCTTGTCGCTCCACCGAGAGTAACACCCTCGATTCTTCGGAACAAGATGGTCAACCTGCATATCCTTATACTCTATACTCTTGCCGCAATAAGCACAATGACCATCGTATTTGCGATATATTTTAAGTCTATCTTCTTTTTTCATATTTTCTACTATTTATGTTTTAAAATAACGCTGACTGCGCTTGTTGTGTAGAGTTTGTGTTGCTTGTAATGAGAGTTACAGCCTTAGAAGAATTTTACGGGCTGACATTCATCGATTAACTTGCGTGCTTCTTTAGCACACTCAGCCACGCATTTTTCGACTGCTTCTGTGATGTCTTGGATTTGCCCCTCACGCATATTGCCGTATTTATCGCAAGTATCGGCTATTATTTTGTAGAGAACACGATTTTGCAAAGCCTCCATATAGTCTACAAAATCCTTGCAAGTTTTGCGTCGAGGTTCTTGCACCCAATCAAGAAAGTCCTTCTTCCAGTCTTTCCATGTTTTGATTTTTATTACTATCATTGCTGTTTATATTTTTTATTTGTTGTTCTTGTGCCCTATATGATATTTGTTGCATATCCTACACCGATACACCGCCATACCTTGTGCCCGTAACTTCGGATTCTGATTCAGAAACTCCCAAGCATCATCCTCGCTTTCATAAGCGACCTTCGCCTTCCAAGATTGACCTTTTCTAAACCAATGCTCAGAATCTGGATGCAAATGACAAGGAATACATTTATTTCTTTTCTTCATAACTTCTTCAGAAATTTAAGTTGAAACCCTTCTGCCTTTTTTATTCCTGGGTATAGTTCCTTTAGAACCTCCCATGCTCTTGTCTTGTGCCGATGCCACATAGTAACCGGATGCACACGCTCACCACTTGGTAATACATAGAAATCTGCCTTAATGGTATCAATATGCTCATAGTTTGCAGCTTTATATATAGTTCCCTTGTTACCTATGGACGTATCGGCATAAGATATAAGGTACTTGATTTCCTTATGTGTTGCCCTAATATACTTATGCAAGAGAGATAGGCAAATCGTCTCGCTAAACTTTGGCATATCATCAGACAGCCACATTCTGTCAAATTCCCTCACTTGATGGTAATCCAACACTTCGCCCTTTTCAGTCTTGATGTGCGGTCGGATTCCATACCCTATTTGCATTGCACCCCTAATCTTGCCTTTGTACAATACCAAAAGATTCAAGCAACTATTCTTCGTTACCTTGTGTGAAAAGTGATGAGGAACTATGATTGCATCTGCTTGCGCCTTATCGCACTCCATCAGCTTTATTTCCTTTTCCTTGCACTCGTAACCGATAACAAATCCGCAGAAGCCTAGCACTGGAGACTTGTTCAACTTTCTTCTTCTCATATCAATGATACCTCCAAAAATAACGTTTGAAATTATCTAGCAAATGCTCTATACAAGCTTTGATTTCGCCTTCTCTCAAGAATCGGTTGCAAAAACCTATCAATTCATCACGTACCAACCCTCGTTTTAAGGCTTCGTCTCTCATAGCTCTTATAAGAGCATCCGTTGTTTCTTTATTCCCATTTCTTACAACAGGATTGCAACAAAACACCTTGCACATATCCATAGTTTCAAAACAGACTTAACTGCCTACTCATATTCTTTAATTCGTTATTAGCAAAATCTACTTGACGCTGGTCTATTTCAAAGCCTATATACTTTCTTTCAAGGTTTACGCAAGCTCTTGCCGTTGTACCGCTACCCATGAATGGGTCTAGAACAACATCACCAACATTTGTCGAGTTTCTAATTAATATCTCCATCAACTTTACAGGTTTTTCAGTCTGATTAATCAAACCATCCAACTCACGAATATCACAATTGAAAGAATACTTGACATCGTGATTCTTCAAGTACATCTTCATAACCTTTGGGTCTATCTCATTACAGGCTACAACATCGTAGCCAGCTAGTTTGTAACCAAAGGAACTTCCACCTCCACAACAAAAGCAAGACATCACCTTACCTTTGTCTTTTGTGAAATTAGCATCTTTTTTAGTCCATCTATAAGGGAACTTGTGCTCGTTTTTATACATTTATCTACCATAAAAAACAATCGTTAATAAAAACCGATGTATAAAAATAACCACAAGTAATATGGTTGTAAAAAAGGGACTCTAACCCTTGAATTTAGATTCTGTTTTCTTCGGCAATGCGTCTTAAATAATCATCCGCTGCGTTATCATCTATTTTCGACTTAAGAGACATTCCTGTGTTATATCCTATCATTAAGGACACATTCTTGCTCTTTTTCTTGTTCTTTCCATATCGCCAGCTAAAAACCTTTCCTAGCCAAGCTATACCAACAATACCATCTGCTACAACTATTGTCGGCAACAAAACATATACTTTATATATCATCGCAATCTAATTGAGAGTTAAAAATATATCTATTCTGATTCAACCAAAGCTCCACGTAGTCAGCCTTGATTTTCAGAAATTCTTCGTATGTGTAGCATTTCTGCTGCTTACCACCTTTGTTCCAATAATAGGCAACTCCTCCCAAAGAAAAGAAGTCTATCAAGTCCATTTCCTTTCGCTCCGGTTCTTCACGCTTTTTCTTTTGCCTATATCTACTTACAGCAAGCAATATGAGACAAACGCAAAGCAACATGGAAACCAGTATCTCGAATATCAACCTTACGTCTTGCATCTTATTTTAAACACAAAAACACGAAACTACCGATTGCAAAGTCAAAGGAATAGTGACTCGGACTGCCTTTCGGTATAGTCCATCGGGTTTCGTGTCTCTAATATCTTATCAATTTCTTAAATCGCCATTTTATCCTTTTTTGTTCTGCGCTTGCAAAGATAAATAATATTTCGCTAACTTGCAAGCGTTTTAGTGCTTTTAATACTTTATTTGCATTATTTTAAACTTATCCTTTTTTGAAGTTCATTCCAAACTCTTCTTCCGTTACCTCATACATTACATCACCCCATGCTACTCTTTGCTTGTCTTTTGCCATCAGTAATAAATTTCTATAAGGTATCTCTTTCACGACTTCTTGGTAAGATAAGTGCAGACTATCCATAAAAGATGCAATCTGTCCTAAGAGTGTATCGTTACCTATGGTCGTGGTTTTGCTATCATCCTTGCCGCACTCTTCGCCAAAATTGATAGCGTCTGAAAATCCTTTATAGAGATTAAGGAATAAGCCGTTTGTAAGCCATTGACAACCTCTTCAAGCGTTCCTTTAGATAATTCATCACTAATGGATTCATCGCCTTGTATGAATACGGACAACGCCTTGCAAGCATCATCCAAATTCTTAAGCATGCATAAGACTTCCGCTAAGGTCTTGCCCTCTTCGAAACTATCAAGGTATTTAGCCGCCTTGACCAATTTTATAATTGTAGGTGGTGAAATACAATAAGTCTTTCCATTCACCATTATTGTTACGGAGTCCTCTCCAAGAATTGCATCCGCAACTAATTTACTTGCCTTACTCATGGTTCTGAATATTAAAAAAGGGGAACGGCTTTAACACCATCCCCCTCTATCATTTGTTGCCTATGTCTTCTTATCCCTGTTCCACAACCGCAGAACCTTCCCATTGGTACTCGCCAGCCACACCATCGGTCTCACTTTCCATAGCAACGGCAGAAATACCCAAAGTGATATTCTTGTCCTGCTGGTCTCCCTTGGCTACGATAGCCGCATTTGAGAAAACGATGTAGTTTCCTGTTTTGGTCTGAGCAACAATACACTTGTTAATGTTTGCCAAATCTTGGCTAGAAGACCAACCTACTGCGTCTGTCTCCGTTGTGGTCTCTGCGCCTGTTGCATCATACATCTTGCCACCCTGCAAGTCTACCTTGTTCTTCCATGAAAAGACACCAATAGAGAATGTAATTGTCTTAGCACCCTCATCGGTCTTGTCACGATAGTAAACCTGTCCGTTCAGCTCGTTCTTGTACTCGGTAACACTAGGGTCATCCTGAGAATATCCCCATGTTCCCTCATGGCTGTTCTTAACCTCTGTAGCGGTTTTCAACCATGCAGCCAACTTAGCAGGTGTATTTGCCTCGGTAAGAGGAGCACCATACCAAATTCTCTTGATTCCAATAAATGGTTTCATCTTATGTTACGTTTAATGTTTCAAAATCAATAGTAATGTTTGCGTAATGGCAACTCAACCTACTCTCTTGCTCTATGCCGTGGGAGCGGATAGAATAACGATACCATACATCCTCAACTTTTCCGACCTCATTGTCGGACAGGGTTTGAATAGCCTTCTTTAAAAGCTCGTTCAATTGAGGATTAGCCTCGCCCTCTATATCTTTGAGCAATATGTTTACCTCTATAGTACAATCGTTGAAATATGTCTTATCTGCACTCATGCGCTTAGGAATGATTACTATCATGCCTTCATCAGGAATCTTCTCACCGACCATAGGTCTTTCTCCTTCAAGTCCACCCTTTATCAGATGTCCTTTCAGTCTTCGTTCCAATCCCATAAGTTCCAAGTCATCATAGATTACATGACCAGCATCTATTTCTGTTATCATCGCATATCTTCGATTTCTTTCTTGATATACTGAATACCCGAATCTATAACATCATACCCCCTAGAGGAAACATCAGACGCATATTCCGCTTTGTTGCCAAGGGTCAAGGTGTGGTCATGTACATTACTATAGTTAGACCTTCTGAGATTACCTGTGCGGTTTCGGTAGTTTCCGTTAGTCTTATCAAACTCAACAGCAGTTTTACCTAACCTATCAAGAAATTCATCTACTTCCCTTTCTCCCTGTGCAAAGAAAGCGTCTATCTCATCCTTTATAACATCAGACATAGATACTCATATAACCAAGATAATTGCACTTAGGGGCATTATAGACCTTTCCACCTCCTCGGTAGCTTCCATCATCGGAATAGACCTTGACTTCATCACCTTCGGAAATCTGGCACTTGTCACAAACAATATGATATTTCGGTGTATATATGCTACCATTCTCGGTAGTGAAATGCTCGGTAGAGTTGTCATCGCACCGACAACGCCCCATTTCTTTCCATTCCTCAGAAGAGCCAATGACCTCGTTGTACTTGTTGACAACCTTATTCACGAACTTCTTCTTTAATATATGAGGGGAATATAACATAACCTAGACATTTACCAAATATCAGACTTATCCGTGATAGTGGAAAGCCCTAAAGCTGCCACCACTTCATTATCCGGAGCAACACCATATTTTCGGCAAAGCCACATATAGTATTGTCCTATCCTAGAGTAGTCCCAAGAGACAGAGAATCCATTTTCATTCACATTGCTCATATATGGGGCAAGCATAAGTTCCTCGATTACGGAAATCATCGCCTTGCCTACAACCTGGGAATTATCAGACGTATATTCTTCGTCAAGGTCTATACCTGACGATATATCTTCCAATTGGGCATCGGTAATGTTCCAAGCACGCAACTTCTGCGAAATGTATTCTCTTATCTTCATGTGACATCCTTATTTCTGAGCCTGACTCATAGCCTCAGCGATTTTCTTTGCAGCCTCCTGCTCGCTCTTAGTCTTTTCGTCAAGTTCTTCTTCTACATTCTCCTTTTGGGAATTCTCTTCGGTTGACTCGGCAGCATCCTTTTTTGAGGTTTTCTCCTTTTTAGGCTTGCTCTCCTTTTTCTCCTTCAAGACTTCCTTCTTAGGTGTCTCTTCTGACTTCTTTTCTTCTTCCTTTATAGGATTTTCTTTTCCATCATTCAAGACTTCCTTTTTAGGAGTATCTCTAATTTCCTTATCGTCTTTTAGAGGTGCAGAATGGTTATCATCCTGCACCTCCAACATCTTGCAAAGCTTACGTTCGATAAGGGAGTTCATGCGTTCTTCGTCAAAGTCCAAGATTGCACCAACTTCATAGATGGTGTTAAAATGGAACTTATCACGGAACGGACTAATTACCTCACCTCTCATAAGCCTAACCTACCGCTTGTGTTGAGTCCAAAGAGTAGATGGCATCAACGTTATTCAAGATAGGAACAACCATTGCTTGTGAGCTAGTGAACTCACGGAGTGGGTCGTTAGTAGAATAACGGCTAGCCAAGATATACTCATCGGCTGACTGATAAGTAACACCTGCAACTGGTCTTGTAGCTTCGGCTACGTTAGTCCAGAACAAATCACCAAGGTTATCATAGCATGTAAGGGTCATGTGACCCTTAGCCCAAGGGTTGTGTGTTCCCTTCTTGCCGTTAATCTCGGTCTTGATTGTACGGGCTACACGTACCAAGTTGGTCTGCCACTTATTTCTAAAGATAGACGCAATCTGCTCAAAGCTCAAAATAGGAATGTTGCTGTTATCCCCACTAAGTGCAATGCCTTGATTGAAGGCAAACTGAGCACGAACCTGCTTGTTCTTGCCAAGCAACTTGATTGTGTAATCATCAAGATAACAAGTAGTGATGGTGTTTTGGTCGTCCATCGCCTTGTCGTAAACCAATTGGATGTCATCAAGTGGGGTTGCATCCTCTGCGTCCCAAGCCTTAGCACCGTGACCGAACTTGTTCTTCTCGGCAAAACCTACATCAACTCGGACACCAGTACCACCGGAACGAGTCGCCAAAGCTACACCTGTTGACAGCTCACTGAGGAACATATCTTCAATACGCTCGTAAACCGCCTGAATACAACGAGGAAGGTCTGCAAACAAGTTACGCAAAATCTGTGGCTGAGGCAAACGTTGCGCAATCATGTTATCCAAATCCTTAAGCTGCTTCTCTGACATGTAAAGCTTCATACCAACCTTTGGGATTTGACCCTCAGCGGTTGAAACCTTATCACGGCTCTTCAATGGAAGTTCTGCATCCATTGATACAACATCAGCTGCAACTCGTGTGTATTCCGCAGTAATTGATGCCCAGCGTCCGTCCTGACTATATGTGTTAGTCAAGTGGTCTCGGTACATATAGGTCAATGCAGTCTGATTCTTGCCGTTCAACTTCTCTACTACACTTGCAACAAGTTGTGGGAAGTATTTATTGACCAACTGAAAATAAAGTGATTTTTCCATCTGTTATCCTCCTTCTTTTAGTCTTTGTCCATTGTTGCATCAGACTCATCGAACTTGTTTGCATCCTCATCGCTAACCAAAGCAATCTTTGGCATAGCTGTAAGGAACGCATCCGGAAAGTCTGCACCATTTGCAGCCTTAGCTGCTACCTTGTTAACTTGTCCAGCAGTCATAATTGCCGCTGGCTCACCGTTCAGAATGGAACGATAGAGAACACCCGCATACTTGTAATGCTCCAATGGGTCACTGGCAGTACCCAAATCCTTATAATTGCCTGTTTCAATAGGCAATGGCTTGTAAGTTCCCTTACCATCTGTCACGATAACACGACCTGCGTAAAGAACTTCATCTTTTACGCCTGTCCAATCCAAAGCACGACCGCCCTTGATGTCGCCTTCCCATTTCTGGATAATGACGGAATCCTCACCAAAGACAATTTGCTTTTTTGTAGTCTTCAATTCCTGATTCATGTTTTTCAATTTTTAAAGTGACTGAACTAATGATGCGGCTACATTGTCAACGTCCTCCTTTGTTGGCTCGCCCTCGCTAGCACGATAGCTGCCCCCGAATTGTGGTTGTTGCAACGCCTTGTAGTTGTTCGCTACCTTGGAGAGGTATGTTTCGATAGCTTCATCTGTAGCATCATCGCTCAAGGTGAAACCCTCGTTGATACGACTTTCGGGAATGCCCAACTCCTTAGCCTTTGATAAAATCTTCGCATCGTGGTCTGCCTTTGCCTTTGCCTTCGCAGCAGCCTCTTCCTTAGCCTTAGCCTCCTCAGCTTGCTTTTGGATAGTTTCTTGCAATTCCTTAATGGTCTTGCTTTGCGCCTCCATCTGTTCGTTGTAAGTCTTGGCTTGGTCTGTGTTCTTCTGAGTCAAGGTCTCAACGAGTTTCTTGAACTCTTCACGTTCCTTGGTTCTTGCTTCATCTGAAGCTTTCTTCTCTGCTGCTTGCTCTTCAAAGTATTTTTTGAGATAATCCGGCATTTCGTTTTTCTTTGCCAATTCCTCCAAGCGTTTCTTTTCGGCTTCTTCAGCGGCTTTCTTGGCTTCTTCGTCAGCTTTCTTCTTGGCTTCTTCTTCAGCAGCCTTGCGTTCAGCATCTTCTTTAGCCTTCTGTGCCTCCTCGAACTTTTTCTTGGCATCGGTAACTCTGCGGTCATTGTCCTTTTGCAAGGACTCCAAAAAACTCTTTTGACTAGCAACCACTGTCTCGATGTTGTCATCAGTAACAAGCCCCATCTTATCAAGCATTTCGGCATGTGCCTGAAGAACTTCATCACCTAACCCAAGAGACTTATACTCTTGTTTTAGTAACTGGAAAATTTTATCTTTCATTCTTTCGATATATTTGTTAAAACTAGTGCAAAGATAATACGAAAAGAATAATAAATGCACTAAACCATTTGCAAGTATCTCACTTTTAAGCAAAAGTGAGTAATAACGGCATTTCTAAGCGATTTAAGGCTATTTCATCACATAAACGAATAATTAATAGCTACGCAAAATAGAACTCCTTATATAACAAAAAAAACGCCAAATATCCTCACGGACATCTGACGCTTGTCGAATAAAAAGAACCTAAACATTAATCTTCTAAAAGTTTATTACATTTCTCATATAACCCAAATGATTCAAATTAGAATAGAACCGTCCATCACGCTCTATGAATTTACCGGACTTCACAATCTCACCATTATGCAACATTGCAAACTTAGAACCATGAGCTGTCCATTTGTTCATTTCTTTCATATGTTCATCAGAACCCCAACCATATTTCTTGATAGTAGGATAAATGAAACGTTCAAAACAAATTTGACTATCTGTTTTATCATGCTCGGAGCAAATCGGGAGCACTCCATTATGTGCGAACCAATAACCTGCCTTGTAGAATGGATGGCAATTCTTGACACAGACAGAACCATGAGTAGCAAATCTGAAATGTATGATTACATTCTCATTTATATCTCGCTTCATCAATCTACGGATAAATGTAGAGAAATGCAAACTCTTGTAATGGTCAGACTCGCTCACAAAACCGCAACCATCTGGATTTCTCATATACGCAGCCTTTAGCTCATCTACAGATGGCAAAGCAACACCTTTCGGACATACAATAATAACACACATATCTTTACCCTTTCTTTTTCTTAATAATACTTTGATTTCTTTGTGTCCTAGGGCTTTTACCCTAGGGCTACATTAATTAATCGTTATTGGTTGCAAATGCATCCTTACGACTCTGGAAGAAAGCCTTCTCTTCTTTATTCAAGAAAGGTATATCTTCGATATTCATAACCTCACTAGTGAAGACATTGTTGCGAGACCAACCGACAAGCTTTGCGCAGAACTTCACCCACATTTCTATCTTCTTGAAATTGGTAGAACCTTGATGTTGGCGAAACTCGATTGTCCTGTGACGTGTATAGCTCTCTGCATTGACCTTATAATATCTATCTCCATGAAAGACATCGAATCTAATATCTTGATTGCTGTGACAATTAGTGAAATCCTTGTCAAGCAAGCTGGCTGCCCAACGGCAATTACCTCTTCTTGAAGGAGCCATGAAACTATCAATCAATCTTTCAAGTTTCTGATAATTCTTGAAGACGTTAACATACTGCTCACCTGTCAACTTTGCTGCACCAATATGAACGTGAAGACCACAAGTAGAATTTACTCTTGCACCTACGGCATCCAAAGACTTGATAGCCTTCTTTAAGGTTGCCATACCATTTGTATTGCCATTCAATACCGGACTTACAACCTCGTTAGGGTCTATATCACCACCAACTGAAGAATCACTAACAATCTTGAAATAACTCTTGTTGTCGGTGTGGTTATAGCCCTCAGAATGAATATCAACACCATTCTGACGGCCTGCCTCTATCAAGGCATTGCGCTCGGCATGAACACATTCTATCTCAACACCGAATGTATAAACGAATCTCGTTGAAGTTGAACCACTTGGCACACAAACCTTCAACATATCGGAGATTTCTTTCTCACGAAGACCGCAAGCCTTCAATGCAACAATCTTTTCGTTGCGAGGCATCTTTGACTTCTTGATTTCGTCAATAGTCTCGATTAATGACTTCTTTGAACTTGCGAATGAAAAACCAGTCTGCTTAGACATAATCAATTGTGCTAGTTGTTTCGGGTCTTACCCCTTGGTGTCGCTCTCACCTTATTGAGTGAAACTTGTCACTCGGCAAATCAACCAACTTATCTTGATTGACGATGCAAAGATACGAATAAGTTTTGAAACATGCAAGTTTTTTAATGTTTTTCTTTCATATTTTAACCTTTCATAACTGATATATGAGTCTTGTTAACATTCCTGTTTTTATTTTACCTTATTATATATAAAAAAGGCTTCGATGTTCACACACCAAAGCCTAAAAAACTTTACTAACTAATTACCAATTTTTATCGACTATCTTTTTAAATCATCACCAATTTCTTCTTCTACTCCCAAATCTGGTAGTCTATCATACGCTTTTTGGTCATCACCTCCTTCAGACTTGACACCTAGCAAGTAACCATTCCGAAAAGCATAATATACCAGCTTTTCCATATCTTTAGCCGTTGCGTTATCTGTCAAATGTAGCGTGGCGTACAATCCCATCAAGAACTTCCGTACATCTTTTGGATATACCTTGTTGTTCTTTTCTAAAGCGACTGCCATTCTTAACGGACTTTTCATATTCTTCAATTTTTCGTTAAACCATCAAATGAAGCACAATAGAGAGCCATTCCGCTTGTTCCCCTAGTTCATAGACTTATTCACAACTTTATTCGTCTCATCTGCATCCTACGTTTGCCCATTGACAGATGTCCGAGATTCCAACAAAACAAACATCACGGCTCTCTTCTTGTGTATCATTGTGCCAACGGAAGGATTCGAACCTTCGACCCTAGGATTAAAAATCCTATGCTCTGCCACTGAGCTACGAAAGCGTAAAGGAATGATTGGATTCGCACCAACGCCCCCTTAGTTACCAAGCCAAGTGCTCTACTACTGAGCTACATTCCTCGTATTATGACAAAAGTTCTCGTGGTGCAAGGGAGATTTGAACTCACCGAACCCACAATGGGAATAGATTTACAGTCTATCTTCTTTAACCGCTTGAATATCGCACCTTTTGTGGAACATATACCAATTCCACCTTGTTGCCCCAAGCGGATTCGAACCACTAATGACAGAACCAAAAACTGTAGTGTTGCCATTACACCATAGGGCAATTTTGTATGTACTGCATAAAGGATTCGAACCTTTGAATACCAGCGTGAAAAGCTGGCGACTTAACCACTTGTCTAATGCAGCAACTAGGGTCTCTCACCCTAATAAGAGTTGCTTGTTATAGTCTAGCTGGACTGGGTAATGTGGAAACCATGCCGTAAACTCCTAAGTCTTGACTTATGGTAGAAGCGACCTCTCAGAAGGCCATCTGTTTCAAACACGATGCAAAGATAAGCATTTTTTCTTATACTTGCAAGTGTTTTAGTGTTTATTTATATTCTTTTGATGAATTTTACATCACTTACCCTTGTAGAGAATGCCACAAAGAGTTTCTACAAGTTTCTTTGCGTCATCACCTTTGATTTCGATAACATTTGAAATTCCATCAGGAGCATCATCGCCTTTCTGTTCCTTATCCAAACGCTTACGGAGAGCCAAATCTGGATTCTCAACCAAGATAGAGTCTAAAGCATAATTGCAAATGCGGCTTGCAAGTTCCTCGTTACCATTCGCATCACGCACAAACTCATTCTTGCCTTCAAGAATATCCATAATCTCGTTGTACTCTTCAGCATTCTCACAATTACGTGAAAGCATACCAATTACCTTGTAGCGGTCAATCTCAAAGCTGACCTTTAATTTGTCTTTATTCATTCTTTCTATCTTTTAAATAATTAAACATTATACCAAAAACCCCTTTCATAATAAAGTCCTCCCTTTACCTCATACCGGATAGCATCTGACTCTTTGCAAAGCTGACGGATTCGTATATACAAACGTTTGTCCAACTCTTCCTCAAACAAAAGAGACAATTCCTTCCAATTGTCAACAACAGGAGCAAACCAAGGATATTGCTTCTTTACAACTTGTAGCTCATCCAAGGTTACGTGTCCGTATTCTACCATATCATAGCATCTACGGAAGTCACGATTGTCTTTAGGAATATCCAAATCTTTCTTTCGTTTTACCCCCATCAATGCACTCCACATAGTCATTGAAGAGACACCTGTATCACAAGTGGCTATCCACTCTATCATTCTTTGCTTGTTCATCTTCTTTTATATTAATCACGCAAAGTCGCTTTATTAACTCTTCACATGCTTCTTTAGTTAAGATACATTTCTTGGAATCTTTAATGTCAGTAACCTCTTCACGAATAGCAGCATTCCTGTCGTACACTTCTTGTAGTTTTTTCTGAAACTCAATTACGTCTTCGTTGGTAAGTTTACCTTTCTTCTCAACAATCTTGTTTGTTATATTCTTATAAACACATTCGAGTTCAGTACATAAACGAACTTCTAACTTCATCATTATTGCGTGTACAAAAGTATCATAAATTCTTTCCATCTTGTATTTCCTCCAAAAGTCTTTTGATTACCTCGTTATCTTTATTCTCAATGCGAGCCTTTAAGATACTCTTGAAAGCGGCATCCATTGCCTCGTATCTACTGGAATATTCCTTACCATCCGTATGACACAAGCCTTCCTCTACACACCATGATGTAGTTTGCCAACAAAACTTACCTTTCGAAATGTTTGCAACACAAATATAGTAACCGAAATGCTCTAAAAGCCAATCTAACACCATATCATAGCTTGGAGCGGATATTGCCGGATGCTTACTATTCAACTTTAAGGCAGCAGATAACTCAATATTGGATTTCCCCCACTCGGAATTTGAGTAAGCAATATAACTGCCATAATGCTCACTATATTTCCCACCCTTACGAACACCACCCTTTGCTGTCCAAGGGCTGGCGTAAGCCCAAAATTCGGCTATCTTCTCATCGTAGCCAACCTCCTTCAGAAGCTTGGCTATTTCAAAGGGAACTACCTTTGGTTTTATCGTCTGTTTATTAGCCATTTTTCACCCTTTCTAAACTGAACCCGATTCTGACTTATCTAATTCATCAATCGCCTGTCTAAGCAAAGGAAGAACCTTATCCAAGTCTTCGAAATCCGGTACGACTTCATTAACTCGCAAGATTGCTTGACCTAACAAGCTCTTAATCTTTTCTCTGTCCATTGCTCTTCTCGGTTTGTTTCTCTAAGTCTTTTAAATCTACCTTCTCAAATCGAGGAACTGGCTTACCATCTACCTCAACATTACCAAAGAACATTTCCTTTGGTCGCACCCAAACTTCATGCTGTCCGCACACTGCTTGATACGCAACCTTAGCTTCAGAAGTCTCGCTATCAGTAACCTCACCAAGGTACTCATAGAAATTGCCCTTATAGTGTCGGTAAATCGGCTTACTGAATCCACCATGCAGCCAATCGGCTTTGCCGTTGATTTTCACGTACTCCCTTACCGCATCGCACTTACAGGACTTATTCAGCTCTTCTACCCAATCAAAGAAAGCTTGTTTGTCCTTGATCTCTTCACTTGATACCATGAAGAGATAAGTGCAAAGAAGCATCTTACCTGCATCAGTATCATATTTCTTGTTCACCTCTTCAGCTAATTGCATCATAGGTGTATCTAAGCGATAATTCCAACTCATAATCTATCCTTTCTTACTTTTTAAATTTGCCAAATCCTCTTTCAAACGTAGATGGAAATTATCTTCTCCATCATCACCGGAAAGAAGCCAATCAATTCTTTGGGCATAAACCTGAGCTTTCTTCAGAAGTTCAATACCCTTTTTGAATTCCTTGATAGTCTCTTTAGATAAGCCATAGCTGTTAGGCATCGTATGATGATGTTTTCTAACATACTTGTCTTCATCCTCTTCTAACCATCGGTCTTCGAGAAAGCATCTTTCGTCTTCCTCATCCAATGGATGACCATCAACATAATCTTCTATCTTTGTATATATGTCAGCAATCCGATACTGAGCATAATCAAAACGTCCACCACTCATTGACTTTTAACTTCAAACTTGAACTTACTTCAACGCAGTCAACCTCGCTTCTAGCTGTTGGATGATGTTATCTATAGTCTTTCCCCTATAATCAATAGCAATATCTTCCAGCACCTCAATCTGAGCCGCAATTTTTAATCTTTCTCTTACTACTGTCATAATCAAACTTGTTTATTATGATGCCGTGCTTGCAAAGTTGTAATGCACGATATAAACATAACCGCCATACATCTTTCCGATTGTTACTTCAACGAAATCAAAGATAATGTCGCCATCCATCTTGTAAGAAATCAAAGGCTCAGTTGGGAATGCATGGTGTTCTGTGTTGAAACGATACACTTCTTGTGATAGTAACTGCTTGAATACATCAACCTCACCATCCTTTGAAAAAACACCTTTAAACTCATCTTCATTGTCAATTGCAACAACTACTCCAAGTTCACTTCTGACACATACACCTTCATTTCTACCACTTTGTTCATTATACAAGACGGGTAATGTGTAAACACCTCTTGATTCTTCCATATGCTTATTCTTAATTTGTATTTTGTTTTTATCCTTCAAGTTGCCTGCATTGAGCTAAGTCTATTGCATACGCCCAACGCTTCGGAACAAAAGACTTCGTAGGTATGAACCTATCCACACGCTCAATACATACATTTTGCGTCTGGTAAATCAATACGTCAGAGCCTTTTTCCAGCAACTCTACTAGAATTGTATGGTCTAGCATCGGGAACTTATCAATATCATGCCAGACTTCACCGCCTTCAATGAAGGAAGGTTTAATATGATTAATCTTTTTTGCCATCACTTACCACATATAAAAGGGTTTGACTTATATTCGTTAGTTATGGTCTCGCAACTACCAAAGCACCACAAATCCTTGGATTGCTCCTTGTGTAACCTTGATGACTTTATATAATAGCCATTGTTGACATCGTAATGCTTACGTATCATGATATTGTCGTTTACCACTCCGACCTCATCATCCGTAATTACATAGAACATTCGACCATCACTAAATGCATTTAAGCCTTTGTACACTCCATTAGAGACAACCATCTTTTCATAGCCGTTCGTCTCCCAGTTGGCATAATCCCAGATGGTTTCCAAATCATCATCATTCAAAAGGTTATTGTCAATAATAACCTTGCCGATAACCTTGAATTTGCCATCTTGCATCATTGCCTCAACGACAAATTCATCGGCAGCGTTGAAATCGCTAATCTCTATGGGTCTCATAATACTTGTGCTTAATATTCTCGTAAATCACCCTCTTTGCAGCCTTTGCTCTTCTGTTATTATCAGAAAAGACATCATCATACAAAGACATATCTTCACTCTCAAAAGCCACATGCTCACCTTTGTAGCAAGCATCAAAGCGGCATCCTTTTTCGGACTTAGCCGCAGTAAACTTTATCTTACCAAACTTAATCTGCATAAGCCCTATCCTAGAAAAAATATTAATGATACTATTTCAAGAGCAAACAAAAATGCTAATGCATTCTCAATTGTGAATACCTTTTTCATTGTTTCAATACAGTTTTACGTGTGTCTCACGCTCTAATTTATATTGTAAGGGGATTTATATCCCCTTTATTGTTCTTACTTTAAAACTCGATAAGTTTCGTAGAAATCGTGAAAACTCTTCAAGTAGCCTTTCTCTGTCAAAGAGTTTAAGATTTCTTTCAACTCATCCTTGGTATTATCCAAATCGAAATCATACAACTCATCAAATGTAAAGTACTTGTTACCCCCAATTACATCAGCCATCACTTCGATATTGCCATAAACCATTGTTTCTTTCTTACTCAATCTAGTATTCATAACGAATCACAGTTTTTAAGGTGTGTCTCACCTTTTTAAAATTAGTAACCTTGTTTCTTAATTACATTGCAAAGATACAAATAATATTTGAAACATGCAAATTATTTAATGTATTTCTTTCATCTTTTAACGCTTATTATATATGTGGGCACGAAATTAACTTTCTGTAGCAGAAAAAGCCAAAGAATCCATGGCATACTCCCTCGCTACTTGCAAGGAATTGTTGGGTGACTAGCGTGGCTGCGCCCTTGCGAATGCTTGGGTGACTTACTACCACTCCCCAATTCGGCAATGCCCTGCCGAAGTATATTCTCAGCTGCGAAGAGGTCTCTAGGATGAACCGCACCACAACTAGGACAAGTCCAAACCCTATCACTCAATGACAGCTTATCATTCTTATAACCACAAGTACAAAGGCGGCTCGAAGGGAAGAATCGGTCAATCTTATGAACCTGAACGCCATGTTTTTTCGCAACGTGTTCCAACTTCACAACGAAATCGCCATGAGCCAAGTCAGACATCTTGCGTCCCCAATTACGCTTCATTCCCTCCAAGTTCAAATCCTCCAAGCAAATCAAGTCATAACGCTTGCACAACTCATGCGCCAGCTTCCACTGGAAATCGGAACGTTTGTTCACAATATCCCGATACAATCGCTCCAATTCCATCTTCTTGCGCTTGCGGTTGTTGCTGCCCTTCTTGCACTTCGAGAGGTTACGAGACCTGCGCCTAAGCTCCTGCAAGTCAGCTTTAAGGAACTGAGGATTGTCAATCTCACGCCCATCGCTCAAAGTCATGTACTTCTTCAAACCAAAGTCGATGCCCACGGATGCACCATCGTGTGACTTTCCGTAAGGCTCGGCTTGCTTATCCAAGCAAAGAATAATGAAGTACTCGCCCAGCTTGTTGCGCTTGACAGTTACCCTCTTTACCTTGCCATCGTAGGGACGGCTTAACGAGAATTTGAAAGACTTCTTTATCTTGTTTATCACTAACTCATTTCCATTGAGGATATAGCCACCTTGTTCAAAAACAAAGGAACAAAATTCAGATGCTTTCTTAAACTTAGGTGGACGCTTCGCATCATGCTTGAAGAAACGCTTGTAAGCAATATCCAATCTATCCAAGATTTCCCTAACGGTATGACTATGCAATAACGTTGGCTTATATCGCTTAGAAAAATGCTTAAACATCGTAAATTTTGGAATGTACTTGCGGTACAGCTTATAGTACCTCTTCTGCAAGGCTAGCGCATGATTCCAAACATAGCAAGCCTCTCGGAGCATCTTATCCAAATGCCTCGTATTCTTTGTCCGATATAACTTGTACTTGTATGAAATCATATTCTTAAATTTTAAACAGTTTTTGAAAGGTGTGTCTCACCGAAATCCACTTGCAAAGATACTAAATTTTCTTCATATACGCAAGGAAATCGGCAAGAACTTTCACCGAAATTCTAATTAAGTGCAGTTTATTGTGTGCCTCACCTTATGTTATGTTACGCTACCTTTGTTAGCGTTTCTTCATCAATCTCTACCCACTGGCAAGCATCCTTGCGAAAGAACACCTTGCTAGGGATTATCTTACCATCGACCTCTAAAACATCACCATTACATTTGAATGTGTGGTTTCGGGTCAATGGTATCAAAAGGTACGTATCACCCTCTTTCTTGTCGTACACAAGCGTCAAATCCGTGCCGATAACCTGTGATACCACCTTGTGCTCATCTGAGCTTAAAACACCAATCTTGCCATCATGCTCAACATAAAGAGCATCCATCAAATTCTTATCCATATCTCTTAAATATTTAATGTTCAAAGTCCGGTGCAGTTTAGCGTGTGCCTCACGAAATCTATTACAAATCACACTCGTATGAGTATTGCTTTTTCAGCTTGTTCAATGCGTTCTCGGTAACGTAGTAGATGTTATCGAAATATTCGCTTTTCTTGATGCTTCGGCTTTCCTTCAGCTCTACCTTGTGATTGAATGTCACTTCGTAGCGGTTTGCGATGCTTGTAATCAAGAAATCGACCTCACGCTTATGTCTGTCCAGATCGGTCTCTTTATACTCTCCACGCTTGATAAATGCGTCCTTGTTCGTCTCTTCGATGGTTGCAACCATGTTGCCCCGCATCACGATAATCTTTGCGCCCATATCTAGTTTCTTTTTAATCGTTAATAACCTTGTTAAGCAACTCTAATTAAGTTGTAGTTCTTGAATTGTCTCCATTCTCCCTTGACCTCATCCCAATACTTGGTGCAGTCCTTGCAAGCGTAACCCTTGCCGTTTGGAGTGTAGTCAATATGACTCTCCATCAAAGTGCCGAAAGCCTGACGAATCTCACCATTCATCTTCTGAAAGTAAAACTCAACAACCTGCTTCTTCATGCGAGCCTTCAGCTTTATTACCTGCCAAGCTTGCTTCAAGCATTCTGTCCAACTCATGTAAGCACCTTTAAGCTGAAATGCTCTGTGAGCCATGTTCATTACTTCTCTCATCATATTCTTGAATGAATTAGCCATAATCAACTAAACGGTTTTACGAGTGCCACTCGGCTGCATAGCAGCATCTAAATGTTATTGTTTCTTGTTTACGTTTGCAAAGATAAACCTATTTTCTTAATTTACCAAATAAAAATCAAACTATTTTCTTAATTTAACCTTTATTAGTAAAGAAAATAGGTTTATTTGCGCATTTTTGCTTATCTTTGCCGAAAAAATAAGATTATGGATATAAAATTACGAATTAAAGACATCTTAAAGGAGAAAGGTATTTCTTCTAAAGAACTTGCAGAAAGCCTTGGCAAAGCACCACAATATATAAGTAATATAATAAATGGTGGCAAAGGTGCATCACTTTCTACACTTAGTGAAATTGCTGATATTCTAAATGTGAATATGAGTGAATTATTTGCACCAACAAAAAAAGAGACAACAAAAACAGATTTCTTCGCCCTCTACAAGCAAGGCGACAAGTGCCAGTACACATCTTCTATAATAGAGGCAGAAGAGATCTTGCAAAAAATAAAGGAGGGGAAATAAAGTTCCTCTCCTTCAAATATCCTAGATTAAACCTCGTTCCTTGAACTCATTCATCAATGGTGTTGCTAATACCTCAATATCTGGATGAGGTTTTCCGGTAGTTCCAAGACTTCTCAGCTCGAAGAAATGCTTCCAATCACTCACGAATGCGGTATGAATCAGCTCCGTATTGGTATCAAGAGGAAGAATAGTTCTCGCATCTTGTGGCTTCAAACCATCATCCTTAACCAAAGACAAATACATCATTTCACATACTCTATTGGCAAACCACCATTTTTCTACCGGACTCCAATGCTCATAACTACCGATGTTCTTTGATAGGTCAACAAATGTTCCACCATCAAAAGACAATGGATTAACCGCATCATCAACGCTAACCCACTTTGGCTTGTTGATAGCAATCTCGCCTCCGAACTTATCTTTACTATAGTTGCAATATCGGGTGCTTTGTTCCGCTACGGAATCTACACGATGTCTGTTAGCCTCTCTACTTACCGCAATCTGAGTAGTAAAGCGGACGGTTATTCGCTTCTCATGCCATTCCGTAGGCTCGCAAATATAGTCCAAATCCTCAAACCAGTTATTTTCAACTATCACTCTGTAGTTGGTTGTGATATAGTAGTCACTGCCAATCTGCATCACCTTTGAATATTTGTTCTCACGATAGTGCTTGACCAATAAAGACTCCGGTACAAAAAAACCTTCTTCATAGGCTACATGGAGGTAAATCGTTCCATGTTCACACATGGCAAGATGATTGCTGCTTACCATACGCTCAACGAAAGGCTTTGCGCTGTCTTTATCTATCTTCATACTTGACGCATAACATGTGCGACCGCACAACTCTATCTGTTTATAAACTCCATCCATGCCCTCACCTTGGGATAGGATTTCATATCTCGGTTCTAATATCTTCATGTCCTTATAAGTTTTAAAATTCGACCACAAAGATAGCTATTATATTCCACTCTACCAAAAATTAGCACTCAGTTTAACAACACTTATCTATATTGTGAAAAACAAAAACTTTCTCCATAAAAAAAGAGGAGAGTGCATCACGCCTTCCCCTCCTTCTCGATTATATATCAATATTACTACAGTTGTTCTAGTGTGTCTCACCGCTTGCAAACATATCTCCTTGACTAGATGGCTTGTAACCGATGATTTCCAACACCTCCACAAACTTGTTGTCATACCACTTTGGAATGGTTTGTCCAGGCACATCCTTGTAGATGTCATTCAAAGCATACTCCAATCCTTTCTCTGTGACGGAATAGTACTTGTGAACCTTGCCGTGCGCACCCTTTCGGGTCTTCTCTTCCAATAAGCCAGCAGCCAATGCCAGCTTATTGAACTTGATGGCTGATAACTCGACACCACGTTCTTTCAATAATTCACTGACTGCGTGCGAAGCACCATTCGGAGCGTGGACGTAATCGGGAACAGGAACACCATAAGGCTCTGCTATCTGGCTCACCAACTGCAAGCGTGCGGCATCACTATATCGCAACGAGTCCATTACCCAATTGGCAACCGTCAACTTATCTTGCAAGAAACTTTGCTGAGGCTTCATTTGCTCGGCTCGCATCTTGGCTTGTACCTGCTCACGATGGTTGATTTCCAACTCCTCCCAACGCAAAACCAACTTCGCTCTTGCCTCGTCATTGAACTTGGTAGCAATATAAAGACTCTCACGTTTGGTAAGGTAATAGCAAGGTCGCTCTTGACCATTTGCATCAAGATAATACCCCAAGGAAAAATTTCCCTCGGCTACCTTCTTCCAAGGCTCTTCCATCTTGCGAATAGCTTTTAATACATCTGCATGAGGCTTACCTGCCAACTCCGCAATTTCCAACGAGGTAATTCTCTCTTCTCCATCACCTGTCATACCAGATTTCACACTGCCCGATGGGAACACTGGCGGATTCACCATCATTCGGTTTACATTTTCTGTCATAGTAACTCCAAATTTAAATTGTTAATAATTACATTTGGCTGTGGTGGAAACGAAAAGCCCCATCCGCTAAAGTCACGAGTGCGGACAGGGCTTGTGTCACTCATCCACTATTGTAGAGCGATGGACGGAATGACGACACTCCACGCTTGGAGTTAATGAAATAATATCTTTAATATAAATTATTAATTATCTCAAATATCAGTCAGTCGTGCGCTCTACTTCACAACCTTGTTATTTCGGTTGCAAAGTTAATACTTTTCTCTTTAACTTGCAAACGCTTTAGTGTTTTATTTAAAACGTTAACGTTTGTTTTACTTTGGAGGACTTCTGTCCTCGCCAGCACGACCAGCTATCGTGGCACGTTGCTGCACATTACTTCTTCTTTCCATTATTCACGGAATTTAATTGTTAAACATCAAAGATAATGTGCAGTTGTTTCGGTGTGCCTCACCTTATATATTGTTACGCTACCATTGATAGCATTTCTTTTGATTGCATCTGAATCCATTGGCAACCATTCTTTCTAAAAAAGATGTCCGAATCGAACCGCTTGCCATCCACAATGATGTGGCTACCCTTGCACTCGAACTTGTGGGCTTGGGTCAATGGTATCAAAAGGTATGTATTACCCTCTTTCTTGTCGTACATAAGCGTCAAATCCGTGCCGATAACCTGTGATACCACCTTGTGCTCATCTGAGCTTAAAACACCAATCTTGCCATCATGCTCAACATAAAGAGCATCCATCAAATTCTTATCCATATCTCTTAAATATTTAATGTTCAAAGTCCGGTGCAGTTTAGCGTGTGCCTCACGAAATCTATTACAAATCACACTCGTATGAGTATTGCTTTTTCAGCTTGTTCAATGCGTTCTCGGTAACGTAGTAGATGTTATCGAAATATTCGCTTTTCTTGATGCTTCGGCTTTCCTTCAGCTCTACCTTGTGATTGAATGTCACTTCGTAGCGGTTTGCGATGCTTGTAATCAAGAAATCGACCTCACGCTTATGTCTGTCCAGATCGGTCTCTTTATACTCTCCACGCTTGATAAATGCGTCCTTGTTCGTCTCTTCGATGGTTGCAACCATGTTGCCCCGCATCACGATAATCTTTGCGCCCATATCTAGTTTCTTTTTAATCGTTAATAACCTTGTTAAGCAACTCTAATTAAGTTGTAGTTCTTGAATTGTCTCCATTCTCCCTTGACCTCATCCCAATACTTGGTGCAGTCCTTGCAAGCGTAACCCTTGCCGTTTGGAGTGTAGTCAATATGACTCTCCATCAAAGTGCCGAAAGCCTGACGAATCTCACCATTCATCTTCTGAAAGTAAAACTCAACAACCTGCTTCTTCATGCGAGCCTTCAGCTTTATTACCTGCCAAGCTTGCTTCAAGCATTCTGCCCAACTCATATAAGCACCTTTAAGCTGAAAGGCTCTGTGTGCCATATTCATCACTTCTCTCATCATATTCTTAAATGTAGTAGCCATAATCTTTCAATTTTAAACGTTAAACTTAAATTACTTACTTTGCAAGTCCGATGCTCTCACGCAAGAAGCTCTTAGCCTCATCGTTGTTCATATTGAGCTTTATTGTTATCATATTCAACATTCTATCAACATCTTTTTGGGTGTTCATTCTGTTGCTTACGAACTCTATCATAACGAACTTCTGAATCAAGTTTCTTCTTATCATTGAAGTAGTCATATTGCTATACCGTTTTACGAGTGCCGACTCGGAGGTGCAACCTCAGCTAAATTAATAATGTTATTGTGACCTTTGTTTCTTAATCACGATGCAAAGGTAACATATTTACGTTACACTACCAAATATTTTAGAAAGAAAATGTAACGTATTTAAGTTAATTAACAGATGTTTATTTGTAACGTACTATTCTTTAAACTTCGTTAATACTTTTACGTATATATGCTACATTTCAAATATTATTCTTATCTTTGCAAGAAAATATCAATGTAACGTATTACGTATTATGAGATTTAAAGATGTTCTTAATAAATATGGTGTAACGCAACAAGACTTAGCAGACCGGATGGGTATGAATAGAGTTTCGGTTTCTCGTTTACTTAGCGAGAAAAACGACTTGCGTATATCAACTATCGAAAAAATAGCAAACGCTATAGGCTGTCCTGTAGCAGAATTGTTTGATAAGCAGAACAAAGTAGATGCTATGAGTGATTTCATCGCCCTAATAAAACAAGGTGGTGAGTTGTATTCCGCATCGTCCATTGCTGAGGCTAGGGACGTGCTGGACAAGTTGGAAAGTGTTAAGTAACGTAAGGAACATTCCTTGCAAGTATTAATAATTAAAACTTTTACGGCTATGAATGATTTTTTCAATTTGAGAGGTACAGCGGTATTCCGTGTTCTCTCGTTAATTAGTACAGTAGCACTATGGTTAACTATATTATTGTTTGCCATCGGCTTGATGATGGGCTTCTTTGGAGAGCAGGAGACGAAGGCGATAGGATGGGCAATGGTTGGATTCTCAATCTCTTCCTTTATCTCTTGCCTATTCATGTTCGGCTTCTGTTACCTGATTAAGATAGCTAAGTCTTACGACAAGGACAAGCAGGAGGATAATAAGGAAATAGTATTCCAATACAAGGGTTACAAAGGCACTTTCACAAAGGATGACAATACTGGAAGGTTTGATGGCCACATCATCGGGACAAGCTATTCCTACTCTGGCTACAGCCTTTCAGAGACAGAACTTGCATTTCAAGCGAGAGTTGACGAATTACTGGAAGAAAAGAAACTATAAAAAAGAAAGAGGAGCGCATCATACGTTCCTCTTCTTTGTTTACAATCTACTCATCTTATCTTTCAATTCGTGTATATCATTGAATGCTTGCAACATAGGCTTATGCCATCGCTCTTGTCGCTCATCAATCGACTGCAAGTACATCAGACTTTGGGCAAGAATAGTTCTTCCCTCATCAACGGCTAACCAAATATTGCCTACATTACCCATAATAGTATTCACGCTAGCCGTCAACAAGCTACCCTCTGTACCACCATCACGAGCAGCAATAGCATCCAACTTGGTATTTATGAGTTTTGTTTCCTCATACGTTCCCTCCGTAGCGATCTGCACCGCAGTGAAACGACCATTCAACTCATCGCCTGTGTCTTGACTCATTGATTCAAAAGAACCGGAAGAAGCGGACTGCTCGTAAGATTGTTTGTAACCCGTAATATCAGCAATATTATCACGAATAGCCAAACCCTCTTGAACTATCTTGTCATACTCTTCTTTAAGATTATTCAATTCGGTTGGCGTGAGCTTCCTTCCTCCATTCTCTTTCATCTTGTTTGCCCAGCTCTCATAAAGAGGCTTAAGCTTTTTATTCATAAGGTCTCCCAAAGCGAAGTTGAGCATCGACTGGTTGAGCATTGTAGTGAAGTCATTAGAAAAATCCTTTGCAGACTTACTCATATCCATAAGGTTGTTTATGAAGTCACTCTTCATCGAATCAAAGGTTGTTTGAGTCAAATTCTCATTGATTTGCTCCGTCAACTCCTCTAGTTTGCCCGCCAGTTCTGTATATTGCTCCCAATATTCCGTCTTATCATACTTGCCTTGGTCGGTCATATTCTTCCATACATCCGCATTATGTGTACGAATGTCAGCCATCTGCTCTGGAGTGAGCTTGTATATATCCTCCAAGGAATTAACCTTGTTTATCGAAGAATTAGTATAACCACCCCTTATCTTACTTTGCTCAGCCAAAGTCTTATTGATTGCCGCATAATCTTGTGCAGAAAGATTCCAATAATAAGCATTTGAATGGTGTGCCCCATGATACCCCATCTGTGTTTTGAGAATATCCATCGTTTGGGTGTTAACCTGTTTTTGAGCATCGTAAGCAGCATTATAGTTGCTGACGGCTGTATAACCGGAAGATTTGTCAATAGACTCTTTTAACTTATCAATGGAATACATCAATCTGTCATTGCTCTCGGTCAGCTCTTCAGTTTTCTTCGCAACTTCTGCACCATTACCTCCACCAATACCGAACATCTTGCCCAACGAACCAATGGTTTTTATTCCATTCATAGCTGCGCCTATGTAGTTTCCGCTTGCAAAATCAGAAAAGGCTTGTGTTCCACTGTTCAATGCATCCATTCCGTTATTCACAGCTTTACCAAAGCCTGTGTTTCCGAGACCCAAAGCATCGACTAATCCAGGAAGGTCTTTCAGTTTCTCTTGGATTTTTCTTAACCCCTCAGCCCTTTCCTCGATAGTATCGTGCAAGCTCTTCTTTGCGGCATCCTGCTTTACCTTGGCTTCTTCCTGTGCCTTTCCAACTTCCTTTGTTGCCTTTCCAACCTTAACCTCTGAAACCGCCAAATCATCAAAAAGCTTACGTAACTTCTCCGTTTGGCTTACACTGAGATTCTTGGTAGAACCCATAAGTTTTTCCTTATTGGCAGAAGTGATATTACTGGTATCTATGTTAACCCCACTTTCAGCAAACACGCCTTGGATTTTTCTCCTTTGGCTCATATTATCAGCCTTGGCATCAAACTCCCCCTTTCTAGCTTGTGCCAATCGGTCTTGCGCATCCTTCGCCTCATCAATAAGCCTACGGTGTTCACGGACTGCATCATTAACCAATCCCCATCTATCCTTCTGCTCGGAAATCGCATCATCAATCTTGTAGATTTGGTCAGATACGGTTTTCATGTCATCAATTTCCAACGTACCCGAACCAAGCAACTCCTTCATCTTCTTGCGAAGGTCTTCAAGATAAGGAATACTCAATCGGTTCATATCCTGAAAGACAACATCCCAATTGATAGAATCCTTGAAATCCGAAAAATTCAACTTCTTCAACTGGTCGTTCATCTCCATTTCCGCACTCGCTGCACCAAAAGTATCACCTTTCTCTCTAGCAAGGTCTATCTTGTCCGTGTATTCTTTCAGAATAGCATAACGTTGTTGTTCTAAGCTGCCGTATTGCTTCATGAAATCCAACATGTCCTTAATCTCTGCTTGCTGGATTTCCTTCAGCTTTAATTGCCTCTGTTTCTCAATCAAGGCAATTTGGTCTTCAGAGTTCTGTCCAATGGTCTTTCCTAGATGATTACCCTTGTCGTCAACCATTTGTGTGCCCAATACCTCTTTGCGGTATTCCGCATCAGACTTACCCTGTTTCCACATGTTGGCTTTACGACCTTTTCCCGAATTTACCCAAACAATTTGGTCTTTCTTCTTCTTAGCCTCAACGAGTTTGTCAATCGAATCCTCTATAGCCTTTTTCTCCTTGTCTGAAGACATATTAATTTGAGCAATCTCCTTTTCAGTCTCATTTTTAATCAATTCCGTTCTTCGCTTTGACAACTCATCGCTGGCTTTCTCCGAATAGGATGAAATAGACTTGGAGTAGTCCTCCTCTGCCTTGCGCTTGTTGCCAGCCATCGTTTCCTTTTGATTTGCTTCACGCTCTGCCTTAGTAGCCGCACGTTCCGCTTCACGTTTTTTCTTAGCTTCAGCAGCAAGGCGTTTCTTTCTCTGAGCCTCGGTCTCGGTTGGCGTACTCTCTACCTTTTCCCCCTTGTATTGAAGCCCTCGGTTTTCATTATAAATAGTCCAATAATCCTTATTAATTCCACCAAACTTCTTTGTTGTATCTCCCGGCTTATGGGTTTTCAACCATGACAATCTTGCTCTTGCACTTTCTACTCTTTGGCTCTGAGACATATTCTTAATCCAAGCTGGCAATGATTTATCATCATAATCCACCTTGATTTTCATATGATAAGTTCTCTCGCAAATCTTTCGGATTTCATCCATTTCAACAGCCATTTCCTTAAATGACTTTTTCGCCAACCTGTTACGTTCGGCATTTTCCATTGTACTACCTGAAAGCTTATTGATAGCATCCCTGGTTTTCTCTACTGCCGCTCTTGCCTTATCCTCCGCATCAAGAGACTTTTGCTTATTTACATTGGCACGTGTGCTTGCTGCAATATAGCTATATGTCTCAGCGGTTATTTCTGCTATTTGTTCTTTTGTCAGCTTCAGATTGAGATAGTACGCTTCAATATCCTTGTATACATTTCCAGATACCCCTCGTAGCTTTTCTACTGTTTCTTTGTACTTGTTAGTCCTTTTATCCAATCCATCAATTTCACCTTGCAGCTTCGCCATTTTATCCAAATCTTCTTGGCTTACCACCATAGTCGCCATCCCTGCTTGTTCCTTGGTAAGAACACCATCCGTGTCATTTATGAAATTCGTTTTAGCTTTATCCTTATCGTTCTTGTATGTATCATAAATCTGCTGTATAGCATTTTGATGTTCCATTGCCACCGTTTGTTCCTCAATAACACCTATCAGATCTTCCTTATGCTTTATAAGCTCTTGTACCTTTGAAGCTTCGTTTTCGGACTTCATAATTGTTTCATCGAGCTTTACGCCAAACTCTTCGTATGCGTTTTTCAATGCATCTATCGTGTCTTTATGACTTTCCGCATCCTTTCCATCCCCTAAGATAGCAAACAATGCACGAACCTTTGCACTTGCCTCGGATGCTTTATTACCTAAATTTGTTGCCTTTGTCGCAACATCTTCTGTTTCGTCACCAAACATAGAGAATACAGAAATAGCTGTGCTCACTAAAGTAATGACAGTTGTCAATGGATTTGCAAGCATTGCAGCCCAAAGACTACGCAAGCTTGTTGTCAAAGCATTAGTTGCCCAAGAAAAAGCCGATTGAGCCAAGGTTGCTGCCTTTGTACCAACTGACATCATACCAGTAACAAAGGAATTGCGTTGCTTCGCACTTGTATTCACGTTTTGAGAAGCCGTATTCGCTCCGGTAGCCACAGAATTAACATTCTCTGTGGTTGTGTTTGCCACATTTGATGCAGATTGTCTTGTGGTAGCTCCGGTATTAGCGTTTCGTGCCGTTGAGTTGGCATTTTCTGTTGACGTGTTCCCTTGTTTAGCAGCAGTATTTGCATTAACCGCAGCCGTATCGCCCTCTTTTACCGCAACACCCTCATTCACCAGCTTGTTTATCTCGTCCGCACTAGCTCCAGTTTCTCCATAGATTCGGTTTTCCTCCTCTATAGCTTGATTAAGCTCTTGGGTTACACCTTTAAGGTCTTCTTGCATACCCAATACTTTTTGGTCTGCGATATATGCCTTTTGGGAAGCCTCATAACTCTTCTGCTTGAGGTCGTTCAACTTTTGCTGCTCAGCTACATATTGATTTACTGCTTGGTCTCGTAATTTCAAATCATCACCAAAGCTATCATCATAACCGCCCAAATCAGTCACGTTTTGGTATGAAGACTTTACCTGCTCCTTTTTTGCGGCTACAAGTTCTTCTTGCTTCTTGATTTGAGCACCGATTTCCTCAACAATTCCATGTTGTTCCCTTGCCTCTTCTTTGGCTAATTCGATGCTTGCTTCTGCCTGTTTTTTCTTTTCCTCTATAGCATTGGTGTTAAGAATAGCCTTACCCAAAGGAGTATTGTTAGCCTCGTCTATAGCGGCTTTCTTTGCAGCCTTTGCGTTAATTTCAGCAGCCATTTCCGCATCGGCTCTCTTCTGTCGTGCAGCTTCCTCTTCTATTTCTTTTGTCCGCTTTGCGTTCTCATACTCCATGCGTTCATTATCAGCAGCCTTTTGCTGGGCAACCAATAAATCTCGCTTTGTTTGGAGTTGTTGAGCCATCTGCTCGGTGATAAGACCCTCGTTTCTCGCCATCTCAATTTGCTTTGAGACGATTTCCTCAGTCTTATCATCACCGATGTTTGACGTATCGGCTATAGCATCACCTAAAGCCTTGTACCTATTTGCCCGATACTGCTTGGTGTCTTTACCATTTAAGGAACGGAAGTTGTTTTCTTGGTCTCTTGCCTCTCCTAACTTAGAATCAAGTTCCTCTGTGATTGATGCCATTGTCATAGCATTCTGAACCTTCTGAATGCTTGCCGCTGCCATTAAGCCAGCTTTGTAAGTTCCGACCATAACAGCCGCTGAACCAATAACTTTAACCAAAGTTTCCCAATTCTCTATCAGAGAAGATATTAAGTCAAGACCTGTTCCAAAGATTCCTTGCGACTTCTTGCCGAGTTCGTTAAACATCTGATCAACGCTATCGCCAATGTTAGACCATTTTCCTTGCAAGGTTGTGGATTGCTTTTCCATCAGACCTCCAAACTTTCCGCCCTCTTCGGTCATGTTGATGATAGCTTTCTTCACCAAATCAGCTCCGACCTTTCCATCTGTAACCGCTTGCTGAACCTCTTGGGTTGTCTTGCCCATGATTTTACCAAGCTCCTCAGCCATTGGGATGCCTCTGCCCATAAACTGACGCAAGTCCATCGTGTACATGCGGCCTTGGCTCATTGTTGTACCATACAAATACACCAAATCGTTCAACGGAACGTTCAGACCTGCCGAAATATCTCCAAGATGAACAAGAATGTCATTAACCTCATTTGCAGCCGTACCATAAGCCAACAACTGCTTTGCCCCATTTGTTATCGAACTCATGTCGAAAGGAGTCTTCGCAGCCGTTTGAACAAGTTGGTTCATCAATGCTCCTGCTCTCTGCTCACTACCAAGCATAGTAGTGAATGAAATTTCAAGCTGTTGGAATTGTGAACGAACATTAAAGATGTGTTCTGCCAATTGTTCAAACCCCAGGCCACCTACGAGGCTCATTGCTAATTGCTTTGCATCACCACCGAGACGATTAAATAAAGATGTTGCACCCTCACCGACAGTAGGAACTTTCTTCATTTCCTCAATCATTCCGACAAAGGCATCAGTCATCACCTTTACGTTATCAGTAGTTGCACTCGAAGAACCCGAATAGCGGACATACTCTGCTTGCATGTTTTGCAATTCGATTCTTGCCTGCTTACCTAATCCGGTTAGATTCTCATAACGCCTTTTCTCATCATTGAGTATATTGGAATTTTCGCTTATATCACGATTAAGGATTGTTGAAGTGCCAATATCTAAGCCTCCTTTACGAAGTTTAGACTGCATCTTTGCAATCTCAGAAGAAAGTCTTTCTATCTTTCGCCTGGACGAGTCGGCTTGCAATTCAAAAGCATATGTTTCTCTTGTCAAAGATTGCATTTTCTTGGCATAATCACTGCTCATCACCAAAGCATAGCGAGACATTGCGGAACTAAGTTCTGTCACCTTTTGCTTTTGCTCTGCATATTTGTCCGTCAGGTCTTGAACCACCGCCTTGTCTGTCGCCTTTGTTGTTTTCAGTAACTCACCACGCAATCTTTCAAGCTCTTGCTTGGCTTGCTTGATTTGGTCGAAATTCGCTTTGATATTAAATTCTAGCTGTGCCATCCTTATATGTTTTTATTGGCAAAATTAGCTAATATTCAAAGGAATAACGAAAGAATTAATGTGTGCTATTTCACAAAAAATTTAAGTGCAAAGATTAAGGTTGGGTACAAAAAAAGAGCCTTCCACATTCACATGCAGAAGGCTCTGAGTTCTTTATCTATTGCAACAATGAAGCCACACGCCTAAAAGGTAGCGGCTACCAAATCTTTTTTTATTTCATTCATGCAATGCGCCAAACGTTCATAAGTTTTCTCGCCAGCTTGCTTTATGCCTTTACTATACTGACGCATCAATGAAGGATTGACACCTGCTCGTTTTGCAATCTCTGACACATTGAGGAAAGAGAAATAATTAAAGAAAGATTGCAAGTCATACTTGTATTCAAATTCAACGTCAGGAAACACTTCTCCATTCTCTTTTGCATCCACTTTTGCCAACGCCAAACAATCCATTAAATCTTGCTTCGCAGCGGCAACAGTTTCTCCACAAGAGTTTAAACCAACCTTACCTATGCCATCTTCGGTATGACACCAAAAAGACCCATCCTTGGCTTGTTCTACAATAACTTTAATCTTCTTCATATATATATTCGTTTATCTTCTCAATAAAAAAGAGTCCTTTAAGCAATGAAGAGAGAAAGGTGGGGATTACTCCCCAACCAATTCTCTTAGAATACTATGAGCGGTGCCTGTGGCGACCTCTCTAGCGTGTCTTGGCACGAATTGAGACTTTCCCGTTTTAGGATTAGTCCATTTTTCATGTCCCGAACCTTGTCGAGACAGGAAGCATCCCGCTTCTCTCAGTCTCTTAATCAATTCGCTTTTCTTCATTGTTACAAGAACTCTTTTGTCCTTAAGACAATGCAAAGATATAACATATTTGTTATACAACCAAATTCTATGGTAACATTTTTGTTATATTAACCACAATTAACAAAAAGAGCCACCCCAAAGGATGGCTCTCCATACTGTACTATACTTTACTATACCATACTGCACTTTACCCTACTACACTAGACTTCACCGCACTCCACTACACTTCACACCACTTTTCTGTTGTACACTGCACTTCATTTAATGACTTCTTGCTTATAAAGCTATTGCCTTATGTATAAACGTAGCTACCAATATCGCTAATGTAGAGAATGCAATATGGAAGCTACAAAACCATTTCTGATTTCGTTTGCAAAGGTAAGCATAATTTCTGAAATACGCAAATTATTTAGTGTATTTCTTTATTCTTTTAAGCTTTATTTTCTTTTAGAAACCTATTTTTAAAATTACACCTTATTATATTATCAGTCTTGTAATGTGGCAAACAAACCATTTCTAAACTAAAACTGTTAATATCCTAAGTTTACGACACTCCAAGAGCCATCACTATTCTTCTTGACAACACCATGCAAATCAACAAATTTCTTCTGACCACTATAGGTAGAGCGCAAAGAATAAGAAACAGTTACCTCATTTCCACTAACACTTTCTTTTTTGACCTTGAAGACATTTGAACTTTCTGCACCTACTGAACTCATCGCATTACTTACATTCCATTCTCTTTGCAAAGCATCCTCGATTGCGGATAAGTCTTCATCAGAAACATATATATCACTTTCTGAATTGCTCGTTGTAATTGCCTTCTCATATTCCTCTACATTTTCTTCACTCCCATTTCTTATTACATAAACGTAATGTTGTGTTTTTATATCCTTAACACGAAATTCCGTAAGCGTCCAATCTAGTGGATTTTCTATAGAAACCGTAATATCTATATGATATTCATATTTTCCCTTTGCTCCATTTATTGTGCCATCTAAGACTCCATCGTCCATAAAATATCCCCAATTATAATTGCTGTCATAATTGTTAATTTTACTTTTGGCTAAAGTATAGTTTGAACCGAAATATTTCTTTAAAACTACATCACGTTTTGCCTTACATGAATCATTACACATAATCTTATCTATATATTTGTTACGTGCAATCTGCTCCTCTATAGTAGGTTGTTTGTTCTTATTTCCACATCCACTGCACACCATCAACAAGGGAATGGCTGCAACAATTGCAATGATAATTTTCTTCTTCATAATCACATACTTTTAATTATTGAACTTTGTGGGGAACACCCCACGTTACTTAACTCTTTCCAGTTTATCCAGCACATCCCTAGCTCCAACTATGGATGATGCGGAATACTAATATGCAAAAGTACATCTTTTATACGAAACTACCATTGTTCATCTTTATATTTAACTATCATTATACTATCTGTTATATTTTGTTATAATAACCTTTATTGCATTAATATACTTGCAAGTTATACTAAAAAGTCGTATCTTTGCATCCGATTTCCACATTATAGGAATAATAGCTTAATTTTAGAGCGTGAGACACACGTTAAAAACTGAAAAGAAAAAACAAATGGAAGAGATTATTAAGATTTCAGAAAAGGACGGACAAAGAGCCGTTAACGCAAGAGAGCTTCATGCTTTCTTGGAGAGCAAACAAGAGTTTGCCAATTGGATTAAGGGACGTATCGACAAATATGGTTTTGTTGAGAATCAAGACTATGAGGTTTTTGACAGATTTATCAAAAACCCCCAAGGTGGAAGACCGACAATTGAGTATGCGCTTTCCCTTGATATGGCAAAAGAGTTGTCAATGGTAGAAAATAACGAGAAGGGAAGAATGGCACGAAAGTACTTTATCGAGTGCGAGAAGGTTGCCACTAAACAAACAACACTTCTCGAAGATAAACTGAAGGTTATAGAGTTTTCTGCCAAGTTCCTCAATCTTAATGATGCAAGCAAGCTAATGATGTTGAAGTCTGTTACAGACCCACTTGGATTGCCAACTCCCGATTATGTAGATGATAAAGGAATTTTCCATTCAGCAAGCGAGTTACTGAAAGAGCATGGCGTGGAGATTTCCGCACAAGCGTTTAATAAGTTACTTGAAAAGGAAGGATTGCTGCAAACCTTATATCGTAAGTCTTCTAAGGGCAAGATGAAGCCTTACAAGAATATCACGAAAAAGGGATTGGCTTTTGGGGAAAACAAACGAAACCCAAGCAATCAGTCGGAGACACAACCTGCTTGGTATGATGATAAATTCGATGAGGTTTTGAAGATTGTAGGCTTATTGTAGAGGAATATATTTGAAACTATTTTAAATACGATAAACAGGAAGCCGTTCATACTTTAATGAATAGTGAATAATTCACAGAAGGTATTGATTATAAGGTTTTTGCCAAAAATGGCGAAAACCCACAAGGAGGAAGAATAGAAGAGTTAAAGGAGAGGAATGCTATTTCCCCTCCTTTTTTTGTTTTCTTAGGAACGGACGCAAATCTGCGTTGGTTGCATTATTGCTTATCCACATGCAAGGCTATTGGCTTTCCACAATGGGGACAAATAAGGGAAGTGCCCTGCTGGTCGTTTTCGTCCGCTACAAGTTCTGAGAGAGATACACCTATTATATTAGCAATCTCTTGGAGCTTTTCAATACCAGGATTGTTATTTAATGTAGAAGATAATGCACCTTGACTAACGCCAATACCCCCTCTTTGGTTTTTTACCAATGCCGCAACCTGCGAAATAGTAAAACCTTGTCTCTTGATTACTTTTTGAATGTTCATATCTAATATATTAAATGTTATTATGGGTGCAAAGATATGAAAAGTTTTTGAAACTACCAAATAAAAATACTAAAAACATCTAAGAAATTAGATTTTAGTTAATAAACCTTTCAAAAACTTAGATAATTGTTAACATTATGTTAAATATCTAAGATTTTAAATAAAACATTTGGCGATATCTAAGAAATTAGTTACCTTTGCATACGTAAACAAGAAACAATAACTATTAGATGCTGCTATGCAGCCGAGTGGCACTCGTAAAACCGTTTAGTTGATTATGGCTAATTCATTCAAGAATATGATGAGAGAAGTAATGAACATGGCTCACAGAGCATTTCAGCTTAAAGGTGCTTACATGAGTTGGACAGAATGCTTGAAGCAAGCTTGGCAGGTAATAAAGCTGAAGGCTCGCATGAAGAAGCAGGTTGTTGAGTTTTACTTTCAGAAGATGAATGGTGAGATTCGTCAGGCTTTCGGCACTTTGATGGAGAGTCATATTGACTACACTCCAAACGGCAAGGGTTACGCTTGCAAGGACTGCACCAAGTATTGGGATGAGGTCAAGGGAGAATGGAGACAATTCAAGAACTACAACTTAATTAGAGTTGCTTAACAAGGTTATTAACGATTAAAAAGAAACTAGATATGGGCGCAAAGATTATCGTGATGCGGGGCAACATGGTTGCAACCATCGAAGAGACGAACAAGGACGCATTTATCAAGCGTGGAGAGTATAAAGAGACCGATCTGGACAGACATAAGCGTGAGGTCGATTTCTTGATTACAAGCATCGCAAACCGCTACGAAGTGACATTCAATCACAAGGTAGAGCTGAAGGAAAGCCGAAGCATCAAGAAAAGCGAATATTTCGATAACATCTACTACGTTACCGAGAACGCATTGAACAAGCTGAAAAAGCAATACTCATACGAGTGTGATTTGTAATAGATTTCGTGAGGCACACGCTAAACTGCACCGGACTTTGAACATTAAAGATTTAAGAGATATGGATAAGAATTTGAAGGATGTTCTTTACGTTGAGCATGATGGCAAGATTGGCGTTTTAAGCTCAGATGGTCGCAAGGTGGTATCACAAGTTATCGGCACGGATTTGACGCTTGTGTATGACAAGAAAGAGGGTGATACGTACCTTTTGATACCATTGACCCGAAACCACAAGTTCGAGTGTAAGGGTAGCCACATCATTGTGGATGGCAAGCGGTTCGATTCGGACATCTTTTTTAGAAAGAATGGTTGTCAATGGATTCAGATGCAATCAAAAGAAATGCTATCAATGGTAGCGTAACAAAATATAAGGTGAGGCACACCTGAACAACTGCACATTATCTTTGATGTTTAACAATTAAATTCCGTGAGCAATGGAAAGAAGAAGTAATGTGCAGCATCATGCCACAATGGTTGGTCGTGCTGGCGAGGACAGAAGTCCTCCAAAGTAAAACAAACGTTAAGGTTTTAGATAAAACACTAAAACGTTTGCAAGTTAAAGAGAAAAGCATTAACTTTGCAGCCGAAAGTAATAATGGTTGTGAAGTGAGAGAGCACGACTGGCAAAAGTTGGAAATAATTAATATTTAATATATTTTCATTTGCTCCAAGCGTGGAGCATCGTCATTCCGTTCATCGCCTTACATAAGTGGACGGTTGACACAAGCCCTGTCCATCCTCTCTCACAATATGGTGGATGGGGCTTTTCGTTTCCACCACAGCCAAATATAATTATTAACAAATTAAGAAATGAAAGATTTTTTAGAAAAGAATTTGAATGATGCACCCATGCTGGGAGCATTTGTAAATCAGAGTGATGAAATCAAGGTTGAAGGCTTTGAACTCATCAAGGTAGAAGAACGTGATGGTAAGCAAGCCATCAATGCAAGAGAGCTGCACCAAAAGTTGGGTAGCAAGTATCAATTTGCGAATTGGATTCAAGAGCGTATTGAAAAGTACGGATTCGTTGAAAATCAAGACTATGAGGTTTTTAAGGAAAATCTTAAAAACTCAAAAGGTGGCAGACCAAGCAAGGAGTACGCCCTATCTTTAGACATGGCGAAGGAGTTGTGTATGATTGAGAACAATGAGAAAGGTAGGATGATTCGCAAGTACTTCATTGAGGTTGAGAAAAAGGTAAGAATGCAGAGTGTTCCATCTTTGCCCGATTTCACCAATCCGGCTATAGCAGCAAGAGCTTGGGCTGACCAGTTCGAGAAGAACCAAGTGCTGACCTTGGAGAACAAGCAACAGAGAGAGGAACTTGCCAAGGCATCGCAGGAGATTGTCGGACTGAGCGCACAGATTACAACAATGAAGCCTAAGACTACTTACTTCGATGTGATGATGAAGAACAAGAGCACAAGCGTGATTACATCAATGGCGCAGGATTACGGAATGAGTCCGCAAGCATTCAACAAACTGTTGCATGAGCATGGTATCCAGCACAAGGTTTCTGACCAATGGGTCTTGTACCGCCAATATTTGGATAAGGGATATGTGAATAGCGAGCCAGTGACCATTACGCACAATGATGGAAAACAAACCATCAAATACAACACGAAATGGACTCAAAAAGGGCGTTTCTTTCTCTATGAGTTCCTAAAGGAGAAAGGTATCTTACCTTTGATTGAACGAAATAATAATGGTGAGACACACTAGGACAACTGTAAAAGCCCCAATCTCGTTAGAGGTTGAGGCTTTATTTATTTTTACATTTACATCTTATCTAACCCTTAGAACAACAAACACTTTTGCGCTAATTTTCAATGACTTGTATTTTTATTACAAAAGTATTGTTATTTTACATTTTGGCTTCATTATACTCATAATCCCAGAGGAATAACTTGCCTTTGACGTTTCTAATCGGCTCATCGAACAATTTAGCATTCTTCAAGAACCAATGATATTGGAAATCTTCAGCAAATGCATCCGGATAAGCCTCATGATACTGAATATCATCCAACTCTACGCTGCCGATAATGGCTGACGTTGGCAAGTCTTTGAAGTCTGGAATAACAATACCATGCTCTTGGCAATATTTCTTCATTGCGCTCTCCTGCCATCCGTCAAGTTTTTCGGGTTTGGCTTGGCTAGCATGAATAAGGAAACGACCACGGAACTTTCTATTCCATGTTCTGTTCTCAATGGTCTTGCAGCCGATAGCGATTAACCAAGCATACGGCTGACGAATTGATAATACTTTCATAAGCTCATTGTTTTATTATTTGCATCCGCAAAGGTAACAAAAACCTTCGAGAAATACAAGGAAACTCTAATTTATTTTCATGTTTTCTAAAAATAATCTTGAAATAGCTTGCATCCTACAGGCGGTAAGAGGTTAGATCCTCTTCCGTCTTTTCTTTGAGATTCTGTCCCAATCCGGTTTAAGCACATCCATTGAGCCGACCATCGCCTTGTACTTGTCTCCAAGTTCACCCTCGTTCATAGATGAACGGAAAGTGTACATCTTGTATCGTTCATGCTCAGGAACATATAATCCTACCATCAAGGAACGGATACCATCCACCTCCTGCTCCGGAGCTATCAATACAAGCCCCTCGTTCATGCTTTCCAACTTGAAAATCTTTGAGGTGACAACCTCATAATAATCTAGTACATCCATATTCTTGTCTCCTATAATTAGTTTGTACGCTCAAGTACTTCAATATACTGGATAGAACTACAATCAATATATTTACGTGTAAACACTACTGTACTTCCACTTCCAATCATAAGTGTTCTGTTCTTTGTATTGCAATTGAAAGATGTTTCAATACCAACACCATTGAAGTCGAAACTTATTTTTGCTCCACCTACCAAGTTGATATTTCCTCTAAGACCTTTATTCTCGGCTTCGCCTAATATCACATTCACATGACCTGCATCCATATTCTCCTATAATTAATTGTTAAACACCTTCTCTAATAAAGATACGTATGATAGAGTCACTATCAATGTAATCTCTGTTTCCGTTCTCACCAAGTATAGTTATCAAATGCTTTTTTTGTTATAAAGAACATCGGCAGTAAAATCAAATAACTTTGATTTGCTAAAGTTTGCATGAGTTAACTGCCCATTAGAGAGTGAAATACCTGCAATGCAACCGCACTCCTTTGCATCATCTAAGATGTCTTTGATAATCTTAATATCCATAGTCTTATTACTTTACTTCTCGTTCTACAATATCGAAATTATCCCACGTCTCTCCTTCGCTGTCTGAGATATGAAAGAAAGAATCTGAGATATTGTATAGATAATCATCGCAATCCAAAACTCGCTTGTAATTCTCCAAAGTGTTCATTCCTTTGTGTCTTATCGCCTTTCTAGCCTTATCTCTGGTATCGAAGACTTCTGCATCAGTTTCAACAGCTTCACCTAATCCATGTTGGTATGAAGAAATTACTACATATACTTTCATAGCTTAAACTCCTTATTTATTACGCAACCTTAGATAATGTTTCTTCATCAATCTCAATCCATTGGCAAGCATCCTTGCGGAAAAAGATTTCACTCTTAATATGCTCACCATCCACATCAATACTATTACCCTTGCAAACAAAAGTGTGGTTCTTTGTCAAAGGTACAAGAAGGTACGTTTTACCCTCTCTTTTGCGTTCTACAAGCGTTTTGTCCGTCCCAAGGATAACTGATACCCTTTCGTCCTTATCGTCCTTTAGAACGCCTATTTTATCCGTGTGCTCGATATAGAGCACATTCAGAAAATTCTCATCCATTTTCTTTTGCATTAATCATTATGTTATACTTCTTCTTGTTAACACCTCGTTTAACGGCTTCAGAGAGCAAAGTCAAAGCTAATGCTTCATCCTTTACTTTCAAAGCCTTCAAGGTATCTCTTTTGACGTAGCGGCTCTCATCGACCTCACACAATGGTACGTAGCCTTTGTGCTTGAAATTTCTTCGACCAATCGCCCAAATCTCATAGCCATCCGGAAACTCGTTTGTTGTCTCGAATACATAATTGCCATCATTAAACTTTTCCATAATCAATTGTATTAAGTTCTTTACCTTATCTTTTCTTACTCCTCCCATCGGAAAGCGTTAGGGGCTTTTACGACCTTCTTGCTGGCTTCGTCCCACATATAGCCATCATTAAACCACTTAGGGGCTTTACCATTGATTACTCGTTTTGCATCGGCTATGCTAGCATAGTCTGGTTCAACAACATTATCAATGCGAACGGCAACCTGACCGAATACGTCCTCCACCTTGGTAATATGATGCCCTTTGTAGAACACTTCTTTCAAACACTTAGCAATTGTCTCCATATCTCAAATACTTTAAAAGTCCTAAACTAAAGGGGTGTTTAAAGGCACACCACCTATTAAGCCTCGCCAAACACCTTAGAACGTGAATATATCTTTATGCAACTCGCAAGAAGTTGTAAGCCTTGAATTGTCTCCATGCGCCCTTTGCTTCATCCCAATAGCGGATGCAATCTCTTGATGCTGCATGCCCTGTACCATTTGGAGTATAGTCAATGTGGCTCTGAAGGAGAGTACCAAAGGCTTGTCTTACCTCACCATTCATCTTCATAAAGAAGAACTCTACTACCTTGGTCTTCATCGCTGACTCAAGCTTTACAACCTGCCAAGCCTGTTTCAAGCACTCAACCCAAGACATTGAACTTGATTTCAACTGATAGGCTCTATGTGCTAACTGCATTACCTTTCTCATCTTGTTCTTAATTGAAGTAGTCATATCCTCAAACCGTTTTACGAGTGCCGACTCGGCTGCATAGCAGCAATTAATAGTTAAACTTTAAAGCCTTTATCTCTTAAAGACACTGCAAAGATAGTAGTTTTTTCTAATATTACCAAATATTTCTATAAGAAATTTCTAATATTACCACTTATTTAACACTTATAAGCTATTTCTAAACATTTATTCACTAATTATTAGCTAATTCTAATATTTAACTCTTTTTCTTTGGCAGTTTAAAAAAAATAAGCTATCTTTGCAGCATAATAAATATTAGTATTCACTTATATATAATAAGGTATGGACTTAAAGAAAATAATTAGGAGTCATGGGCAAACCATTTCATCTGTAGCTGAAAAGTTAGGTATTACCCAATCAGCTTTATCGCAACAAATCAATAATGGCTCAATTTCATTTGCGAAAGTAGAACAAATAGCTAGTATTTGTGGTTGCTCGCCATCTAGTTTCCTTGCTATTGATGGTGAAACCTTATCGCATCCGGCTATCATCTGCCCTCATTGTGGCAAGCCTATCGAGCTGGAGATTAGGACAAAGGAGGGGAAATGATATTCCTCTCCCTTTACCTAGAAATTCAACGAAGGCATATTACCATTTCCGAAAAGCAGTCTGAATGTCTCCTTTCCCTTTGGTGTGATTAGTGTTCTTGTACCTACAACTTTGTCGTTTCCCCAGTCTTTCACCTTAAACAAGTCACCATTGTATTGCGAATATGGCTTAATGTGATTCTGTTTATCACGATAGACGTATTTCTTCTTAATCAAGGTTTTGATGAACAGATTCTGCTTCATACCAATCTCCTTTGCAGTATCTCGGAAGTTCGTAAGCAAGCCTTTGTCAACTAAGTTGTCAAAGTATTCTGCCTTTGGCTGCATTTCCTTGTTCTTTTCCTCAATGGCTTTCTTCTCTTCCTGCTCCATTATCCAACGCTTCGCTCTCTCAATTGGGTCTTCAATCTGATAAGAAGGTATGATGCCTTGTGCTACACAATGAAAGACCTTGCGGTACACTTCAAACACCGGACGAACCTTGCGAGCAACAAAATATTCCAAACAAGCGGAGGTGAGGTGATAGCTAACCTCTTTGTAACCACCTGTTGCAGTTTTGCCATTTTTGGCAATACTGATAAAATCCACATTCTCAATGAAGTTGGTCTTCAATGCACGCACTGCCTTTCCTTTCTCTGCATAGCAAAGTTGCCAAACTTCATCAAGATTTACCGGATATTCCTTTCTCTGCTTATCTAATTCCAAAACTCCACGAAAGTAACTCTCCAAATCAGATGAAGAACTTTCTTTTGTTAAAACAATCTTACTTTCCATTTGTTTCTTCTTTTCAGTTTTTAACGTGTGTCTCACGCTCTTAAACTTTGCTAATCTTTAAGTTTCTCAATTATATAGCCACGACCTGTATAGGTGCAAGACAAGCCGATATACACTAGCTGATGTAAAAGCCACAATTCTTCAGTGAACGGCAATCTATCACACTTCACAAACTCATCTTCATCCTCAAAATCAGATGCCTTTTCCAATATTTCTTCCTTTGTCATTATCTTTAAATTTGTGCCCGAAAGCTGTTAATCCGCATCTTTTATTTTTTGTAATGTGTCAAGTATCACGTTTGCAATCTCAAACCTACCGACATTTGGATTCTGTGGGACACTATAACACAAAGCTTTTAAAAGCTCAAAACATTGATTCTCATATAATATCATACGCTTACTTCTTTTGATTAAAATACTTTTCCAACTCTCGAAGGATGAACATCCCTCCTATCTTGAAAGACTGTTCTATCACTACTCGATGTTCCTTAAATTCGTTTTGGCTTCTCGAAAACCGAAACGCTTCATTCTCTAGCATAAGCACAAACTTATTAAATTCTGCATCGGTCATTTGCTATCACCTCCTTTGATAATTAAGTCAAACAATTCATCTGCGTATATCCAACCATCCAAATAGTAAGCTTTAACTTCTAATTTCCACATTTCTTGATATGTGCCGCAATCAGTCTTGTACATCATATCGTATAGGTTGTAAAGATTTCTATAACCGCAGTCTCTTGAGTATGCAAGAATCCTTCCTCTGCCAATTTGAGGAACTTCGTTAGCATTATGAATCAAATCTTTGAATATCTCTTTCTCTGCCCAATCAATGCCATCCAAGAAATGCTTATCGGCATTTTTATCTCTTTGAACCATAAAGCCGTTTTTGCTAACCTTTCTGATTACACGATAGCTTTTTCTTGCGTAATCTATGGCGGCTTGGATTTTTTTCTTTATGTCTATCATAACTATTACTATATTAAAAAGGTAAATATGGACGTTCAAGAAAACTAAGTAAAACAGCATGTTCTTTATATGCGAAAGAATCTGTTCTTCCCATTCTCTCAAAGCGTTGCATTTGCCTTTTACAATGCTCTATAAGTTCTTTCTTAAAAGCTTCGTCCATAACTTACCTCCACATCTTTAGTTGTACCTAACAATGATTCGTTGCCTTCGTAAGGGATACAGAACTCCCATCTACCATTAACACATACATAGTCAAGATATTCATCTGTCTTATCTGTATGGCTAAATATATTTGCACGCCATTCCTCAGTTTTTTGATGTCTAACCAACACATTATCGAATGGATTCAGCTCAACCTTTGGCTTCAAATCCACAATCTGTTTCTTCTCAGCATCCCAAGCCTTTCCTTCCTTTTCAAGAGCATCAAAGAGCTGCTGTTTCTCTTCTTCTGTGGCAAATCTATACTCTTCAGATGATTTCACCTCATCGGCAAACAATAATCCAACCATTTCATTTAGAGAAACATAGAAACTAAGGGTATGCTTATAAATCTTTCGGCATATTGCTACTGATTTTCCATATACCACTATATCCCCATCCTTGAACTCATACTGCTTTTCAATCTCCAAAGTGGTGAGGTTTAATATTCCTCCTAATTTTCTTTCAATCTCTCTGACATATCCATAGGCAATATTGTTATCTAACTTGTCAAACTTAGCTGTTTCTGCATTTGATACGTCTTCGTAACCATCCCTACTATTAGAATAGCATCCGTTGAACTTTGTATAATCATCAGATGCCCATTCTTTGAAAATGCACTGAAATCCACAACTATTGATAAGCACATCGCCCTTCTTCCATGCGAATTTGCCCCAGTCACGCATATTCTTAGAAGGAAGGAGAATCCGTAAGCCTTCAAGCCAGCATTTTTCTGTACCTAGTTTTGAATAATCAAACAAAAGAGTACTGCCTACTTCATTAGTTGATGTACATTCTATATAAGTACCAACGTCTGTTGTGTGGACTTTATCTAACTCTACGTCTATATTGCGTAATAAGTCGTACAACTTAGTTCCTTGCGGCTTATCCTTTAGGATTTCCGCTACATTAATCTTATTTCCCATATCTGACTTTTTTATATTCATTTATTCTTCACTAAAATATTTCTTCACAAACGCTCGTTCGGTGAGCCATTTTCCAAACCCCACTCTAAAGTAACGCTTTGATTTACCTTTCGCAAACCCATATTCATCACGAGGTGTATTTACACTTAGGTGTATCTTAGGAACATGGTTCACCGATACGTATGCAGTTATATATTCATCCGAGAATGCCAAATGCTGAACTTCACGGAACTTTACACTTTTAAAGAACATTTCCTTCATAAGCCTTAGTCCTTATAGATTGCATCAAGAATGCTTCTGAAATTCGGATTATCAATAACGGCTTGGGCATCTTCTTTGTTCTTGAAGTAAATAGCACCTTCGTTATAATCATTACTAGAAGTAATACCGTATTCGCTGGTTCGCATGATATTATGCTTGCATTCTTTAGAATTCCAATCCGGTTTCCAATCTCCATTATAACACTTAGCTATATCCATTAACTTATCCAATGCAACAATTTTCTCTACATTACTATTAGTAACATTAGCAACGACAGAACTAAGACCACGGTCTATTAAAGTAGATATAACATCCTCATAGCTGAAGGGTCTCTTCTTGAATGCTATAATGCCCGCTTTCAAGTCACTTTTTTCAATATCCACTTCCATTCCTTTAGGAATATCTATGATTAACTTATTATCTATCATTTTCATTTTTCTTATGTTTCATTTCCAAAATATATTTTTTATTCACAACCAACTCGAAGAACTTATATTTAGCATGCATATAGTTGCGACCTAAATCAACTCCACCGACAAATTCTTCCATATACCAAGAGATTGCCGTATATTTTACAATATCATGCTCTTCCGGATGATTCACACGACCATTCCACACATCTGTGCGAACCAAATCGCAATACCCATAAGGTAATTTGGCACGTATCATTCTTGTGTTCTCCGCATCAATATAGACGTTTTTGTATTCCAAATCTACGCCTAAAATTTCCTGATTAAGCTTTGCTACATCCATATCTCATTAATCTTAAAGCACTACGTTGAAGACCCCTCGGTTTGAACGGATTCTTCTCCAGTATTTTATTCACATCATTTCGTATCTTGCGACTTTCCCACTTCTTTGTAAGACGCATAGCCTTTAACAAACGATGGTCTCCGGCTAGCTTTCCAGCATCTTTCTTGCCACAATAATAGCCTTGCCTATAAGCCCAATATCTAGTCTTATAGACTTGCTTCATTATCTTCTTAGCTTGTCTTATTTTCATGTCAACCTCACTTTCTATGGAAAAACGTTCCATGACACCAATCGCTGCTTTCAACATACTTATGTAGTTTAGTACATCTTCCTGCAAGCATACCATTGAAATGTTTACAACGACTGCATTCCTTTGAAGTTCTCAAAATTGAACGAAACAAACTAACGTTGGCACTCGGCATATTTACCTTATTCCATCTGATAGTATTGTTTTCAGTAGTTGTGGATTCAAACTTTCCTTGCACTTAGGAATGTTTATTCTTGTGTTTGGAATAATCTCCTTACACAGAAGTGCCATATCTCTACGTCTTTCGTACTGTTCGATAGAAGACACGCTGATAGCAACCTCAGTTAATCCGGCATCTTTCAATGCAACGATGATGTCCTCATTAAGCAGTATTCCATTTGTAACAAGACAGATACCATCAGATGTATAGTTGCTGACTATCTTTACAATCTTTACCAAATCTGGATTGAGCAAGCTTTCGCCTCCCATGATAGTTGCTCTTTTCAGAACACCAACCTTCTTCAAAGTTTCCTCCATCTTATCACAATCCAGTCGCAATGGTGACTTAAACTTTTGGTAGCAGAAGTAACAATTTCCGTTTACTCCTGTACTTTCGTTCATGTTGCAATTCAGATTTGTGATAATTCTATATCTGAAAATACCCTTTTTCATACTAAATTAATTCCTTCTACAACACCATTGCCGAGGTGATTTTTCTCTGATATGTTATTCACATTAATAGGAGACAACTTCACGAAGAAATGCTCCTTATCAAACCATTTTTTCAGCTTTTCTGCATCAAAATCGGAAGTGTCAACAAGTGTAAGATTGATTGTAGTCTTCAGATTGCTTTCTGTGCGAATCTGACCTAACTCTTGAATAGTCATCTTGTTCTTGTAAGGAATCAACCAATTACGCTTGTCATCATCAAATGAATGTAAGCTAATCTGTAACGTAATATTTCCCTTAATGAAAGAGAAATCGCTTCCCTTAATGCCAATCGTTGATACGTAATGATGAGTATTTGGGTATTTCTCAGTAATAATGCGGATAGCATCCTTGACTGCATCAATATTGAGGAATGGCTCGCCCATACGAGTATAGTTAATCTTAAACTCTTTTGCTTTGCTTGGGTCAGCACCTGCCTTGTTGATGGCAAATTCAACCTGTTCAACAATTTCTTCTGCCGTAAGATTGCGATAACGTTTCATGTTGCCTGTAGCACAGAACTTGCATCTTACTGGACACCCACTCATTGTAGATACTCCTATCATCCAACGTTCCGTGCGGTCGCCAAGCTCATTGTTGTCGAGCTTATTCTGATGTCTGCCTATTGCATCTTTGGTGTAATAAGGCAAGAATGTATCTGTCGTTTCAACAAGGAAACCATCTTCTAATTGAAGGCAATACACGACACCATTCTTAAATGTTTTCTTTCTTAATTCCTTCATATTCTCTTCTATTTATATCCCTTGCAGGATGGTTAGTTAATTATTTCGTAAATTCTATCATATATTGTGCAAGCACAGAGCCTACATAACATAAGGTCATAAGTATTGCTGCCACTGTCGCAATTACAATACTTACTGTTCTCAACTTTGGCGTTTCTGACCAAAATATTGCACTAACTATCAAAAAGATAGTTCCTAAAATCGTTAACAATACTACCATATTACTTATATTTATATCCCATAAGGGATAGTTATTTACTCTGGTGTCTTCGTTGTATATTTATCAGATGATGTGTAGAAATATATAATCACCATCTGTAGAAGTATTCTTAATATCACAAGAAATATCTGCTTTATCAAATACAAGTACTTCACAATCTCCACCCGTGATGTCAATGTAAGATTTTAAATGCTCTATCAACTCACTTGCTTTCATATTACTATCTGTTAATATCCTTTCCTCAATCTTATACAATAATCAATAGCTTTGATTGCTAACCAAATAGCATGCTTCTGCTTATCGTCAATAAGATTTTTTCTAATCTCAAATAGCGTCTTCTTTGCTTCTGTTGCATTCATATTACTATTTATTTATGTCTGAAGGCGTTATAAACTTATTCAAAATAGTTTTCAGAATCTCCGTCACAACTTTCATGCTCACATACCTTCCGTTTCCAAATCTCGCAATAAAGTAAATCTGTTTCAGTTGGTTTTGCATGCTTGCAATATTTACAAACTTGAAACATTGCATCCATACCTACACCTCCATTTTGTGATTAAGACCAAGACCGAAGAGAAGGTGCTGGAGTTGTGGAACAAACTTGGCTGGACAAAGAAACATCGAACAACATTCATTGATTATATATGCATTCTCATCCATGATTACAAGCTTTCGGTGTGGAAATTCCTTGAAATATATATCGTCCTTATGTTCCCATCCATTCTTCTCTAGAATGGATGGGGTAAGAGGAATAGGAACAAACTGACCTTTTTCTACAATAAATCCATCAATGCCATTAATCGTTCTTAATAACACTTTGTCTATTGTTTCATAGTCAACAAACTTACAAACAACACCATTTGGTGTAAAGTTGTTTGGCTCTGTTCTTGTCATCACAAAGTCATCTTCAATATATTTCTGTGCCATACGCTTTAATCTTTGCTATTAATAAGATCCTCATATTCACCTATCGTGATTTCCTTGAAATCGGAGTTACATTTCTCTGCTCGGATGCCATCATCGAAGAAGGCGAAAATGCGGTCTTTGTGACGGAGAAGCTGAGTGATGGAGATAGAACCACTTTGAGAATCCCCTATGCCCAACTCATTCAATATCTTGAAATGGTTGGTGATAGCCTTGTAGGATGCAAGTACGGCGGCGACAGCCTTGCCCTGCTTATATCGCTTGTTAGGCGCTACGGCTACATAATAGCCATCCTCTAGCATTTTGCTATCTACCTTTCTCCATACTTTTTTATCTAGCGTGGCGAAACGCTCGGATGGTATCCAGATGGCGGTTATTTCATATTCTCGCAGCAGACTGCGGTTAGGCTGATAACCTTGATACTTCTCAAACTCGAAGCCAACGGCTTCTTCTACTCGTTTCATGTATGATTGATGCTCTTCAAATTCAGCATCGAGAATACTCTTAATGTATTCATAAGCCTTACTTCCCTGTTTTGCTTCGTACAACATACGCTTTACTTTTTACGATGATTAAACTTCTTAATAGCATCTTTCTTTGAAGCTGCCATAATCTTAATACCTTTGATGGTGAACTCATGCTGCGCCTTTGGCTGGCACTTCTGCTTATCGGATGGAATGTTGCCATTTGGAACATTAAATCTGATACGTGGAACACCGAAAGGAAAATCATCACCCATTTGGTATTCCAATTCAGTTTGCATACCAATCATTGATAACAATCCATTCATACGCTTTACTTCATTAAACTAAGTTCTTTCTAGCCCAAGCTTCTGCCTTTGGCTTAGTTTTGAACTTTTTATCTACTTCATGCCAAACTCCATAAGGAGCGGTCTTATACTCGATGAGAAACAAACCTTTCTCAATTTTGACTATTCTATATTCAAAATACATACGCTTTACTCCTTAAAACATAATTCTAAAATCATAACCTTTCAAAGTAGGTCTCTTTTGGAGGACGAACTTTTCTAAATCTTCAAAATCTATCGGGAAGAGCGCACAATATTTATACTTTAACGTGCAGACAAATCTTCCGTTGAGCATAAAATCAAAGATAAATGTTTTCATTGATTACCTCCTTCCTTTGGCAGTAAATCATCAATATAGAGCCACCGAGTTATATTTGCGCTTTCAAAATAAGAAACCCAATCCCAGTAAACATAACTATTATTTAACCTCTTTAATGATGCATAATCTTTAATAGTATCTGTAATACTATACTCTACTATTAAAGGTTTTCCTTCACTTGGTATCTCACTAGCAGGATGCCACAAATCCTTCAAAGCTCGATTATATCCACGTCTAAAACCATACTCGAAGAAGCATCTATCATTATCCGATAATCTATCGTAGTATTCTTTATCGTCAAGTCGTGCAGCTTCTTCTATTTTCTTATCGTCAAAAACCATTTTATTAAGCTTCATAACCATTATTACGTAGTTCTTCAATTAAAATCTTAACATCTTCTATAGATTCTCTTGCAAGAGTTCGTAGATGAGTTCTGCGAACTGCTTCAGGGCAAGCGCATCTATTATCATGTTCATAATCTTCCCCTCGTTGTTTTACTTTATCTCTAAACAACTCGGCAGATTTCTCATACAAAAAATCTAATTCTATTTCAGATAATTTCATAATCAAACCTCCTCTTTAAATTCGGACTAACACTACAAGCCTTTATTTCGATTATCGAAAACATGCTCACCAAAAATCTTCTTAAGTACTTTCATATACCTAATCTTTTATATCTTTAATATAACACCACTTTGTGATGTTGTTTCTCCTTACATAATCTTTCCAATAAACAAAAGAGTAAAGATAATCAGCTTCGTACTTAAGACCTCCATCGTCTCCATCATACCATTCTGTAAGAATCCATTCTTCGTAGTTTGGAGCTTCTTTTGCAGAGTACCATTTAGTCATTGTTCACCTCCTTCCTTTGGAAGTAAATCACTAATATAGAGCCAGCTAATAATATCATAATTAGTTCCAATATATTTGAAATCGTAATCATACCATCCAAAATCGTGAAAAGATGATTGTTCTATTCTTTCTTCATCTTGAAACATCCCATGATTAGGATGATAAACAACTCTTACCAAGCATGTTCTATTTTTATCAGGCATTTCGCTAGCAGGATGCCATAAGTCCTTAAGGAACTCTTCCTTAGTTAATCTCTTTTCCATTTTTCAGTCTCCTTCACATAAAGTTTCGTTAACCTCGTCATTGTATGTGTGAGTAACCGGATTGTACTCGGAATGGGTCGCATCTACCCTACCTTTCCGGTTAGTGAAATAGATAGCATTTCCTTGGTCATAGAACCTGTATACTGTTATACTATCCACGACAAACAATTTCTCGACCTTGAATTTGTCAACAGAATCCGAGATTTGGACTCTTGTACCCTTACCTTTGCAACCTACCAAAATGGCGGCAACGGCTATTATCATAATTACCTTTTTCATATCAACTTCTTTTCTTCTTAAAGAATACGTCATTCATCGTACCCTAATATACTAAAGAACTCATCCATTTTTGAATTTAGATTGTTTGCCATTAACATATATGCCGGAACGGAGCGACCGATATTGCACTCTAACTTCAATGCATGTATCATTACTGAAGCTTGATGGCTTGAAATCTTAACCCTATCCAATCTGGAAAGTATTTCGCTCTGCGAATCTGCATTACGAAACACTTTCTTGATAAGACTTTCTATGTACTTACGCTGCTTGTCCGTCATTGCTCTTATTGTGCTCAAGAGACTCAACCAAAGCCTTCAGACCATTGAAGGTAGCATCCACCAACTCCTTGCTATCGGAAGCATCAAAATACCAATTTCCAATAATCTTGCTATTATTTTCGGCAAACATCGTAATACTCGTATGAGTATTTGAAGACGACATCTGGATAGACTCCTTTGTTCTACCCATGAGGCTGGCAATCTTTGCCAACACCTCTACATAAACATTATTCTTTTCCACTTTCTTCTTACAGTTTTTGTGGTGTGTCTCACCATTTTAAAATTAGTAACCTTGTTTCTTAATTACAATGCAAAGATACAAAGAATTATTGAAATATGCAAATTATTTAATGTATTTCTTGTATCTTTTAACACTCTATAATGATACAAACAAATAATTTGCTGACGTTAACAAAAAAATCCCCACCACTACATTATTATATATAGTGATGGGGCAAACCTTTAAAACAAAATAGCATTATGGATTTCTACGATTACTATCATATCAAATCATCCACATAAGCCCATTTATAGATGGCGTTTGATTTCGTGAACCTATTCCACCATTCCTCGCCTAAGAAATTCAGATGCTTGAAACGCTTACGAACCTTAGTCAGACCGACAATGCGTCTGTTGTACTCCGGCAATTCTTCAACCGAATGCCAAGCACCTTCCTTTTGATATTTCATTCCCAACTCCAAGGCTTGCTTGGCTATCTGCCTTGCACCTTGACTAAAGTCTATCTTATCAATCAACATTTCTAAGTCCATAATCAAATAACTTTTATGTTTACTTTGTCTTCAAAAAACGCTTCTAGCACTTCCTTGGCTTTTGTATCTGCTTCATCCAAGTCTTTGCATTTGACTACTTGAACACCATAACCTATAGGGTTACGCAATTCATAACTGCCTTCAGCCTTAACCAACCGGAGGAAAATATCTCCACCTTTAAAGCGGTACGAATATCCTTCTGTTGCCTCGTTCCATTGTCTAACTATGTTCCTCATCGCCATAATATCTTTGCACTTTTTTCAATGTAGCACTAGCACCCTCAATGTAGGCTGCGATAATGACATTTCTATATAGCTCACTATTTTCCTTATCAATTCCTACCAAGCCTTCTGTTGATTTCAAAGGCTCAATTGTAAATTTATAAGCCTCCTCTACTATCCAGCTAGGAACTCCATTTGAAATCAAATTCTCACAATACTCATTCATAATTTAACCTTTTAAAATTAGTGGATGACAAGGGATTTAAACCCTTGTTGGTGTCAACACCTCCCCAGTGACCTGGTTTGATGACATACTCCCTCGCTACTTGCAAGGAATTGTTGGGTGACTAACGTGGCTGCACCCTTGCGATTGCTCGGACGGCTTACTACCACTACCCAATTCGGCAATGCCCTGCCGAAGTATATTCTCAGCTGCAAAGAGGTCTCTAGGATGAACTGCACCACAAATAGGACAAGTCCAAACCCTATCACTCAATGACAGCTTATCATTCTTATAACCACAAGTACAAAGGCGGCTCGAAGGGAAGAATCGGTCAATCTTATGAACCTGAACGCCATGTTTTTTCGCAACGTGTTCCAACTTCACAACGAAATCGCCATGAGCCAAGTCAGACATCTTGCGTCCCCAATTACGCTTCATTCCCTCCAAGTTCAAATCCTCCAAGCAAATCAAGTCATAACGCTTGCACAACTCATGCGCCATCTTCCACTGGAAATCGGAACGCTTGTTCACGATGTTTTGATACAATCGCTCCAACTCCAGCTTCTTGCGCTTGCGGTTATTGCTGCCCTTCTTGCACTTCGAGAGGTTGCGAGACCTGCGTCTAAGCTCCAACAAGTCAGTTTTAAGGAACTGAGGATTATCAATCTCACGCCCATCGCTCAAAGTCATGTACTTCTTCAATCCAAAGTCGATGCCCACGGATGCACCATCATGTGACTTTCCGTAAGACTCGGCTTGCTTGTCTAAGCAAAGGACGATAAAGTACTCGCCCAACTTGTTTCGCTTGACCGACACCCTCTTGACCTTGCCATCGTAGGGACGGCTCAGAGAGAACTTAAATGACTTCTTTATCTTGTTTATCACAAACTCGTTTCCACTAAGGGAATAGCCATTTTGTTGAAAGGCAAATGAACCAAATTCTATTGCTTTCTTAAATTTTGGTGGACGCTTCGCATCATGCTTGAAGAAACGCTTGTAAGATATATCCAATCTATCCAACACCTCCCTAACTGTTTGACAATTAAGCAATGTTGGTTTATAACACTTAGAGAAATGCTTATACATAGTAAATCTTGGAATGTACTTGTGATACAGCTTATAGTATCTCTTCTGCAAGGCAAGAGCGTGATTCCAAACATAGCAAGCCTCACGGAGCATCTTATCCAAATGCTTCGTCTTCTTCGTCCGATATAGCTTGTACTTGTATGAAATCATATTCTTAAATTTTAACCAGTTTTTGAAAGGTGTGTCTCACCGAAATTCACTTGCAAAGATACGAAATTTCTTTCATATATGCAAGGAAATCGGCAAGAACTTTCACCTGTTTTATAATTAAAGTGCCAATGGTTGTCGGCAAATTTTAAGTGTTCACATCTTACGATGCGGTATTAACTATCTCCCCTGCCCAAGGGAACAACCATTAGCGATAGGCTATTTGTAGTTATGAAACATTCAAATAAAGCCGTGCGACTCCTAAGTTTATTATCCTGCCCCCACGCACACGGCTTTGACTCGTGGCTATTTCATTTCAATAGCTTCTTTATAACTTTAACACCTCGGTTACCAAACTTTCGCTCGACAACAGCATTATAGCTCACTCCATCAATGGAACACTCATCCGGATAGCACTCTTCAAGCCAATCTGTGAACTTCAGCAGATTGAAGACTAACTCTTTTCTCGCTAAAAGAAACCGCATATCAATGAATTTTCCAAAGCTTATTCCGAAGATTTTCTGAAATTCATTACCTATAGGCAAGAACTCACTTGGTTCGATTTTCATTAGCTTGCTTTCTTAGATGTCACACTCTCCAAAGGATAGTCACTCTTCATAAAGTCACTAATTCCGATATAAGTTTTCTGCAAATCCTTCTCATCGTCTTTCAAGTCTTCTGTCGCATTTACAGCGGCTGCATTCAAAGTCTGTTCGTTGAAGACACCGTTTCTCACCTTATCGAAATAAGAAAGAATCTCTTTAGTCATCAAATGGTCAGCCAATCTTTTGAAATCCTTATCCATCACCAATGCCATGAAGTCATAAGAATTTTCAAAGGCCAAGATAGGAGCAAAATCCTTGAACGCTTGCATTAAGTTAACATGCAAATCTTCATACAGCTTACGGATGATATTCTCGTAAGTTCCCAAACAAAGGTTGGTCAGATTGTACAGGATGATTGCATTCGCATAAACTCCCGATTTTTCACCAATCCCTAAGTTCTGTAACCTCACCGCAAGCTTATCTCGCAACTTGTACAAGTCTTCACTAATCTTGTCATAGAACGTCATTGCGAATTCGTTATTGAAATCTGCATTAGGAACATAAGCGTCATAATACTTAATCGCCTTGCGAAGGTTCTTCTTGCAGTCCACCCACTTCTTCTTCACTTCAAACCTAACGCATTTCTTCTTCAGAATACTCTTTTCGATTTTCTGCATGAAGCACTCTGCCAACACCATTTCAACATAGACATATTGCTGAAGATAACCTCTAGTAACAATCATAACCTTGTTTACTTCGGTTTCGGTCATTCCATGCGGCACACCGATAATTATCTTCTTGCCACCGACATCTAACAGAACTCTTCTGAAACAATTAACACTAGGCATGATGTTTTCTATTAGAATATTCAACAACCTTGTTATAGCACTCTGTCCTTATCAAATCCTCGACCTTATTCAATACAATAACCTCATGGGTATCATTCATATTGACTTGTGGACAGCAAATCTGATAAAAATACTTTGTCCTGATGGTAAAACCAAGCAACTTGATTTGTTCCTTGAATACCCGACCAGACACCACCTTATCAAGTTTTTTCTTGCCTTCGAAGAGATTCAAACTCTCCTCTCTACGATATACAATATCGGTATTAACCGAAAAAATCTTTCCGATCATAACTATTCCTCCAAATTTCTAAGCGTTTCAAGACTCTCATCATTATCAACATCATAGCCGATATGATATTCGTTGCCTATTCTAGCACCAACATATACCTCTTCTGCATCCAAGATATAACGGGACATCTGTTCACGCACCTTTATCTGTTCTTCATTCAATCCAAGTACATCAAAGCACTCTTCCTGCAATGACTTATATGGTTTCGTTCCCATATATGAAACATAAGCCAGCTTTCCGTCCTGATGCAATGGCTCCCACTTCTCCCACCAATGGTTACGGTACTCCAAGATACCTCTTTCTACTCCATCGGCACAAACATATTTAACTATTCGTATTTTCATTATCAACCTTTTTTAAAACAACTTTAACTGTCTTTCCTTGGCACTTGAACACACGAGACTTAATCTTGTATGTAAGATTGTTAATCACGACTTTATCACCTACACAAGGCATAAAATGGAAATCGTAATTTTTCCAAATGATACTGCCTTCATACTCGAATTCAACCATTTTTTATGCTTTCTAATGCTTTTTATATTTATCTAACATTACTGAATTAATCTCAGACCAAAAAGTTACAATTACGTCTTTTGAATCAACATTATGTTTCTGTGCTATAAAATTTCCAGCACTGACGAAATCAAAATAGCCATCAATCGTCTCTTGTGTACCTGTACATGTACGTGTTATGCCATTCTTGACATACTTAGCCACAAAATAATAGCATCTCTTCATCGCAACAACTCCCTAATAAATTCGTTACGCATCGGCTCAACGATGCTTGTATACAAACTCTGCTTATCTTCCGGAATATCATCCGGTGTAATAGAGAACATCAACAAATAAGACATCGGAATCTCCAATACCTTGCATATTGCATCAATCTTACTCTTACGTGGAAACGTTCTTCCGGTCTCCATAAACAACATATTTGTCTCACTACAACCGATAGCCTTACCAAGTTGTCGTTGGGTCAAGCCCTTGCTTACCCTCATTGTCTTAATCGCCTTTCCTAAATCCATTTAACCTCCTATTTTAAATTTTCAAATCTATTCTTAATTGCAATCATGGCATCATTGACACCATCCTTATATCCAACAGAATACAAGGAACAATCCTCTTCGCTCGGTTTTCCGGTTTTTGATTTCAAAAACTCTTCTATCTCACGGAAACCATACTCCAAGAATCTGAGAAACATAGCGTTCTTCGTGATAGCTGGTCGTAGAACATCTTTAACCCAATCCCAGCCATCACCATAACCTAACGTAAAATTTGAACTGCCACAATATTTCACTTTCGGCTCATCAAGCCATTGTTTTAAAATTTCTTTCTTTGTCATTATCACCAGTTTTTATGGTGTGTCTCACCTTTTCAAATTAATAACCTTTATTTCTTAATTACATTGCAAAGATACAAAGAATATTTGAAACATGCAAGCGTTTTAATGTGTTTCTTTATTTCATTAATGTATTTTAATTATTTAATATGATTTCTACCATTTATTTTAAAGTTTTTACATTTTTCTCTTTCTCAAACACTCTTGCTACTATCACCTGTATCCTTAAATTCGTCTTACCATGTTCTTTAACGTGTGCCACACGCTTTGTAGTTTTTGCACCTTGCAGCAATTTCTGTCACTCTCTTCCCTTGTACTTTCGTAGTGCTACCTTTCTTGCATTTCAAAACATTTCCTATACTTGTAATTTGTATTTCCAAGAAATGGACGCAACAAAAACAACTTCTAAAATTCTTATCCATTTGACATTTCCTTTTTAAGTTTCTTTCTTTGAGCCAAGAACATAACAATCTCCTCGAAATCATCGCAATTCAAGAGCATTTGTCCAACCTGCCATTCCGCTGCTTTCTGCTTGGCATCCTCCATGCCCTTTGCTAAGAATGTGATTTTCTTGTCTTGACTTCGATTCTCTACAGTAACTTCAAGTGTACCATATTCAAGTTCGGTAGTCTTCATACTGAGACCTTCATCAAATATCCTCAACAAATGATTAAAAAGATTACTTCTTTCCATTTTTCAACCTTTCATTTTCTTGTTTCAACAAGTCCTCAAACTCCTTGCGCTTTGCTCGCATATTCTCGAACCATTTACTTGGTGTTACAGGACACCCCATAAGCCAATGGTCGAAGTTTGGAATAGGCAAATTGAACTCACTTGCTTCAATAGTATAATCGTACCACTTCAACAACTCTTCTTCGGGAGCTTCCTTGTCTATATCAGTTACAATAGTAGCCATATCGAAAGTCAAATCACCACAATTAGCTATTCCTCCAACTTGGTCACCTATCCAAAATGTCTCCGGATTATCCAATCCGTAAAACTCATGCTTCTCACAAAATGCCTTCAAATAAGCATTGCAAGCATTCTCGTAATCTTTCTTTAATTTCACCTTATTCATATCACATATTCTTAAAAAGTTTCTTAATCTCGCTCTTCTCCACCTTAGGATGGGAGCACGTAACAACTTGCGTACTTGGGTCATGTCTTACCTGCCATTCGCAAGTATTACACCCCAAATCACCAACTTTATTAATTGCATTGGTGTATCTGCCTTTCTCACCATAGGGGCAATCGGTAACAAAATCCTTTCGTCCCCAGATGTACTCATCTATCTTGTATGAGATAGCATTTGCTTTCTCCTTTTTCTCGTTAATATTAAAAAACATCATATCGTCAATATTTAAAATAAGCATAGCTGACCATCATCAGCGACCTTAACATTACTCTCAGAAAACCAAAGTTCCTTGAATATTCTCTCCATGCAAGCTACGACAATCGAATTTCCAGCAGCCTTTTGAAGACTTGACTTCGACACTCCACTTTCAAGCATCTTGTCTATGTATTCTTCGTCAACGTTCATTAAGCGGAAGAGTTCTCTCGGAGTCAAACGCCTAATGCGCAACCTTGTCTCTCCAAGCACAACCAAGGAGTCCTTGCTCGCAGATGTAATGGTATTGGCTATATTCTTTCCAAGCTCGACCTTTGGGCTGTGTATTTCGCCTTTTATCCACTTCCCTTCAGAGCGAGTTCTTATAGCTGCACTCATAGGCTCTTTCCATTCATTTGACACAAATTTCTCTTTACATAGCAGAGCATCGCTCATAAAGTACTTTTCGTCCACATTTTCCTCCAAGACATCTACCAAATGTTTCTTCAGCTTTGTCTTTCTCGGAAAATGATAATCTATCTTATCACCATCATTTCGTATAGAGAGCATGAAGACACGCTTTCTGTTCTGAGGAACACCGCAGTCGGCTGCATTTACCACCTTAGCATAGTTAACATATCCGTAGGATTCCAACTCCTTGCGCCACTTGTTGAAGAACCCGATAAACTTTGTTTGAACCAAAGCCTCTACATTCTCCATTAAGAGGTATTTCGGCCTCTTGGTAATAATGGCGTTTCTTGTAAACCAAAGGATAGAGGAACGTGTATTGCTTCCCTCCTCTATTCCTTGCTGTTTGCCGGCTTGCGAAACGGACTGGCAAGGTGTTGAATATGTCAGCAAGTCAAAATCAGCAACCTTGCTCCAATCTATCTTGGTCATGTCACCAAAGTTCTTGCCGGATAGATGAGGAAAGCAAGCATTATGCAATGCTATTGCACTTGGCTCTATCTCCGACCAGCCGATGCACTCGTAATCGAAATCAGAATGGTTCTTCTTCAACCGCTCTAAAGCCATCAGTTGAGAGTCATATCCGGCACATAGTTCAAATGTATGTATCTTCATTAAATATCATGGGTTTTACAAAAATCCTCTACAAAGCCGTCACCCCAATCATCCTCATGCCATATCTTTGCAACTTCAAGCTGTCCCATTTCCTTTATGGCCAACAAAACTTGCTTTATATCGTTTTCATACTTAGGCAATGAGTTTTCCATAATCGGAAATAAATCCTTTATCTCTTCAAAAGACAACACAACGTCAAACGAACCACCTTCACTTGGCGTTACTTCAAACAACTCTTCAAAAAGATTCTTTGAGGATTTCAACCACTTCAAGAATTGCTTTCTACTACGATACTCACAATATAAATTGCTAAACTTTACGTATAGCTTATCAAAACTTAACTCTTTCATAATAAATCAAATTTATCTTTAATTATCTGTTTCAAACACCGTCTGCTTGCCTCGTCTCATAGCACGATACTTCTCAGGAGCCATTGGTAAGCCATTCTCTTTTAATGCTTTCTCATATGCACCAAAAGCCAAGCAATCCGCTTGCTCGTTCAAATCATCGCCATTATGTCCCTTTACCCAAGTCAAAATAACAAGCTTATCCTTTGCACACTTACGATACAACTTGATTAAATCTGTGTTCTTTATATCTGCGCCTATTTCCCAATCTGTATAGCGGAACATCTTTAATGCGTACTTGGAATCACTTCGAACCTCTATGACAGAACCTTTCGGGCAATAATTAACGGCTGATATTATCGCTAACATCTCCATTCTATTATTGGTAGTATGCAAGCAATGGTGTGTCTTGACCTTTTCAAGTTCACCTGTAGATGTATTCACAACAATATACGCAGAACCACCTGCCTTATGGGTGGAATAGTTATCGCAGCTGCCATCTGTATAGCAAATATAGTTTGGAAGAAGCCTTTTTCTTTCCACAACAGTTTCTTCTTTCTTAGGTTGAACCTTTCCATACTTTGCATTCTTGCCTGTTCGCAAAACGGAGTTGTAAGCACCTGCCAATGTTCGCCAATCATCACAATAGTTTCCATCTTTCTGTCTCCATTCGTTTTTCCATAACAAGTCCCACAAATCTTCGATAAAGCCCTTTTCTATCCAATTTTTCTTTATACAGAAACCCGAAAAGACTTGGGAAGATGGTATCTTCGCATACAAATCCTTTGCCATTTCGTCAATAGCATAATCTTTTTTGTTTGCGGTACACCAATTGGGAATAACAATTATCACCTCCCTCTTGCCAAGCAGACGTTTAAATCTAGATATATTGCCAAAGTAGCGATTAGACTCTTCCGCAAAGTCAGCATTCTTCACTAAATTCGCAAAAGTTTTGTTTGAAACACGAATCGTAAACAAGTCTATATCCTTACAAGTTTCCAATATTCTATTAACCAAGTCAAACATAGCCTCTATTTTGTCGGCTTGTTGCTCGTTGACCAGGAAGTTGTCACGAATGAATTTGTCACCATCATACAATCGACTATAAGCCAACACTCGATTTGCACCTTTCACACGATATGAACTCAGATAAACATCATAAGCTCTAACTTGATGTTCTGATTCCAAGTACTTTTCTTCTATCTTCTTCATAATCTCGTATATATAATAATAACACGTAATATATCAAGGAACACGTTAGCCTCTTAAAGACTCCTATACTTATTCCAACTAACTACTAATATGAAAATGTCCAAAATAGAACTTACCCACCATAGAAGTCATCAGGTAGATTTCCTATTGTGCCATTTTCCTTTATTTGCATTCGATGTCCCTTCAATTTATAACCATAGATTCTGTGCTTGATAGCAATAGAAGTCTCTCGGTCTCCAAAAGAGTAAGAGCAAGGTATAATTAAATAGTGCAGGTTACCTACGTTAAACGTAAAGTTCCTACGACCAAACCTTTGCAATGTTCGTTCCATCTCTCCCTCGTTTCTATCATCTGCCATGTGCATTTCCGCATACGTGGACTTAATCTTACCTTCGCAGATAAGATTCTTCTTGATTCGGCATATAGAGCCATGACCCATATTCACAACCTTTGCAAACGAGTTAGTAGTTAGTTGATGCCAAGCACAATCATTGTTGCCAACGTTAAAACAGTCTTGACGAGCACCACTAATAACCGATGTGTACAAAATATTGTTGACTATAGAATATAACTCCTTTAGCTTATAGTCCTTACTAATAGGAATACGACAAACGTAAGCCCCTTGAAAGCGACCGCCCTTTTTATTGGGCTTCTTTTCTTTATCACGGAACGTATTCACGATAAATCGCCCGTTACCAAGTTCTGTAAAGAGTCCATCCTCCTTGACATCCTTTAGCAATTTTCTTGCCTTTGGATAGCCTACACCGAGTTTTTTCTTTACATCCTTGATGGTTAAGTTAAATATTACAGAATTTCTGCGTTGCATCTTACACCAAATGGCAAAGCAAAGAGTCTCCTTGTGCGCTTTCACTTCTTGCGATGACGCACCATAGGTATACTTCTTTACCAAGTCCATACGTATGTGTAAATAATGCTTTCCCATAAATTCCTTATTTGTTTACCTTATCTGTGTTTCGCCTACTCCAACAATTATTGCCCATTGCTAACCTAGAGCAATCTAAGAATGTTTCGACTCAAAACAAGGATTCTAAAAAGAAATCCTTACCCTTCATTCGTCTGACACCGAAATCTAGGTAAGGATTATCGTGGTATGGCTTTCGCCACGGAAAATCTTATTGATTCTTGTAAGCGTGTCAGCACCAACAAAGCACGCTGCAAAGATACTAATTCATTTTCAGACTGCAAGGTCTTTAGTGTGTTATTTTACCCCGATTGCGCATTTTTAACACAAAATACAATTTTAATTACATATACGAAACTATAAATACATTAAACCGCTTGCAATTTTAACATTTAACACTCTAAGGCATTTTCAAGACAAAAAAAAGAGAGCAACCACCATCACTGGCAGCTGCTCCATAAGTTGTTACCTTAAACCAATCTAAAACCTTAATAACTAAAAACCAACCTAATAAAATAACTTTTTCTTATATTTTACCGTGAGAAAGAAAATCATTGTAACCAGCATTAAGGAAACGACCCAAAAGGAAATCATACCGAATTTCCAATAGAACAAATCCCATCCCTCCAAGTCTTTCTCAATATATTCCTTTTTGGTCTGGGCGATACTCAATTCTCTGTTTAGGCTATCCCTCTGAGCCTTATATATACTCGCTCGCTCTGCTATCTCCTTATAATGAATAAGGCTATCACGAACCTTGGATAGTTCCTTGCTGTCCCTGTATCTAATCTCTATATGAGTAGAATCCTTACCTAGCACCTTACCACTCTCATCTACCCTTGTCTTGACATCATCCTTGATGTAAGTGGAATCCTTAACCTGCTTTTCGGTCTGCTCCCAATGATAAGACAGCAAGCTATCCCGAATAAGCTTGACCCTTTCGTTGACAATTGAGTCCCAATGGGCATAAGTCGTAGTGTCTCGCACCACTTTTTCTACATCTACATATCTTGTCGTCCGGCATCCGTACATCATAAGCATGATGAAGAAACCTACCAATATGGTAACGAGCCAACGCCACCAATCAAATCTAAGCTCCATATCAACCTCCTTTTTGTGTGCAAAGGTACAAATAAAACCAATAGGAACAATTTTTCTGCCCACTCTCTCTTTTTCAAAATTTCAAAAGTGAAGAAAAACCACCACCCAATTAAGGATGATGGTCTTACTAATGCCTTAGTTGAGCCTGTATCTCGTAAGATTACCAAGTGATTATCTTTCCGTTGTTACATACGAGCTTTCCGTATTGTATATTTCCAACTCTTCGAAGCCATCCATGCAGGTTCACACCTTGTCTAGGGTCGTTGTTCACAATCGCATTGAGAAAGGCAATTCGTGACACCTTCAGCTTATCGAACAACGCCCATTGACCTTGTTTGTATGAATTGATAGCAGCTAAGGTCATATTACCCATGATACCATCAGCTTTTGTTCCTACGATAGTCTGAATCTTTTGTACGGCTCTGCTTACTCCACTATTATAAGCAAAGTCAACCAAGAGATTAGCCACCGACTGGTTGTTGATTTGGTCAGCCTTGCAAGCATCCCAATAATATTTCTTGAATATGTGATGCCATTGTTCATCGGTTATCTTCTTCAAGTCCGATGCAGTCTTACTAGCACCATAAACTTTACGGAACGTCCCTAGAGTCACGCCTTTCATCGTTGCGCCTCCCCTATCACTCTTTTTGTTAGAATATCCACCCTCGAATGAGAGGATGAATGGTTGTAAAATACTTGAGTCTGCCATAGTCTATTTGTCGTTTATGTTTTGATGTTCGCCACGTTCCCCTATCGTCTTGGTAATGCCAGCCGTGACGAACAAACTAGCTACACTACCAACAAATGCACTTAACCCCATCAAATCGGTCTTGATCGTCCCATAAGCTACCACTTCCCACACTAAGATAAAGCAGACAACCAGGAGCATCAAGAGACCTATCAGAGTAACGGACACTAAGAAGAATGCCTTGCTTGAATGTCCGCTATTAACTTGTATGAGTAATTTCAGATACTTAACCATATTTTAATCCTCCCTGTCACGATATATCTCATTTTCTTCCTTTTCAACAAACGTTTCTAAGGATTCTCGCTTTCTTGGTGGGGTTCTAAGTTGGCATCCATCCTTGATGCATCTGTTCCATTGTGCCTCATGCAAGGCAAGCTTCAAATCGTTCTTCTCATCCCTAAGATTGCGTATGGTAATACGATACTGATTGATTTCCTCATACAATTCATCTATTTTACTGTTAAGATTAACGACCGACTCGTTGGAACGTTCATAGAGAGCCTTCCACTCATCGGCATATGATGAAATAGTCTTATTCTCTTCCTGTGATGCGAGTGCCGCCTCCTTTCGCTTTCTACTATTATAGTACAGCAGCGTTGAGATTACACCCGATGCACAAAGAAGATTAATTCCCGTCTGTATTAATTGAATAGTTTCCGCTGTCATTTCTTTGTGTTTTTTGTTGCAAAGATAGCTATTTATATATAATAATGTGGAAATAGCCGAGTCAGAAAACCGCACAATTAATTTTTGTGCAAATAATTAAATTTTTCCTTAAACTAAGTTATAACACATTAAAATATTTGCTCTGCCAATAAAATCTCATTATCTTTGCAAAAAACAGGTGAGACACACCACAAAAACTGAATAAAAATGAAAGTTATAGAACAAGACACAATAAACTTTATTAAGGCGCACATAAATGAACGACCAAGATACAAGTTGGCACAAAGAATGGGTGTCAGCGTGAAATTCTTGTATAAGATTCTACATGATTGCAATTGTAAAATCGAACATAAAAGACCTGTTCCGCAACCCGACAAGAAGCGTGACGAGCAAATCACAATGCTTTATCCTGACCATTCGGTCAGAGAGATTGCCGAGATTGTAGGGTGTCATCCATCTACAGTAGGAAAGGCGGCAAAAAGACTAAAGCTTACTCATTCAGAAGAAACTATCGAAAGACTTAAAAAGAATAGTTTGGCTAACTTAAAAAAAGCATATGATAAAGCAACTATTGGCAAAAGGGTGAAAAGCTGGCAAAGAACTATGCAGATGGAGAAATTCCGAGTTATATCTTGTATTCCGCAGCAGACGAAATTCAAATTTTCAGAAATGCCGATAAAATCATATCATGCCAAGTACCATCTTATAAATAAGTATGGGTATTTTGCGTTTGAAGGTGAACCATACATCTTAGGTTATGACCGGAATACTCGCAGAATGGATGAAGAATTCTACAAGAACAAATACGGATTTTCTTTTGAGGAGGACGAAGAATGCCAAGAAGATTAACACAAGAACAGATGGACTATATCAAAGTCCACATCAATGACTACCCACGAAAGGAAGTAGCCAAGGCTGCTGGTGTAACCTTACATACATTATACAAGTATATCACTATTTTAGGTGGTACGAAAATAGACAATAAATTGAATAATGAGACTATCCGCAAAATCTCCGACATGTACAAAACGATGACAGCGAGAGAAATCTCAGAAGTAACGAATATTCCTCAGTCTACAATATTAGGACAAGTCAGTAAGCTTGGCTTGAAACACGATGTAGAAACGATAAATAGGATTCGTAAAGAGCGTAACAAGTCTTTGAGAAGCTATTGGAATAAAGAAAAGTATGCTAGTAAAGGCAGAAAGCTGCATATGCAATATAAAATGGATGAACTTAGAGTGTTGTCGGGTAAGCCTCAAGAAACGAGGTTAAGAATAAGAAAGCTCTCCCCAAAGGCTTTGAATGCAAAGATGTATTTGCGAAAGTCTTATAACTATTTCTACTCTAAGGGTGAGCCGTTTATTCTCTGCTATGACTCCGAGACAAAAAGACACCCTAAAGAGGAATACTATACTGAAAAATTTGGTTTCAAATTTGTGTGTGCTTAATTTCCGTTTGCAGTTCCGTTTGCATTTATCGTTTTCTGCAAACGGAATTTGCAAACAAGCCTTTGTTTTTCATGCATTCGAAAGTATGATATTACCTCCTATCACTTTAACTTATTGATTATTAGCGATTAAAAGAAAGTTTGATAGAGTTATTAAACCTTTTGCTTATTATTCGTAACTTTGCAGCCGTAACGTTACATAGAGTTAGTTTAATAAAGGTTTAACACAAAAAGATTATTCTTATGGAGACATCAAAAACTTATGTTTTTAATCCAGAGGGTTCAGGTAACAATGGAGGAATGATGAGCTTGATAGCTCCTTTGCTCCAACAGAGAGGCGTTGACCCAAACGTTCTTCTTGCGATGAAGGGTAATAACGGATTCGGCAATGGCGATGGTTCTTGGTTCATTTGGCTGCTCTTTATCCTTTGCTTCTGTGGTTGGGGCGGTAATGGTTTCGGCTTTGGTGGTCGTGGCAATGGCGCAGGTCTTGCCAATGAAATCAACAATGACTATGGTCGTTCCTTGCTTATGGATGCTATCGGTGGCAATCGTAATGCACTCAGTAATCTCGCTACTCAGCTCAATTGTACTGAAGGACAGATTCAACAAGCAATCTCTGCCTTGACAACCCAAGTCCAGAACGTGGGCAACCAAGTAGGTATGAGCGGAATGCAAACCATCAACGCTCTTCAGCAAGGTAACATGCAGATTGCATCACAACTCGCTGACTGCTGCTGCCGTGTAAATAACAATATTACGGCTATGGACGGAAACGTCAAGTTGGCTATGTGTCAGCAGACTGGCACTTTGCAGAATGCCATCAACAATGTAGCCGTAGGTCAAGAACGAGGCTTTTCTAATGTTGCTTTCGAAACCAAGGGTCAGACATGCGACATTTTGAATGCTATTAAAGATAGTACTCAGACCGTAGTTAATGGCCAACGCCAAGCAGAACTCAGAGATATGCAGGACAAGATAGACCATCTTCGTGAAGAGAATGGAACTTATAAGTCTTCTGCCATGACTTCGCAGATTGTAGGTCAAGCTATGGCACCTGTCAACGCTATGTTAGCTGGCTTGCAAAAAGAGGTAGATGGTATCAAGTGTAAGCTTCCATCAACTGTCACAACCAGCTACAGTCCATTTACTGCTGTTCCAAATTGTGTTGCTTGGCAAACAGGCTTATATGGTCTGAATGGTGTCAACAATGCAAGCTTTTGGGGTTAATTAGGAAAGGAGGCTGCTATGTTATGGATGAGACCTTTTGCATGGGTTAATCGTAACGGCTCGGCAGCTATCGCATCTACAGGCGTGGTGGTGAACACCGAAAATGTCGTTTTCTCGTTCAGAAACCACGCCTTCGTGAATGCTAACTATAGGGGAACTATCTTTGTGAACCTACATCAAGCTATTCCGACTGGTACGACAAATACGCTGCCAATCCTTTTCGAGACCAATGGCGTAACCCTAGCTGTAACTAAGTTCAACGGCAATCCTTTGACGGTAGCCGACATTGCAGGAACTGGAGTTTATCAGTTTTGGTTCGAGCGAGATACTAACACCCTTCAGCTAATGACGGGTATTGTTTAACAATTAACATTACAAAGCTATGTTTCAAGGACTTCGACCTAACAGCATATTCTATGTGCTTGACAAGGGTGAAAACCCAAGTCTTAAAATCGGACAGGTTGTATCGGTCAGTAACCCACAACCTAAGTTCCCAACATATACTCCTGGGCAATTCAACCCACAACCAATGGAGACTACCGTTGATGTTGTCGTAAAATTGCCTAATGAACAAATGGAGTTCAAACAACTCCCATCCAATATGCAAATCGCAAATTCGGAAAACCTCGTGGTTTCTGAAAGCCGTGAAGCTATGGATGCGGAAGTTGAGGCTATGTATCGGCATTCTAAGGAGATTGTGGAAAGCGAGCCATACCACAAAAAGGTTATGGAAGAGTGCGCAAAGATGCGTGCCGTCTTGAATCCACAAATAGCCAAAGACAGACAACAGGAAGAAGACATCAATAACCTCAAAAGCGAGGTTAGCGGAATGAAGGGAACTTTGACCGATATTAAGTCTATGTTGTCAGTGGCTTTGGAAAAAGTTAATACAAAAAAGTAAATCATTATGGGATACATGATAGAAATTACCGAAAACAAGGTAAATGAAATGTCTGAACTTGTAGAGAAGATGCTTAAGTATGGTGGCAAACTCATGCACTGCATTGATGAAATGGGTGATGACAAGTATGGAAGAATGGGTCACAGAAGCCCAATGCCGGATTACCGAGACAATTGGGATGACGATGATGACCGCTATGGTGAAAGACATGGTGGTCGCAGAGGTGGCGGTTATCGCTATTAGTATTACACTTTGAGGTGGGGAGAAATCTCCACCTCCTTTAAAAGCTTTTATTATGGGAAGATACAAAATACCACTTGACGCATACGATATGAAGCCTGAAGGGATGATTGCATACCTTCGCTACAATGGCTGGCACTTCAATAAAAAGATGTGCGATTGGGCTATTACCTTAATGCGCAAGACAAACGCAACAACTGGTAAGCTCGAAAAAGTTGAACCGACAGAAAAAGATACAGTCGAGGAACTTCTTAAAGTCAACAACGTAAAGTTGGAGAATGCCGACAATTACGATTTCGTTTATGTCGCAAACATGGCTAGAGCCGATTTCTTTAAGTCTTCTTTAAAAGACGAAGCTGCTTTGGCTCAATTCATTAAGGATATGGTGGATGACCCAGACCAAGCGGACGGATTTATTTTCAATAGATTTTATGCCGATTGCAACCATAATGGTATCGGCATTCCATGGGATGATGTATTATGATTAAACAAGAAATTTACTTGGAGAAATACGATTGGAATGTGATTGTATGTCATATAGCTAATCAAGAAGATGTTGACGAAGCTATGGACTTACTAAGTTCCATTGATTGTAAGGGGCAACCATTATTGGATGCATACGACCACATTTCAACCGATTCTTCAAACAAAGGATTGACATACACAAATGTTTCAAAGAAAACAAGTGTTGTGCTCATTTGCAAATCTACTTCTGAAGGTGAGTATATAAATAGTCTCACACATGAAATGTTTCATGTAGTAGCACATATATGCAACCATCTGGGAATAGATATGCAAGGCGAAGAACCATGCTATCTTATGGGATGGCTCTGTCAGTCGATATTATAGAAGATTTCCTTATAAGTTTAACTTGGCGGGCAGACCTTGGATTTTTCCATCTGCCCTCCTATAAAATTACAAGAATATGAGTTGTTCGAAAATCAAAAATTACCTTTATGAACGTTTTAATGAGGATTTTAACGTTCTATCTGAGAATGAAAATCGAGTTATCATTACATTTGATGATAATGACTTGTCGGTACTCGTAAACAAGATGGAGAATAAATTATTCATTCTCGTTCCGCTAACTAATATGCATTCGTTTGAACATCATCCGGATTGGATCTTGGTAGATGGCGAACGCATCAATAGCAACCTATTTTGGAAGGAATGCGGCAACCAAGTGATAGAATATCAAGGTGATGCCCCTATAGCTATCAAGCAAGACACCATAGAGAGAATTGTTAATGATTTCGTTAAAAACAGATAACGTTTTAAAATTTGCATTAATTTATTTGCAAAGCCATCTTTTTTGTCGTATCTTTGCATTGTAATAAAAATGGTGAGACACACCGAAACAACTGTGTTTTACAAACTTAATTTTCGTAGATAAAGATATTAATATATCAATATAGAAAAAAGCAAAATTATGACAGAAAAAGGATATTTAATCAAGAAAAAAGTATTATTCATTGATTTAGATGACACGATTATTACAACTATATCAGGAAACACCTTTCCTACAGATGTAACAGATTTCAAAATCCGTAAAGAGGTTTTGGATAAGATTGTAGATGCATTCCCTACTCTTTACTATGTTGAAATAGTCTCAAACCAAGGAGGCATCCCTCAATTTGTTGACGAACAGGATTTTATCGGCAAGATTAAGGCTATTGAAAGCTTTATGCAAAAATATCTTCGCAATCATACCGGACGAAATATCTTCGTCAACTCTATGTATTGTCCATCGAATGCAGAAATAGATATGCGAAAGCCAAATACAGGAATGCTAGAATCATATTCTTCTTGGGAAAAAAGAGAGTTGATAATGATAGGCGATGCTAGTGGAAAAGAAGGTGACTTCTCGGACTCCGACAAACAATGTGCGGAGAATTTCGGTATTGAGTACATAGATATAGAAGACTTCTTGAAAATGTAAAAACAAAAAAAAGGAAAGTCAGAGTGATTGTTGCAAAAATTGCAACGTCACTCACGCAAACTGAAACAAAAAAGAGAGGCAATCACTTACCTCTCTTACTCAACTTGTAAGGAACACTTACATGTTCAACTATTAGGATAGAAGTAGAAGCAAAATTCCCCTATACTATTGGCGTAGTATAGGGGAATATTACATTCCTGCTCGGAAATGCGATGCTCTTAAAAGTGCTGCTCTAAAAAGCACTGCAAATATAGACAATAATTCCGAAACCACCAAATTTTTCATCATTAATTTGTTAGATACAGATACAATCCTTCCACGAACCACATTATCAATATCATAGTTGATGATGTCACCCAAGCCATGAAGAACTTATCTATCGTTTTATACTTATAGGAAAGATACAGGTAAGCAATGAACGTGCTGTTGATGATTACCAGTATCGCTACTATAATCAAAGTACAAAACATATAATCCATACTCATACATGCTCGCTTATCCGTGCTGCGATAGGGCTTATTAATACGTTATGATTTTCTCTTGCTCTTAATGAAGTGCAGTATATCCCACTTCTTCCAATATCGGGTGTGCCCACGTTTCTTGCATTCGCCATGGGGCAAATCGCCCCTAGCCACCATCCTGTTAAGGGTAGCATCAGAAACGTGAAGCTTCTCCTTGACTTCCTCGGTAGATAGCATCGGATTGAGCATATCGGGGATGATGTCACATAATCTATCTAGGTCATCATCACTCATTCCGCAAGCGGTGATGACCTCACCATTTCGCTGCTGCTCGTCAGCCTTAAAGCAAGCATCACTGAGCGATTTTAAAGCTGTTCCGAGCAACTTATAATTTAGTATCTTTCCCATAATCACGCACAGATTTTACGTCCTAACTTACTTCGACTGATAAACAAATCCACAAAAGAGTACAGATAGAATATTGCCGTTACTACCATGACCGTATAGCAAGAATCTACCATATCTTTGGTGGTATACCAACTCCATTCCACAATGTGAGCCGCATTGATGCTTGCAAAGTAGAAGAAGGGAATGCGGTATCTCCAACACAAGAAGAAAAATCGGCTTGCTAATATCAAAACCATTGGCAGGACGTACACTATGAAATATATGTAGAGATAACAAGGCGTATTTTCTGCGTATGGGATGAACATTTCACGAGGATGCTGAGAGAATTCATAAATGCCGTATGCGTGAAAGCACATAAGTGTAATAGGAACGTACTTACAAAACCATCTGAAAAATTTCAGAATCCTTCTACTATACCGATTACCATGTCTCATCAGCAAATCCATAACCTCACTGACATCTTTGTCTTTCAACCACTTTAATAGGTTGTCTTCGTCTTCTTTATTCATAAGCGTTGATTTAAATTAAATGATGTTGCAAAGATACACTCTTTTGCACAAAATCATCGGAAATGAGAATATTTTTGTGTTAAACTTTATAAAAAGTAACAATCTGAAAGTAGATGGCTGCAAAAATAGCGTTAGAACGGCTTCCTTACCAAATTCTAACGCTATTAGTGTTTATCCTATCACAACCTCAAGGCTCTCCATATCAGCGAACTTCAAGCCGCAATCTTTAGCAGCCTTGAACAACTCCTTCTCGTCAACTGCCTCGATGGCTACCTCTACCTCGGCATTGGCAAGGTCTGAGAAGTACTTCTCGGTCTTCTGCTTCTGATTAAAGAAGTACTGGTTGACCTCCGCAAACTTGGCTGAATCGTCCTTGTTATATTCGTAGCCATCATCGGCGTGCTTCTGCTCTAGCTGCTGGCACTCCTGGAGCTTGCGCTGCATCTCCTCGAACTTATCGTCCTTCAAGCTCTCCTGTGCTTCCTCCACATCCTTGTCGTAGGTATCGACTACGTGGCGCAGAGCCTTCATATTCTTCCAAACTCGCATAGCGGCATCATCGCTCATTGATGATGTCTTCAATGCCTTCAATGTTCTGTAGGCTGCAACAGCCTCGATTGTCTTAATCTTTTTCATAATTGTTTCTTTATTTTTATGTTATACAATATTCTTCGCCAGATTGCCATAGCAGAATATCTTTCCTATTAACAGTGCAAAGTTAAGAAAATAATTCCGAATAGCAATGCAGGAGGAGCAAAAATTACGAATTTAAAAAATCAGCTTCCCCACGTTGGGTAATCACTAGGTCGCAACGTGTCTGCTTTCTCGGTGAGAACGTAAACCACAAATACGTTTCTAGCACATTTATTATATTAAGAACATCTACGTTTTAATACATAATATAACTACCTCCTGGAGGAACTTGTTTCCATCCACCATCTATATTAATTTCAAAAGATAATTGACACATTTGTCCATAATACCCTCCTTCATAAACATTATCAAATCTTATATATACTTCAATATAATCTGTTCTATCACCTTCGGGAATAGTTACAGAGCCTGTATATTGACCAGAGCTATTAGATACATAACCTCTTCCGTATGTTGTCTTATTATTACCATACTTACAAACACTTCTAAATGTACCATCACTAACTGTAAATGTAGCATCAGGAAGTTTATATATTTTAGCTTTACAAATACAAGTAGCACCAACTAATTCTCTCAACGATGAGAAATCAACAAAACCACTAGAACCACTTTTAATACTTTCCATATTAATTTGTCTAGGATAATATTTAAAACTAATAGCACCCGGAGGAGATATAAAAATTATTTTTGTATTATCATATAAAGTTGCATTACGAGTATATGCTAAAAAAGGTACAATAGTAACATCTTTATCATTACCTACATCAAAAGTTATTTCTCTACTTGCATATATAAAATCTGTTGGTTTTTCGCAATTACCAACATAATAATTTTTATAAATCTTATCAGTATTATTATATGGCGAATCATAACAAATTTGAATCCAAAAAGACCAAGCTAAATACAAATCGGTAATTATATCTTCCAGAGTAACATTTGTATTATCATCCACATTTGTATTCTTATATAGAACACAATTAAATTTAGGAGTTGAAGAATAATAAACTTCAACATTAAATAACGTAGGAATAGAAGATTGGAACATATTACTTATTGCTTTACTATTATAGTTTCTAAAATCACCTAATCTATAAGGAGAATTAGCACCACCTTTTGGAAAATGTTTTCCTGAAGCATATACAGTATGCGAATTAGTACTTGCATCTTTATCAATACCTCTAACTCCATATACATTATCAATATAAAGTTCTTTACATGCTTCAATAGCAAAACCTTCTCCTCCATAATTATAACGTAAGTTCTTATAAGTATCCATAGGTATATTCATACCACAACGAACAACACAAGTATATTTATTATATGAAGATGTTACTATTTCCTCAGAGTCTTCTCTAATAGGATATTCTTTAAATTCACCTTTACAACTAATAGGTTTATACTTACTCCATATATTTATATTTTCACTCTTACAAAGAGTAGCAAGGTCATTGCTACTCTCTCCAAGAGCTTGTTTAACATCATCAATGCTAACAGGAGCACTAATAATTCCAGTTTCACTATTGTAAGACATAATCTTTATTTTTTAAATATTCAACTTCAGTTCCTTATTCTGTTACAACTTCTTTGGTAACAACTCGCTCTACTGTTACATTGAACACTAGGCAAGGCAGCTCTATAAGAGCCACCCTGCGTTAATACTCACGATACTTACTCTGCTGCCTCGCTTGCCATATTAGCGGCGATAGCGGAATTAACCTCCTTAATCAATGCTGATACCTCACTGAGCTTGCTCTGCGGAACACCGCTGATGTTGTAGGTCAGTTCGCTGCCGTTGGAGCTAGCGTTGGCATTGCCGAGATAATTACCATTTGCGTCACCATAGATACTCATATTGATGCTCTCAATGTTGCCACCCGTCTTGTCAACATTGTAGGTGATTTCTACTCGATAGCCGCCCTTGGTATAAGTGGCAGCTGTCTGTTCACTTTTCTTGTTAATCTTTAAATTCTCCATTTTCTAATCTAATTTAATGAATTAATATTCTTGTTATCTAATCTCTTCTTGTTGCAGTCTTCCTTATCTCCACTCAATCGCTGAACCTCTGATTCGAGGAAGACCACCCGAGCCTTCAACCTGCTGACCTCATCGCCCACCTGCTCGATAGCACCGAATGCCGTTGCAATCAGCTTCGGAGACCAGTAGTTAATCTTGTAGTAGCCCTTCTCGTCCGTCTCCACGATGTCCTTTAAGTGAGGGTTGCACAAGACGTGCTGAGCAATCCAACCGATAGACCTTGTGTTGTCCTTCTTCCAAGCAAAGCCGAATGTGCCACCCATTGCCTTGATGATACCCAAGTAATCCAGCTTCCGCAAATCCTGCTTCAAGCGGATGTCAGAAGATTGATAAGCTGTAACTCCACCTTTAGCAAGAATGCTATTAGGGAAGTAAGTATTCATATTATAATCGAAATTATATATATGACCTGTATGACCCATAAATCTATCAGTAGGTAATGAATACTTAGTAAAAGAAAATATTCGTATTTGATTTATTACAGTATTACGTAAAGCAGTAGTCTTTTGGTCATGTTTAAATCTAAATCTAATATATCTTTTTTGATCTCTTCCCAAATCACAACCTGCATTACCTTCAGATATATTTATATAATTAACTTGATTCCATCCAGTCACATGTTTAGTATAAGTTCTAACTACAGCACCACTATTATTTAGACATTCTACAGTACAAATAGTATCAATACCATTTGATATATCAACACTAGCAAAATAAACTTGAGAGTAACAATTGTTAGAGATTTCAAAAGTAACCATTAATTCATTCTTTTTTACTTGAGCTAATTTCTCAGCATCATTATTACCAGTGATAACATTATAACCTAAGTAAACTTGAGTTAAACCTGCATTACTAGCATATAGATTAAATTTAGCATCATTACCCATAGGATAATTAGTCCAACTATTACCGCTATCGTTAGAATATTGTACAGTTACTTGATTAACTTGTATACTATCAGTAATAGCAGTAATTCCAGAACATAAAGCATCAGCTGAAACATAACAACTAGTTCCTTTATTATTAAATTCATAATTTGCAGGTAGTATACCTTTATTAGATATTAAACCATCAACTGATAAATTACCATTAATAGTAGCAGCACCTGAATAAATATTTTTAAAATAAGCATTACCATCTTGTCTTATAGACCAAAGACTAGAATTAGTTTGACTACATATATCTTGAGTACATACCCAACCAGAATTATTAGCATTACCTAAATATAAATTACCGCCACTACCTCCAATTCTAGCTCCACTATCAGGAGTTATAGTTGTAATACCTGCAAGTCTAAGTGTACCATTACTTTGTGCACTATTAGCATTAAACACAGAATTATCAGCTATACCAAGATAAATAGTTTTATTAGAATGAGTATATTTAAGTCCAGCCCATTTATTCAAATCCCAAGCAGTTTCACCAAAACGAATAGCCTTACCAGTATTGAATATTACTTGACCTTCAAGAGCACTAATCCAAGCAGGACCAGCATCATTACTTAATATGATAGCTTTATTTTGACCTTTACTTCTAATAGTAGCAGATGAATAAATATCACCAGCAACATGAAGTTTATAAGCAGGAGTATCAGTACTAATACCTACATTTAAATTAGTATCTATACATAATCCCTGTCCAAATCCACTATTATTTGCTCCTAATTCTAATTTTCGTCCAGACCTAGCCCCTAACCAATGAGTGTAAATATATCTACTAGAAGCAGCATTAGAGCCTATGTCATAACTATCATCTACCTTAAAATGTATATTACCAACTTCTGATAAAGAACCACTTACATTACCAGTTCCATCAAAACTTTGACCCCAAATAGTTCTAGGAGTTTGAAGCTTGGTTGCAGAAACAGCAACGTTATTACTAACAGGACTAACTTTATCTGGTAAACTTGTAAGATTTGTACCTTTATGTTCGAAGACAAGATTACCATTATTACCTTTTAATGTTATTCCATAAGAACCTGAGTTCCAAGCTCCTGATTCATAATACACATCATAATAATTATAGTTAGATGATTGTACTGTAGGTAAAACCCAAAGATTACAAGTTCTACCACTTACAACTTTCTTTACTATTGAAATTGAACTTCCTCCATTATTATAAGGATGTTCCGCTGTAGAAATTCTAATTTCTATTTTAGCACTATGATACCTCGTCCTAAAATCTATTTCACAATCAAGTGTAGTATAACCAGTTGAATTTGCTATTCTAAACAAATGAATATACTTATAAGGGGCAGTTCCTGATGTGTAAATTCCATGTCTACCTACTATTCTAGTAAAAGCAGATGCATGTTCACCATCAACAGTATCTGCATTTCCAGCACTACTAGCATAATTAACACTAATGTTCGATATGCTTTTGGTAGTTCCACCAACTGTTATACTAATTCCCTTATCAGAATTAGATAGAGCAGTAAGAAGTCCGTTAGCATGAATACCATCTAATTTGTCAGAATTACCTACAGTAACATTAGCAGGGTTTATGTCTCTAAGAGCTGAACCATCTGATTCCCAAGCAACTAAATGTGAAGTAGAAGTTAGTACACCTGCCCAAGTAACATGAACACCATCAACCTTGTCAGCATTACCTGCACTTGTAGCATAAGCACAACTTCCACTAGAAGTAATATAACCAGTATCATTAGTAAGTTGACTTACTTTTGTAGGTATTTCACTCTTCTTAGCATAATCTGCAAGACTTTGATGAGAAGTAAGATAAGTTCCTAAATCTACAGCAGTTCCACCAGTAGCTGCAATAGTTTTAGTAACACCGTTAATCTTAACACTATGTGTATGACTAGTTGCCGACTTACCACTAAGAAGTGAATCTACACTACTTTTGGTATAATAGTTAGCAAGACTTTGGTGAGAAGTTAAAAATGTAGCACCTTTAGTAAATGTAATACCCTTTCCGCTTTTAGATACAGACGTGATAGCATTCCCACTTCCACTTACAGATATTGCATTAACGTAACCATCAAGTGACTGATGACTAGTTAAGAACGTACTACCTTTAACTACGCTGATAGTAGTACCATTCTTGGTGACAGACGTAACCGCATTACCGCTACCGCTGACAGAAATAGCAGTAGCACTACCACCTTCCAAGCTAGAGATACGAGTATCAAGAGCCTTGATGGAGTAGGCAGAAGCTATCTCAGACAGCGATTCGCTAGTAAGCTTCAAGGCACTTGAATAACTCTTTACACTGCCGTTCAAGCCGCCACCACCGCCCGTGGTAGATGCTCCTGCTCCGTATGCCGTGATACCACCTGTGGCATAGAAGTTAGCCGCTTCCTTTCCGGCAGCGTCCTTGGATAGTCGAAGGGCATTGTTGGCACTATCATACGATAGATAGATTCCACCAATTTTCAAGCTGCCTTCGGTTGTCACGTTACCCGATACGTCAAGATGAGTGAAAGGCTTCTGTGGGTCGATAGATAATACGTTTGCCAGCTTTGTTGTGTCGGTCGTTCCGCTCTTCCATACAGGAGCAAAGAGTGCGAGCTGTACACCAACATTATTCTTGTTGATAATGAAAGATGTCGGGTCTGCGTGCAAAGTACCGTCTGCGTCCCACCAAAGGTTTCCATTTGCGAAATAGCCAGTTCCGTCAAAGCGTAGGAGGGACTTGGCAGCAATTTTCTTCTCTTCCTCTGTTGTCGTGGAGGCTTGCTTGTCGATAGCCTTTCCACCTAACCAAAGGGCGATGCCATTCTCCTTCGTGTTCGCTCCATTGATACCTGCGGTAACATTTCCCTTATCGTTACGTAAGGCTATCAATGTAGAGAGGATAAGACCACCCTTGACTACTGTGTCTCCATCAACAAGAGCAGCCTTGATGTATTCAAGACCTGCCATATTGGTGATGAGCTTAGTATTGAGACCATCAAACAGATTAGACGTGATATAGTTGTTCGCCACACCCAGCTTGTCGTAGAAAGCCTTATAAGCATTCGTGAAGTTGGTGTAATGCTGAGCCGCAGCCGCCTTGATGGCAGCCTTTTCATTGGAATCAGAATCGTTGTATCTTCTTACGATGTCAGAAAGAAAGGTAATGAGTTCATTTTTTGCGCTATCGAGTTTATCCTTAGCTGAAACCAAATCCGTTTTATAGGTCGTGTCTTTACCATCCTTATCCAACAAGAACTTAGAGCCAACAACATTATTATACGACTCAACGGCTGCATTATAATCGTCCTCCAGTCGCTTGCTATCCTGTGCGATAGCCGCAATCTCAGAACTTTCCAAGTAGCCATCAGAGGTAAAAACATCGAAAGCCTTCTTATTGTTAGATACGGTCGTTCCGAGGGTAATCAAATTAGTTTGCGTGTTCTTAATCTCTGCTTGCGCCTTCTCAGCAACTTTCTTTGCTTCCTCTGCCTTCGTGTCATCGGTATACTTGCTAGCCAATTTCCAATCGGCAATATCAAACTCTTCACCTTCTGCCTTGGAGGTGGAACACTTCAAGATTTCATTCTTGTAGGTACTGCCGTCAGAAGGATAAGTGGCATTGACCCACATATCATTCACGTCGTATGGTGGAACTGGCTGAGAGCCGAAGATACGTCCTGTCTCTTATACACATCTGACGCTGCCGACGAAGAGGATAG